TTTCTCTATATTCTTCTAATGTGACGAACCTACCATAATAGTAAGATTTGAATTCATCTGAATCATTTTTTATGATATAGTACTGTTCGTAATCAAGTATACTTATTACATCATAAACCTTACCTGGTGTGATAGAGTCTGTTACTTTGGAGTATAGGTCTGGTCTTAATACAACTTTCATTTAGATACAAAAATAAAAAAGGTTTGGTGGATTTCCAAACCTTTTATGTAATAACTTTTATTTAGAAGTTTTCAGAAAACCACTCTTCAAATGACTCTCTATTTTCTTCTTCATCTGATGCCCCCCAACCTTGTTCACTAAGGTGCTTCCAAACTTTAAATAAATCTTCTTTGGAATAATTTAAGTCAGAAAAGTAATTAGAACCCTTTATAGAAGTTTCAGATTCTTCTTGTGATTCGTTAAATCTTTTAATATTTTTCACATTCCTATTTCTTTTTACTAAAATATATATTAAATCTAATTAATCAAATCACAGTTATCATGGGATGTTAATCTTGATGGGGGATTGTTTGTGAGTTAAGAAACTCTTGGATATAGTATAGGTAGGTAGATTTAGTTTTAGGGGAGTAGTTAAGGTAATTCAGTTTTTGATTACAGATTTCGTAATAGTTGGTTTTTTTCACTTGTTTATTTGGTTAGAAGTGGTAAAATTAGTTAGGTATAGATATATAATAGTTATAAGTAATAAAACAAAAATTATGAGTTTTTTTCAATAATATTGTGTGTTGTTTCATCACATAGATAAGCTTCATTATTATCTGTGTCTATTCCACAAGCATCAATACTATTATCCTTAGCAATCATATAATCATTGTTATTTTTACCAACAATTTTCCTAAACACAACTTCATACTCATAATGTTCTTTTGATAATGTGTCTATCCAATCTTTTAAATCTTTAATTTTCATATTGTATAATTTTTGTTTTACATACTTATAACAACAAATATAAGAAATAAATCTTACTTTGTCTATTTTTTTAATGAAAAGATTTACTTCTCATATTTGTGAACGTTATATTTAATTAATCAAATCATCTAACTTCAATCCCTTTTCTTGGATGATTTCCCAAAACCTTTCATAGACCTTATCAATCAGTTCATAAGATTTATCATCATCTTCCTTTAACTCTCTTTGTAAGGATTTTTTAGTATTGTAAGCAAATTCCCATAGGGCTAGGGCCATATCAGTTGATTTGGCACACCTCATAAATGCCATATTATCATCTGGATCGTTTAAATCAAAGTTAAGTGTTGCTGTTGCCATAATGTTACAAAGATAATAATTTTTTATATTAAATCAAATAGGATACATTTTATTTTCCCAATCTTCTATTAACTTAACTAACCTCAAAAGTTCTTCACCTTCTGATGTACCAGGTAAAGCATCAAAAAGTCCTTCTAACTTTAGAAGAACCTCTTGGTATTCTTTCTCATTCTTTATAAATTCCATAATTTAATTAATCTTTGGTTCTCCACTCAATACATATAGTGAAATAGTCAATTCAGTTTTACGAATGGAATAATAAACAAAAGGTTTTGAATTCTTCGACATTACAACTTCTTCATCTAATTTAAAAACCTTATCAGACTTCATCAAATGACCCCTATAATAAGTCTCCTTGATATCAAAGTTCATACCATCACTCTTTAGTTTTTTCTTTAGAATCCAAATGTTATCTACAAAAACGATTTCACAATTCTTATTATACTCACTAATATTTGGTTTGATGAGACTAATAGCTTGATTGCGATCAAAATCAGTCACATCTAATTCCTCCTCCTCTTCAAATGTTAATTGACCATAAGAGTTAAAACTAAATAAGAAACAAAAAACAAAAAGGATTTTTGATAGGAGGGAGTTAATGTTAATCATATGACAAAGATAACTTATTCAAAACGGAATACCAAATTATATTGAGATTTAATATATAAAAATAAAATCAAATTATGAAAAGGATTTTATTCCTATTGATTTTATCGATAATATACTTTAAAACAGATGCACAAGTAAAATTAAACATCTGGACACAAACAGATAAAGTTGCACAAACCTTAACCACTGATAAATTAGGTCAATTGCCTCAAACGTTTGAATCTAAAATGCCAGATGGATCTACTGTTGTCTATGAAAAGTGGGAAAGACCAACGGTTAATTTCACTACGAGTAGTGGTAAGAAATCTGAATATAAACCACAGGTTTGGAGAGCTAAACAAGGGGCTGGATTAGTATCACTAACAAATAAAGGTTGGATGGGACTTCATCAAACAAGTAACGGCAAATCCTTCTCAATGACTTATAATAAGATAAACCCGGATGGTCCCAAAAAAATTAGATCTGAATGTAATCCATCCGAAGGTACTCAAATAACTCCGCAAAAATTAGATGTCTTTTCGGATTTAAAAACAAACATTCCCAAAATGGGGAAACTAACTCCAGATAAATCTACATCTGAACCACCGACAATTGAGTTAAATAGAGAGGATTTTTATAATCCTGGAGTTGCAATACCAGTTGTTCTGACTTTATATGTTGAGACCAGTTGGAAAATATTTAATTACTTCTACCCAAATGGATCAACAGAAACTCAGTTAGTAGAGGATTGGATAAATTTAATGTATCAAAATGTAAGTTTAGTTTTCGATAGAGAGGGTGTCAATTTACAATTACAAGATGTTCTTATTTGGGACACCCAAGACCCATATGGTATATGGAGTGGTACTTTACCTTCAGCTATGACCAAATTTACAAATTGTAAAAATAATAATTTACCCCGCGCCGCTAATGGTTATTTCAAACAATTGCTACACGATGTCCCAGGTGGGGGAGCAGACGGTATCGCGGATGGTTCTTTTTCTAGAGGTAATGGTTTTACCTTTCCAGCTGGCACAGTCGGAAAAATGTCACAGATTAGCGCAATCAATATCAATTCGGCTGGGCCAGGTGGATATGTTCTACCAGATCCAGTCGGAAGTACTTCTTATTACAATTGGACGGTACAATTGTCCTCACATGAATTAGGACATAATATGGGGTGTTTACATACACACAATTGTGGATTTTGGAGAAATGATCTAAATCAACCAATTGCAAGGATTGATAGTTGTGTACTTGGAGATTTGACCCAATGCCCCCCAATCAAATCACCAAAAGACTATACTATACCGTCGATTATGAGTTATTGTTGGGGTGATGAACCAACACCCCCGTTTGCAAGAGATTTTATTTTACAAAATGGATTTGGTAGATATCCAAGATTTGCTTTAAGATCGAATGTTTATTTTTCTCAATACCCACCAAACATACCCACAGTTTCGACCACCTCGATTGATAATATAACCATCAATTCAGTAAAAGTCAATTCAACATTAACTAATGTTGGTACTTGGCATTACATACAGAGGGGAATCAGATATTGGAAAAGTTCTGAAAGTGTAAATTCTGCAATATTTATTATAGCCAGTGGTGGTGGTTCAAGACAAAACCCAATAACAACTATAGGGGATTATACAATAGATTTACTGAATTTGGTTCCAGGAACTCAATATAATGTTCAATCATTTGCTTCGAATTTCGCTGGAGCTAGCTACGGAAATATACTTTCATTTACAACTCTTCCATCACCTTGCCCACCAGGTACTGGCATACCCACAATCACACTTAACAATAATAATATAATAGGATTTGGTTCCACCAACGTTGGTGGTAATATAACCACAAATGATGGACAATCTTTATTACCACCACCAAGTGCGAATGGTGTATTGTGGAGCTTATATCCCTTTAGTCTGAATAACCCATCAGTCGTGCAAGCGAAATACGAGATAGGTTATACCGGATCACTTGGAACCTTCCCCTATAATATTATATTGAATGATTCTGAATTGGGTGTCGAAAATTCATATTATTACAAAACCTTTGCAACAAGTAATTGCGGGACAGGTTATAGTCAAGATGGTACTATAAATTTTAATGGAATAGGTCAGTGTAATACCCTACCATTAGTAATTGTCAATAATTCATTAGCTAAGTTTCAAGGGTCCACTTATTTTGCGTATACACCTACGATTACGGAAAGAGGATTTGAAATTATTTCAAGTAATGATCTTAGTGGGGGCACTACTGCCACAATTCCATTAGAGGGTCCCTTTGAATACGATTACCAAGTATTTACTCAAGTAGATATGATGTATAGAGCCTTTGTTAAAATTTCAGGTGGAAAAAAATACGGAATTTGGAGGAGGTTCACCCTACAAAATACACCAGGAATACCAACTATATCTACAGCAACAACAACCAATACAATACAATGTTATAATGCTTTAGTCGATATTTCTGTTGGATGTCCCATACCACCTTGTCAGATTATAAACAAAGGAGTGGTTTGGTCCACAAATCCTTTTCCAGATATATCTCTTCCTACAAAAATAGTTTTAAGTAATACCACAGGCAATAGCAAAGTGTTGATAACTGGTCTCCAACCACAAACACAATATTACCAAAGGGGTTTTGTAACGTTTGTTTATCAGGGGAATACCTATACTATCTATACCACAGATAGAGGTAAATTCACTACCAAACCACTCGGAAGTTGCGAAATACAAAATCTGTTAGCCGCAAAAATACCCAATACATCGGGTATCAAAGAATGGAAATTTCAATTTGATCTTAATCCAACTTGTTCAACTTATACCGTGACAGTAAGCCGATATAAAAATTTCAACCCATCTGTTCCACCAGCACCCAACGCTATACCAACTTCTACATCAAATAGATTAGTTAATTATTTACCAACAGTAAATGAAATTAATGCAGGTTTAATTTATCAAACGATGGTACCTCAACCACAATTACCCTCTGGTGTAACAGGTTGTTGGTTTAGTGTCAACGTCAATTGTAACGGTGGATGTACTGGTAGTCAACCAACTAAATATTTCTTCTTTGTTAATAAGCTAGATCCAATAGATTAAATAACCTCCCAAGCATGTAAGATAACTTTCTTGGTCTTTAATACATCTTCATGGTTACCAATCACAACACCATCTTTAATAGTAAAAGCATGTTGTCTAACGGTAACCATGTAAGTTCCTTTAGGAAACCTTTGTAAAAATTGAAACGTGGTCATATTCCTAGTCTTATCACCTACTTGATAACTCATAGAATTCTTTGAATTACCATTACCAAGACGACGAAGTTTCTTACCCCATAACACCTGACCATGAGCAGCCATATTATTCATAATAGGAACAAACCTAGCAGTTCCTTTACGATCTCTACGTATGAATTTTATACCAACAAACTGATGAGCCTCATCATACGAAACCTTAAACGCCGAAGCAAAAGACCTAACAACACAATCATTTGTTTCAAACTTGGCAATCTTGGAATCACTATAACCAATAATGTAAGAAGAAGAGGAAGTAGAGTGGGTGTCAATCATAATACAAAGATAAGAAAATTTATTTAAACCACAAAACTTTTATCACACCCCCTATATAACCCCAACTATGGCAAATGATTGTTGGAATAAAGTCATCATCAAAGGCGATGAGACCACACTTAAAAAAATTATAGAAAAGTTTAATTCATCCGAGAATGGTGTATTCACTATGAATAACTATAAATCCCTATTCAATACCGATGTATCCGATATGGATGAAGATGATTTTGGTTCTAAAAGATTTATCCCAAGTGTTAGTCTACAAGATGGACAATTACTAATCTCCGGTGATTCTGCCTGGTCTCCAGTAATCGGTCTGTTTGAAAGAATTTGTGTTGAATATGGTGTTGAAGCTGAAATGGAATATGATGAAATGGGTTATGATTTTGCCGGTCATATCGTATGGGATACTAAAGGAGTTGAAATTAAAAATGAAGAGTGGACTTATTGGGAAAGACTTTATTTGAATGACCCAGATAATTTTTGGGAAGAAATGGAATGGAGATACGAAAACTATGAAACATTCGATGAACTCTTAGAAAGCCTCGAACTCGATAGATGGAAACCTACTACCACATTCGATAATGAAACGTTGGAAAAACGTTTCAACGAATATCTAAACCAAGATGAATAATCGAAAACCCATCTTAAATTAAGGTGGGTTTTTTTATATGTTTAAAATCAAATATATAAATAAGTGAAACATCTACAATCATTCGATAATTGGGAAACTTTACTAGAAAAAGTTTTACCACCAAAAGGACCCGATATACTCCTACCTGGTCCCAAAGCTAAACAAACTGTAGTTAGTCAAACCAATAAAGAAATCTTAAATAAGATTAATGAATTAGATTTAAACCTACCAGATAATCTAATGAATACAGATAAAAAAGAATGGTTACCAAAAACCAGTTCCTTCTTACAAAAGAATGGTATTGAATTAGAATTACAAATTAAAACCGGTCAAGGTCAAAAAATCGAAGATGTTTTACTACCAACAATGCACCTTAAAATAGGTAAAGATAAATTCGTTAATATTAATACAGATTACTTTGGATTAGAATTTAGTGCACTCGGTGCTAGATTTGGTATTAACTATCGTTATGATGATTTACCAAATATCCGTGGTGGTACCAGAGAAAGACCAGGAGCAAGGAGCATACCCAATACCAAAATCCAAGCTTCTATTGTAATTCCTATTGGTAGATAATTTATACAGACCTACTACCATCTGACTGTAAAGTTCCATCACCATAAAAGTAATCTTCTCTCCCCTTTTGAACCATAGTTCCAAAGTGGAATCCATTATCAAAAAAGTAGTTTGTCCTTTTACTCCAATCCCTTATAGTGTAGTATTGATCATTTATAGTATGAGCTAAAGAAGATCTGATTTTATCACCTGACTTATAGTCATTAATCGGTATAGTAAATAACTCAAATAACTCTGTTCTCTTATTAAAAGGAGTTGTCTTTGTTGCCCACTCATTGAAACCATCCCAACCATCTATTAGATACCATTCTTCTTGTTTAGAAATAAATGATTTACTATCAGTAACATTGGTATAACGAGCCATTGGTATAACTAAATCTAAAACAAAATAATCATCACCATATTTGAAAATACGTATGTAACAACCATAGTCAATATCACCTGTTTTGATTTTAACTTCTAAAATATTTCTATTAGTTTCTCCAAGAACCTGACGATCAAGTATTTCTATTGACCCTATTTCAAAAGGTGTATTATCTTGACAAAGATACCTTTCCACTATTAGTTTAATCCTTCTGATATCTGATTCACTAAATTCTTCTTTACCATAGGTATCTTTTAGTTCAACTCTTATATCATCAAAATCTATATCATCAATTTGATCATACATCCTTCCTTGTAAAATATCATCTAATAAAGATTCATTTAAACGGTTAAATGATTTTAAATATTTCATTTAATATATATAAAGTATGAAACATTTGAAAAAATTTGAAGAACTAGATCCATCTACTTATAGAGATTTAAGAGATAGGACTGCTGATTACCCCTTTTCTCAATTCAAAGCTCAAACCCCAGAAATGAAAGATAGAGCAGAAAAAATGGGAAGAATAAATCAATTAAGTAAGGAAAGATTTACTGATGAATTCTTTTTACAATTCCCTAAAGGAACTACAATCACAGTATGTGATAAAGATAGTCCAAATACTAAAGTAGAATTACTTTTTGAGGATATTGGTTGGAAAGCTAATTGGACTTATTATGATTTATACTTTAAACAACCAAACTCTCCTTTTTATAGAGGGAATGCAGATGTGTTTATTAAATTTAAAGGAGATACGGCAATGCAAGGTAGTGGAGATGCTTATACAATGGAACCTGGTCATAAATTAGGATTTAAAGGTGAGATTATGGTTGATGATAGTTCTAGGGATTTACTTAATTCAATGTTCCAATTTGGTAAGAAAATGGAACCAAAACAAATCGAAGAGCCAAAGGAAGAAGTGACTGAAGAACCAAACAAAGGATTTATATCCAAGATGAAAAATTATTTTAGATGATATGAAACATTTACAAAGATGGGGTAATTTTATCCTCGAGCAATTTAAATATCCAGAATTATATAAAGAAGGTCAGACTTATAAAGGGGTTACTGAGTTTCCAAAAGAAGGGGATGTAAAATATGTTTATATTATATCTTTAGCTGGAGAAGCTGTTGCTAATGTAATAATATTAGATGATAAAGGTAAATTAGATATGGACTATATGCCAAATGATTATTTCGCATTAGAGTGTGTTGTAGATGAAAGGGGACTTAAACCTGAGGTAGTAGCCAAACACATACCAGGTAAATCTCAATTAAAACCAAAACCTAGTGATGTATCAAGAACTAAAGTATTTATAACTGATTTGAAACCTATCAATAAGGAACAAGTCCCTAACCATCAAGAAATCGATAAATTTCTTGCTAAAATGAAACAGGATGCACCTGACAGGAAAACAGGTCTTGAACTAAATCAAGCACCGAAGGTAGGTTTTGATTTTGGTAGAAAGTATGTTAACAGTGACGATACTAAAAATTGATAATTAATCCAATCCTCAATGTCATAAAAAAATCAAAGGCTTTTTCTAATCTACATAAGGATCACCTTGTGTTGCATTAAAGATACATACCAAATGAATTATTACACCTGGTAGGATAAATAACATATATCCAAATATAGTAAAGCAAAACCAAGCAATACCTTCACCTACTGCACCCTTATACATTTGACCAGCTCCTGGTATAATAAAAGAAAGTAAACCAGCAACTCCAGCAGACCATTTAGGCTGTGGTGATGGCACCCAAGCTGGTGTTACACTTGTAAATCCTTTATTAGTATTGTCTAAGAGTTCACCACAATGTTTACATTTGATCGCTTCTAACTTAATTGTTTCAGCACAATAAGGGCAAGATTTTTCAGTAGTTTCCATTTAACAAATATATAAAAAGAATTAGTAAGTTTAAAACTTCTTGGAAATTATATCAGAAATCATCCTACCATCCTCTCTACTCATTCTAACAAGTTCAGAAACTAAATTAGACTTAGTAGAAATCTTATTCATTATCTGCTTCAATGAAGTCTCAGTTAATCCATTGAAGAAACCAAAGTCAAACTTCTGTCCCTTTCTATCAATAAAGTAACCCTTTTCAATTAGTGAGAATAAACACTTTAGCCAAAAGATAGATAATTGATCTTCTACTAATTCCTCCCTTTTAGATTCATCACCTCTTAATACATCTATAAAAGCACCATCATTCATAACACCACTGTTATTATCAATCACTTGATTTAACTTATATAAATTTTCCTTTGGTAACTTACTTACATAATTACCATAAATGGATTCTGGAAATACTTGTGTTACTTTGGATTTGATGGAATCTAATTCGTCAGATGGCGATGCGGGACTTTGCTGTCCTCCACCAAATAAACCACCAAATAACTCTTCGTTGATTTGGAAAGTTGTAAATGATTTTACGTGTTTCATAATTCGATTAAAATTTTATATACTCTATATATATAAAAAAAATTAATTAATCACCATTAGTCATAACCCCATCCTTTAGATGTAATCTTTTACCCCTTTTTAATATAATCCTAACACTCCCATCATCAAGTATCCTTAACTTAGGTTTTAACTGTGGGTTATCTTTAACCCAGTTCTGAGCCATTTCAACATCAGTATATCGACGCTGTGGTGGATCACTCAAAAAATATCTTAGGATAATACCTAAAACTAACCAGATAGATAAACCAATAATAATCCTATTGATTAAAGTTTTATAAAGGGTCAGATACCTTCTAACCCCTATAAGCAAAATAATTGTAAATATTAAACAGTATACCATATTATCCCTCCATCATATATTCCGATATTCCCCTCCACTTCCTAGGAAACTCTTTCCTAATCTTTGAAACCATAATAAGACTTCTCAAGTTTACACTATCCAAATCCTTTTTCTCATTTAAGAAATCTAATGCATCTTGCTTAATTTTCATATCAAGATCTGGTAAAATATCTCTTAATACAAATTGCATCCTTTGGATCTTCTCAGTTCCTGTCATAGATAAATCAACACACAAGGACCTAGATAATACAGCATCATCCATCTGATCCTTATCCTTATTAGAGATAAATATAATACGGCCAGTAAAGTCAAACTGATTAGGATATTCATCAGACTTACCTAATTTAGCCATCCAAGAAATGGTACGCTTATCATATGAGTCAAGTGCTGACTTAAGAATGTTAAGTGAAGTTTTATCTTCTAATACTGAATCACAATCATCAAAGATAATTAGTTTACCATTGTGATCATATAGGGTGTTATACAGTCCACGGGCAGTTGAGTAACCTTTAAATACTACATAGTTATCTCCTTCAGTTAAACCATTCTCTTGAACGGTTTTAATGATGGTGTGGGACTTACCATTACCAGGTCCACCGGTTACAACCAATGAAGGCATAACACGCCTGGTGACAAGGGTGGTTAAATCTTGAAGGATGTCGAAACGTTTGTTAATTGATATTCTCATTAAGACAAAGGTCGGGATTATTAGTGAGAATTCCAAATTAATATATACACCTATGAATATAATTAAAATTATTATGAAATATTTAAAAGAGTTTTTCGGTGACGACAAATATCTAAGTGAGGAATTTAACTTCAAAGATATTTATGAAGCTATTGAATTTATTAAAAAATCCTGTGATGTATTTACAGAATTAGATCATCATCCAGATTACTTTTGTTTAGATGGTAAAACGGTTAAAATAAAAATCACTACACATACTGAAGGTGAAATAACTGATAAAGATATAGAAGTAGTTGATAGGTTAAAACAATTAGTTAAAGAATGTTGTAAACCATATAACCCACATTTTTAATTAAAAAAATAATATATAAAAAAAAGTAATTATTACAATGAAGAATATAAAAGATTTCTTAGGATTTATAAATGAAAGTGCAGAGAGTATTGGTAAGTTCTCTACCCACGCTATCCAAGAGTTTACTGGTAAAGGTTTTACCAAATTAAATGATATGACTTATAAGCATCCTAAAACTGGCATTACTGTAAAGTATAAAGAGTTTACTATCAATGGAAAGAAGTATGATGGTTTTGCTGTTAATGGTAAAGATGGTAAATTAATCTATGAAGGAGCACCTGATGATTGTTGGGAATGGTGGGAAACTTTTGATCCAAACAAACCAGTTAAAGGTAATGTTTCTCAATATATTGACCGTGATACAATCTCATCATTATTATAACAATAAAAAAACCCATCAATTTAGATGGGTTTTTTGTTTAATATGATTTATTAATATTAAGCCAATCCGAAAGATTTCAATACTGCAACAACACCACTGATTACTTTCTGAGGATCTTTCACACCAGTGTAATTAACTGTAATCAATTGACCTGTACCACCATTGTTATCAATCTTAGGAAAATTAAATGGTTTTAATGCTGTCATCACAGCTTCCATTTCTTCTCTTTTCTTTACAGTTATCATAAAGTTCTGTGAATAACTATCCACAGATAATCCAACACTACCAGAACCCATACTACTACCTCTACCAGCATGTGTTCCCCAGTTAAGAGAAGCTCTACCGATTTCAGTATCATAGTCCTTCCACATAAGTTTCTTTGGTTTTCCTACACCAGATAGACCAGACCAGATTTGGTTCCATAAAGGATTAGTAGATGTATCTACTTCTATTGTACCACTACTCTCTGGCTTATTTGTAATGTCGGTTAGATAATCCATCATCTCTTGTTCAGTTGACTCTACGATGAAGTTATTGAATGATTTTAAATTCTTCATATTGATTGTTAATTTTGTTGAATATATTTTCTTATATATTTGTTTTTCTTTTTTATTTTCCTTATCTTTGTTATGTCATTGAAACACTGTGACAGAAGCCAGAGAAAATGGAAGGTTAATCGAAAGTGGCACGCTTTTATTTTTCAAAAAAAAGGGCGTGCTCTCTGCGTCCATCTTGGGTTTGCTCCCCACCACATTTTTGAACCGACTAAAAATTTGAACCAATACAAAGGTACGATAATTTTTTAAAAGAACAAAATAAATATATAAAAAAACCAAAATTTTTATATGAAGACCTTACAGTCCTACCGTGGATTTTTAATCAATGAACAAACCAAGTCTGGTGATTTTAATTCTTTGCCAGGAACCTCTGATAATATCAAAGCTTTAGCTGAACATATTAAGACTGGTATGAAAAATAAACCAGCAACAATCAAATTGAATTTATCTCTACCACCAAATCTTACTAAAGACCAAAGTTCGGTAGATTATATCTTATCAATCGAAGGTGTTGGATATAGTAAGGATAAAGGTGTTCCTTGTATCTTCTTTCCTTTGAAGTTTTCAAAGCCTTCTGGTGGTGGTGAATTACCTGATGTAATAAAAGAGTCTAAACCTGCAATCACTGTAAAGATAGGTGATAAGAATTTCTCTCAAGATGATTGGTCGAAGAATAAAAAGTTATTCAGTTTTACATTTCGTTTAGAAAATGATCAAGACTATAGACAATATCCTGGTGATAAAGCTTGTGAAGGATTATTTAAATTAATGTTAGATAAGAAAATATTCGAAGATATTGGTAAAGGAGGTGATGATAATGAGGAAGGTACTAAAGGTGAAGGAGGTGCATCCAAAGAAAAATCGAAAGATAGTAATCAGGCTATTTTGAATTATGTTGAACAAATCTTCACAAAATATAAAATTAAACCAGAAAACATTAAATGGGGAATGAGTGAAGGTAAAAGGGTTTGTACCCTCCGTCTAACTACAGAAAGAGGTTTATTATCAAATGCTGAAGGAGATATACTCATAATGGTATCAGAAAAGCCATCTGTTTTAAAGATAAATTTAAATGGTGTAGTAAAACCTTGTAGTGTTATCTTCCGTCGTAGATATAATAATGAAGGCTTATTTAAGAAAGTATTTGGTGAAAAATTCGTAGATGAGAAATTTAAAAGTGAAGAAGTATTTCCACTGTCGGATAAACAATCAAAGAAAGCAGATCAAATTATTGCAAGTGCAGGAATAGATAGTTTAGTATGGAAAACAGTACAAAACAGAAAAGTATTTAATGTACAACTTCCTTTCGGACCAAATGATAGTGAACCTAAGATGGGATATACTGTTGTATCAATGGATGATTTAGATTTAGCACAAATTGAAAAAATCATTAAAGTATTAGATAAAAATTAATACCATTTTAATATATAAAACAAATCAACTAAAGTAATGAATAGGATTGTCACATTTAATAATTTTTCAATAAAAGAACAAATGAATTATGATGATGATTCAGAAAAGGCTATTAAGAAAGAAGAAATAAAGAAAATTGAAAATACTGATTCGTTAGATGAGTTTGCTAAAAGAATTCAAAGTGCTAAAAATGGCGGAGTAATTAAAGTTGGGAAGTATTTATTTAAAGTAAAGCAATTAGAAGATAGTGATACATTAGACATTTATTATACAAATATTGATATTAGGAATAATCAGAAATTAAGAAAGCCAATGAATCCAACAAAGGTTCAAAGGAATAAGTTAGCAGTTATTTTAGAATTAGAATATTGGGGATTATCTGAAGGTGGTGAATTAACACCAGACTATAACAATAAAACCCCTTATTTATTTATTACAAATCCAGGTAAAAGAGAATCAAAGATTTATTTATCAACGAATAATGTAAAGGATGTTTATGAAGATAGTACAAATACATTAATTAATTTAGAAGAAACTCAAAAAGAACTTTACGAGAAATTACGTGATTTAATGTTAAGATATAATTTAATTAAAGATATATCAGCTAAATATGATTTATCAAAAGCTGATGGACCAAATCAATCCGATAAAGTAGCTTAATCTATGAATAATATTAAAGACTTCAATAAATTCTTCGAAGCTGATGTTTATGATATTTCAGATGAAGTATCATCAAGAATGCTTAGTCAACCAAAAATTAAAGAAGATAGATATTTTGTAGTCCATCACACTGGAGGTCTTGGATCAGCTAGTCAAGTTGTAAAAATATTAAACAAACGTGAAAGAAGTGTACAGTGGGTTGTAGATATAGAAGGTCGTATCTTTAAGACTTTACCGACTGGTATGAAGGGAGTTCATGTTGGACGTAAAAAACAACACGATAAAATGCCAGGAATTGCTGGTAATAGTGAATCACAAGGAGTTGAAGTTATAGGTAAAAATGATGCTGATATTAAACAAAGAATGCAAAGTGATATTCGTCAATATGGATATCCAAGACAAGCAGAAGCAGTTAGACAAATTATTAAATATTTAGGTTATAATAAAGGTGATATTTATTCACACGGTGATTTATCTAAAAATAAAGCGGATGACGAAGGATATACAATCAAAAACTGGGTTTTAGCTAATTGGGATAAAGAAGTAGATTTGTCTGGTTTTAGTAAAATATCTTCTACACCACCAAGACAAAGTAGTTCTACACCTAAACAAGAAACACCCACACAAGATAAAGGTTCATCATCAAGTATATCTATAAGTCAAAACTATGGTAAAGGAAGGAAATTTGGTGAAACTGAACAACGTAAATACGAAACATATAAGTTTAATTCAAAAGTATATTGGGGAGTATATGATATTGATAGAGGTGGATTTCTAGCCAGAAGTTCTAACTCTGATCAATTAGTTTATGCAGCATCTGTATCTAAAGCAGTTACTGGTGCTTGTGCTGTTAATGTTAATGGTGGAACTTTACCAACAAAAGAAGATATGAATAAATTAACCAGATTTTTAGTTAAATCAAATAATAAGGTATGGAGATCTATAACTAGATTAGCTGGTGGAGGAGATTATATTAATAAGTGGGCACAAAAAATGGGTTGGAATATGTTACCTGGTAATTATTGTAAAGTAAGACCAGCTAAAAACAATAGTATATCAGCTGCTGGTATGTGTTTATTTTGGAGAGATGTTTTAAATAATAAATTCACAGGAGCACCTATTATACAAAAACTATCTGGAGCTTGTAGGACCAGTGGAACTAGATCTAAAGTTTATACACCTAGTGATTGTAAGATAGGAGGGAAGACTGGTTTATATGAACAATATATGCACGATTCAGCTTGGATAATAGCTCCGAATGGTAGAAGATATGCAATCGTTGTTTTAACTGAATTAGCTTCGGCTTCGATAGTTGCAACAATGTTTGGTGGTCTTTATAGAGAATATTGTGTACCAAGCTTAAATGCTAAAATCAGTAAGATATCACCAAAAGATACTGCTGTTAAACAAGGGAGTAGTCTTGGTAGTAGTGGAAAACTTCCGATAGTTTTGATAGGTGGTTTAGATAATAGACCTGGTGATTATAATATCAAAGAACAAGCTAAATTACTTAAAACATCCCTACTAGTTGGACAAAAGATATTTGCTTTCAGATATGTAAATCATGATAATGCTGTAGAAAAGATCAAACAACTTGGAGGTGATTGTCATGTAGTTGTTTTCTCTAAAGGAGGTGATTGGTCTGATGATTGTGCCAGTGCAATTAAGGATAAAACAAAGATGTATATTGTAGAACCATATGGAGCTGGTTCAACTGCTAAGAACAGTGTTACAACGGCAGTTAAATTAGGTGTACCACCACAGAATGTGATTGTAGGTTCATCTGCCGGTACTGGTGATGGTATAGTCAATGGTGCTAGTAAAACCCCAAGAGAAGAAGAATATAAAGCTCCGAATGGGTCATATCACTTCGGTGCATTGAAGTGGGTTAGTAAGGTTATAAGTAAGTTATAATCAGATAGCATCCCAAACCGAACCCATAACTTGATCAAAAAAAGCAGTATCTGATTGACTTAAAATATATGTTAAGTCACTACCCCCACTGCCAGTCACACGTGTTTTATAACCCATTGATTTCGTGAAATTATTCTGAACTTGAAACAGTTTATCTGTAAAATCATCTAATTGTTGTTTGGATAATTTTCTATCAATGTTTAATAAACCGATTTTATCAAATATATTTTGATAGATACCATATATTATACCTTTCAAATCACCAGGATTGAATTCTTCATTTTTCCTTGCAAGTGTTAGAAAATTCTGACGGTTTTTAAATTTAATCGTCATTGCAGCACCCATAGACTTACGTTTAATAAAACCAATACTAGATATTTGTTTTGTTATGTGATCTAATATTAACTTACGAAGAGTATCTAAAGAACCCTTTGAATTGAAAGCTTGAGCATTGATCTCTTGGAAAACTAAAGGAACCCATTTTACAGATAAATCTTTTACTAATCCATCTAAAGCTTTATCAATGTCTGGACCACCAATTTTATCACTTGCTTGTTTCAAATTTTCAATACTACCTCGAACAGAATACTCAAGGTTATCAGCAAAATTATCAATAAAAAGCCTACTTATATTATTAGGTGTAGTCCAATTCATTAAACTTGTAGTTGCTTCTTCATTTACATTGAAGGTGTTATAGTTAGTTATATAATTCATAACCATATATATTATATCATAATAACAATCAATCACTAAACCACCACCCACACCTACTACGTGGGAATCCATTGAAGATGTTGATCAACATAATAAATAAACCTAAATACCCCTTAATTCTTTCAGAAAGATATCACCAGTCAGATGATTATATTAAATGATACCAAGTGTCATATTGACAAAATAATCAACCTGTGAGTTTTTTTAAATGAATTTGGTTTTTCGATTTAGATATATAAATTACTCTTATATAAAAAATCATAATTATTATATATGGCATTAATTACAAGAGAAACTGGACCTAGCGCAAAGGGAAGTGCCTTATCTTTTGCAGAAATGGATAATAATCTAATCTATTTAGAATCCCTAACATCATTAAATTTAATACCAGCTCTCGATAATACTTATACATTAGGTACTAGTGCTTCTAGATGGAAAAGTATTAGTGTTGGTCCTGGAACTATCAATATCACAGATCAAACTCTTCTTACCGAAACAAGTCTAACCGTAAACAATGGAGTATTACAAGTCAATGGAGCTAATCAGCTTCAAGTAGGTCAGTTAAAATTTGTTGATAATACAATAGAATCAACATCTGGTGGTATTAATATCCAAATTGGTCTTACTGGATCCACTGCTAGTTTACTTCTAAATCGTAATGTTGTATTAGCTTCTGGTAAAACCCTTACATTTGCAGATGGATCAGTTCAATCAACTGCACCAGGTGTTATAGAAAAATACACTCCAACAAGTGCAACAGACTCATACGGTTTAACTGGATCACTAGTTAGAGATGATGAAAATATATATGTTAGAACTGATTTTTATGGGTGGAGACCTATAGCATTTAATAACACTTATGGTTCTTTTTTCGATACAACTACCCAATCAAATCCAATAGCATCTACAGCAATGCCTATAAATATAAACACAACATCAAAGGCTTCAGGTGTTAGTATACAGAGTAGTAACAGAATAAGAGTAGATCATGATGGTGTATACAATATACAATTTATTTTACAATTAATGAAAACTGGTCCTGGTAATAGTGATGCTGATATATGGTTAAGATATAATGGGGTTGATGTACCTTGGTCTAATACAGTAGTAACTATTATAGGAAATAATGGAAAAGGTGTAGTATCTTGGAACCTTGTTCAAACCATGACAGCTAGTTCTTATTGTCAAATAGTTTGGTCTTCTGCTGATACAGGAGTGAGTATATATGCAATTGGAACACAGTCTACTCCAACAAGACCAGCAACACCATCAGTTATATTAACAATAGATAAAATTTCACCAATTACAACAATTTAATAGTATTTTTGTAAGTGTGGATAAAAAGTGAGAATTATTTAGTTCTCACTTTTTTTATATCTTTCACCAAACCACCACCCAGTCACAACCTAACACACCCTTTGGAACATCCTTGTACGTCTCTGTAATAATCTCACCACCTACTAAATAACATACCTCTAAAGCTAACTTAGATGATGGGGTTCGGAATGTCTGAACTCCATCAATTTCTTTATAACAATCCGTATCAAGTAACCCAGTCAATATGTCATAGGGTGGAAACTCTTGGAAATATCTATTAGTAGATAATCCGTGTGATAAGAGAAAATTCACCATTTTGATTGATTGGATTTTTATCTGAAATTTACCTAATTCTGAATTTTTAATGGGGTAATCTGACCCAATTTTAGATTGGATTTTTTGGAGTGTCAATTGGTCAGACCTTATATAAATTGTCTGAAAGTCGTGGATAAAAGAAGTCCCTATGACTTGTCCAAAGGTGTGTAAATTGTCTGAATTAATCTGACTAAAGTAATCCTCATTTAATTTATTCTTACGGTTACGACAAGCGTGAGAGCAATACCGCTGATTTAAAGTGGTGACAAGCCATTTGTTTTTTACAGTGAAATCCTTACCACAAGTTTGACAGGTTATATGATATTGAGCCATATGCTATTTGACAAATGGTATATATTCTGGTGATAGGGTCCACCATTTAACCAATCAACACTCTTAAAATTTTCAAAATTTTCAACATTTTATTTTTATTTGATAGAATTATGTAATACATTTGTATGATGATGAACCCCAACAACCTAGAGAACTCCACCAAATCGTTTCGTACTATTCAATCTTTGATTGAGAATGGTGATATTAAGATACCTCAATTTCAGAGGGAATTTGTTTGGAAGGTAGATGATTCTGCCAGGCTAATTGATTCAATTTTAAAGAATTATCCTATTGGTAATTTTATATTTTGGAGAACGGACCAACAGCTTCGTAGTATTAGGGACATTGGTAATATGGTATTTCCGATTAAGTCTGAGGGTGAGAGGGTTGATTACATTTTGGATGGTCAGCAGAGGATTACGTCGTTATATGCTTCATTCAAAGGATTAGAGATTAAGGATAAGAAGAAGATAAAAGATTTCCGAAAGATATGGATTGATTTAGATTCTACATATGATGATAGGATAGTTGTAACTGATCCAAACAGACCGAACAAGATATCATTAATTGATTTGATTAATCATAAGTGGGATGTTGGTGTTGATTATATTGATAAGGTTAGGACTTATTATGAATCGTTGATAGGGTTTCAATTTCCTATTACGTCTATACTTAATTCACCTACTAGTGTAGCTACTGATATATTTACTAGGTTGAATGTAGGGGGTAAGAAATTAGGGCCATTTGAGATTATGTGTGCTTCTACGTATGATGGTGATTTAGGATTTGATTTACAGGAGAAGTTTGAAGAATTAAATAGGGATTTAAAGGAATCTAATTATTCTATAAGTGACTCACAGGTGTTACAATTAGTCTCTATTCTTTTAACACATAGGGAAGGTGTATTAGGTGGGTGTACTAATAAGTTCATTTTGAATTTGAATAAGTCGGACTTTATTGGTATCTGGCAGGAGGCTGTGATTAGTATTAAGTCTGCTGTTGATTATATGAGATTAAATTTGTGTCCTACTGACAGGTTACTTCCTTATCCACCTACGTTGGTATTATTTGCTTATTTCTTCAATAAGAATAAGTTAAAGGTTATGACTACGGATCAGAAGATGTATTTAGATGATTTATTTTGGAGGATTTCGATGGGTGGTAGATATTCATCTAGTTTAGAGAGTAAGTTGATGCAGGATATTTTAAAAGTGGATAAGATAGTAAATCATGTATTGCCTCAGTATGAGTGGACTGTTGACATTGATGTTGATTACATTATCAATAATGGGGAGTTCAATAAGAACAGTAGTTTTACGAAAGCTTGGATTTGTTTATTGAGTTTACTTGGTCCGAGGTCGTTTAAGAATAACAGTTTAGTGGTTGTGGATGGGAATTGGCAGTTATCGAAGAATTCGCCGAATTTACATCATTTTTTTCCTAGGAGGTATTTGAGTAGGGTTGGTTGTTTAGATTCACCGGATCACATTTTGAATATGACAATTATTGATGATAGTTTAAATAAGAGTATATCTGACAAGGAGCCGAGTTTGTATATAAAGAAGTTATCTGATGATAATAGTTTATTGATTGAGACTTTAAGAACTCATTTGATTGGTGGTTTTGATAGGTTTGGGATTTTGGAGAATGATTACATTAAATTCAAGAGGGAGAGGGCTAGGTTATTTTCCAATGAATTTAACAAGAGGATTATTTTTCAAATGACTGGTAATGAGCCGCAGGATATTGAGGAGTTTATTGATGATGAATTAGTTGATCAGGATTAATGAAAAAAAATTTATCAAAATAAATTTGGATCCTCTACAACTTTAGTATATCTTTGTATTATGAAAACGACACACATCCTCACCATCCTCCTCTCTGTAGTTATTTGTTCTACTTCTTTTGGTCGTGATAACGACACTACCAAGAAGTCCAAGGTTGTCAAAAAGGCGACTGTTGTAAATCACAAGGTTGTATCCGCTAAGAATTGTGGTTTTATTGTTGACCAGGGTGTTAATATTATCACTGAGACCTTTTGGGTAGATGTAAAGAATGATAGTACTGGTAATGTTCGTACGTTTGAGCTTCCTCGTAAGGAGTGGTTTTCCATCAATATGGATGCTAAGTTTTGTGTAGATAGTGTTAAGGTTTGGTAATGAGGAGGCGGGTGTTGGTATATTGGTTACGGTATAAGAGATTAGATCTTGGTTATAGGGATTTTATTTCTTTAATCGTAATCAATTTTTTATTTAGTTTAGTATTAGGTTGGGAATAGAATAGGTAAAAAAATTTTTTTTAAAAACATCAGAATAATAAGAATATGTTACAAACAATCATACCAAAATTAGAATCTTCATTAAATGAAAAAGATACAGAGAATATATGGAGGGAAACTGTAAGTGGTTTTTTTCCTACAGGTATTATAACATCACCTTTTAATACTGATGGTTATTTAGAAACATCAGATGGGAAGATTTCGATTTTATTTGAGTTCAAGTTTCAAGAGAATTTAAAGTCAAAATTATCACAGGTAAATATTTTATCGCAGACTTTATATTATTTAAAGAAGTTTGAAGTAAATGGTAGGAAGTTACCTAAGGTGATATTGATAGCCGATAAGAATGAGTGTTTTGTTATTCACACTAATCCACTTGTTAAGTATTTATCATATGATTTAAATTGGAATGTAGCTGCTTCAACTGCATTTAAGACGAATACTGATTTAATTCAGGATATGTTAGGTGATATGGATATTAATCCGTTTGTATTTGATATTGTAGAGGGGTTTAATTTCCGTGCTATTGAGAATAAGATAGTAGATTTATCTGAAAGGGTTGTTAGGTTAATTAAAGTTACGGAGCACAACATTACCAATGTTTATGAATATTTTTGTAATAATGTATTAGGTAAGAATGCATTAAGTGTTAATGAAACGGCTAATTTATTTGTTAATTTGATTATTAATCCTGGTGAGAACTATTTACATCCTAAAAGAAAGAACATATTAGTCACTAAATCATTTGGTGATGTATATGTTATTACAGATAAGTATTTATCTTTCTTTTCACATTTTGATGGGGAGCAATATTCTATACGTGAGAAGGAGGCATTAACTGCGATTGTTGATAGGATTGTAGAGGATGAAACTCGTCGTAGGAAGGGTGAATTCTTTACACCTACTATATGGGTAGATGAGGCTCATAAGATGATTTCAGAAGTCTTTGGGGAAAATTGGAAGGAGGAGTATGTGGTATGGGACCCTGCTTCGGGTACATTGAATTTAACTAGGGACTATAGGTTTAAGGAATTATATTGTTCTACGATTGAGGATAGTGATTTAAAGACAGCTGATCAGATGAAATATAACCCTGAATCGGTGAAGTTTCAATATGATTTTTTAAATGATTCATGGGATAAATTACCACAAAAACTTAAAGATATGATTTCTGATGGTAAAGAGATAATAATTCTAATGAATCCTCCATATGCTAGTTCAGGTACAATGAATGAAAATCTTGTAAAAACTGGCATCACTGAAACTTCAATTGCTATTGAAATGAAAAATAACGAACTCGGTAAGGTTTCACAAGAAATGTACACTCAATTTATTTATAAGTGTATGAAGATGGGTTGTCACATTTGTCTATTTTCGAAGCCTATGTTTATCACTTCACCATCGTTTAAAAATTTAAGAAGGAGATTATTTTCGGATTATGATTTTCAGAAAGGATTTATGTTGGATGCAAGTGAGTTTGCTGATGTAAAATCATGGGGTCTCACTTTTTCTATATTGACCAACAGAAAGTTTTTTGATGGAGTTAAAAATAGAAAAACTTTCCCCTTTGAACTTTTGAGTAATAAAAATTTCACTATACAAAAAATAGGTGATAGAAATTTATACAATGTTGATGATATTGAAACCGGTCAAGAATGGGTAAAAAAATCAACTAAAAACATTAGAACTTATGATTTACCCCAATTGAAATCTGCTTTAGAAGTTAAGCAGAGTGGGTATGGGAGGAATGTTCATAATTCGCTGGGGTATATGTACTCTGATAGTAATAATGTATATAAAAATTCTCAAGGTGTGTGTATCGTTTCGTCTGTATTTAGCCATGGACATGGTGTACCAGTGACCAGATCGAACATTCTAAATGTCACATCTTTTTTTTCAGCTAGAAAACTAATTGATTTTACTTGGCAGGGTCAATATGATGAATATTTAGCACCCGATGAAACTCACCAATTTTGGGATCAATTTAAATATGATTCTTTAGTACACAGCCTTTTCAACAACCATTCTCAACAGTCTTCCCTTAGACAGATTAACTATAAGGATAAGCTATGGGATATTAAGAATGAGTTCTTTTGGATGTCTAAAGATGAAATGATGTCACTTGCAGAGTCGAAGTATTTTGATGATGTTTATCGTGATGCTAAATCCTCTGATGAAAGGTATGTATATAAACTTCTATTCAAAGATGGAATATATGAGAAACTTTCACCTGACGCTAAGGAAGTATTGGATATGGCTTCTGCACTTGTTGTAAAAACATTTGATATGAGAAAGGTTTTGAATGAAGAAAAGCCAGAATTTCATTTAAATACTTGGGATGCTGGTTGGTATCAGATTAAGTTAGTCTTGAAATTATTTTTCCAAGATGATTTGAGAGAATTTACTAAAAAGTACAAGGAGTTTGAAGATAGGATGCGTCCTTTGGTATATGAACTCGGTTTTTTGAGGAAGTAAAAAAATATAAGAATGAATAAACTAGTAACTTTAATTCTAGGGATAATGGTACTCACTAGTTGTGGGTTAGAAAAGTTGAATTTAAAATCAGATAATTTTTCTTATCGTAAAAAGGTTAATGGTGAATGGACAAATTTTACAGATTGGGAGCCAATTAATGTAAAAGTTGAGATAAAGAAAATTCCTTTCAGTGGATTTATTCGTGATGATAGTGGTAGGGTTAATATTAATAAATGTAAATTTATTATTTATGATAATCCCAAGATATCATTAAGAGTAGTTGAGAAAAATGAGGAGATACAAGAAATGGATGAAGAGATTGTATCATTCAATTGTGTGGATAGTCATGGTGAGAAATGTCGTCTTATACTTCTTGATAGGGGTGAATCTATTTATGCTATTATTTATTATGATAACTTAAATCTTAGATATAACATAATAGAGGTAAAGTAATGAGTTATGATTTTTATTTAAAAAAAGAAACCCACTAATTCAAAGTCTTAGTGGGTTTTTTCTTATATATAAGTTAATAATTAAATTAACACTGATGTCATTTTTTAACATATTCAATAGATTTAAATCTAAGAAACAACAAGATATACCTTTTGATGAATTACATGATTTTGAGGAGGTGTTACCTATTGAGGTGTTACCTATTGAGGAGTTACCTATTGAGGAGTTAGCTCCGACACCAGAAGAAGGCCCGATTATAGAGGAGACACAACTACAGGATCCTATACAAGAGGAAGTTGTTGAGGAACCTGTAGAAAATCCATTAGATGAAATTCCAGAACTTCCGAATGAGGATAATAAATGGATTCCGATGGGGGAGGTAATGGACAATTTAAAATCTAAATTAAAGTCTGGTTATGAGAAATATGATTTAACTTCATTTTTAGATTTTGATTATGAGAAAGAAGGTCAGATGGATGGGTATCATATACATTCTTCAGAGTTTTTAAAGAAGAAGAAACAACACTTGATCTCGGAATTTCAAAGGCTCATTGAAAAGAGAGTAGATGAATTAAAAGATGAAAGATTAAATTGTAAAAACCTTGTGATTGATATGAAGGGTTTATCTGATCAATTAGTTGAGAAGTTTCAGTTAAGGATTGAATTATGTAATGAGTATATTGAGGATTTACATAATGAGAAATCATTATCAAATTCTGCTACTGGTTTAATTCGTTCTGTTTTAACTGATTATGAAGTTGGTTGGGATAAGGGTATGAGTGATTATTTAACTGATCATTATTTTTTAAATCCATTAAAAAGGTTATAAGGTGTTAAAGTTTTGGTCGATATTAATTGGGAAGGATTGGGAAGTTGTCAAGACTTACAGACAATCCTCACAGGATAAGATTAAATTATTCGGTAGTATCTTATTAATACCTGTAGTTTTATGGGGATTAAATGGTTATTTAATGTCAAGGGAAATATTTGAAAGTAGTATTACTTCATCTATTTTAGTTGGTTTAGTTTTAAGTTTTATTATTTACTTAATTGAGCGTTCGATTATATTAGCTCAATCTAATCCAGTGATTAATCGTTTAAGGATATTACTTGGTTTAATTGTTGCCATATTAGGATCACTTACGATGGATGAAGTTATATTTAAGAATGACATTGACAATATGATGCAAGTGTATAAGGTTGAGGTGGTGGATAGTGAGACTGCTAAGTGGGATACTTTATATGTTGGTAGAATTGACTCTATTTCAAGGATTGTAAATTACAAATCTCAGGTGTATAAACAGAGGAGTGATGAATATTATTTAGAGATTGAGGGTAAGGCTAACAGTAGAGTTGGTGGTGATGGTCCGATGGCTAAAAGAAAATTAGAAATAATGAATAGGGCTTATGAGGATTTGAAATCTGATCAAGATGTTTTGAAAAAGATTGAGGAGGAGTATAGATCAAACAGAGAATTTGCTAAAAAGGATAGTAGGGAAACTTTCAATGATAAGGGATTATTAATGAGGATGAAAGCTTTATTTAGGTTAATACTAAGTGATTGGGTTTCTTTTATTGTTTTTTTACTTTACTTTTTACTTGTTTTGATTATGGAGACACTAGTTATCATTATGAAAAAATTTACTCCAATGTCACCCGATGAAGAGTTAGAAAAGATGGGTGATGATTTGATGGTGGCTAAATGGAGAAAGATACTACAAGAAAGAAAAGATAACTATGAGCTTTAATTTTTCGACAAAAAAAAATTAATATATAAGGATAGAAAAAAATTCAAGTTTATGAAACATCTTAACAACTATTATAAATTTTTTACTCTTTTAAAAGAGCAAGCAACTGCTGGTCCTGAGGCAATTGCGGCTGGTGCTGCAAAACCAGATGTGATGCCTCAATGGTTTGAAGATGGATTTTACGGTGAGGGTAAGGGTAGAAAGTTTGGTGCTAAGAATATGAGAGATGCTTGGAATGTAGCTGCTAGGTACATATATGTAAATAAGATCAACCCACAAAATATGAAGGAGTTACAAATTCATATGTGGAAGAACATTAACATGAAGGCAGGTTCTGAAGATGATCCAAAGACTGTTTTACAATTACTTAATGGTGTTAGGACTAAGGGTGGTAAGCCAGCATTAACTGAGAAAGATGTCAATAAATTTGCTGATGGTAAATTTGGTACACAGACACTAGAGGTTATTGCTACTTTATTGGTTAACAATGACAAGACACCAGAAGCGGTTAGGGAGGATCCCAAAATTCAAGACAAGGCATTAGTTGATCCACAACCGGACCCAGCTGAAGAAAAATTAGACGGTGGTGAGACTAAGACTGAAACACCTGCTGCACAAGTTAAAAAGGAAGAGCAATCAGCTGAAAAACCTGCTCAAGGTTCCAAGGTAGATATGCAGAAAGTAGAGGACGAGGGAAAGACTGGATTAACACCAGATAAACTCAAAGCAAAAGCTGAGACCATTATTCGTGATAGTTTCATACCTGATGCATCGGAAAAGAGTGATAAGTTCAAGATGGGTGCTAATAAACCAGGTGCTAGAATTGTTTACAAAGACAAAGGAGAGAGTAAAATTGAACCAGAAGAATTAGCTGTTCTTGATGAGTACTTCGGTCAAGATGGTTTTGTAAGGGTGAAAACCAAGGAAAAGAGATATGGTACAAAGTATGTTTGGGTTAAAAAGTTAAGAAAACAGACAGAAGAAACTCCACAGACTGACGCTAAGCCTGTTGCTAAGCCAGCAGGAGCTCAAACTGCTAAAGCTGGACAGGCACAGGGTGGTCAGGTAGCAGCACAAGGTGGTGGACAAGACACTGATTTCTAATCAAAAGACGATTATATCGTCATCACTTGAAATTGTAGATGATACTGTTGGTGTGGATGTTTTTCCACTAACAGTTTCCAACCATACTCGTCTATTTTGTTGCTCCATGTCTGGTGTTTCACAAAATTCCTTGTGATTTTTCTCGATCTCTTGTGGTGTTCTAGCACCGTAGTGTCTTCTATCAAGTACATCGGTTGCTTTACAATTATTTTGAAGTGATGTCCAATCATCAAAATATTCCCAACTTCCTTTTTTTCCATCTGGTCCTTCTTTAGCATACCAAACACCATCTTTAACACAATAGATATATGGATCAGGTGAGTAAGAATAAACTTTAACAGTTTCTTCACCGAATTTATCTGTGGTTGTTGGTTGGGTTAACTCTGGTTCTACTTCATCGATTTTAACAGTATCTATATTAATAGGTTGACCTGATTCAAAGTCAATATCAGACTTTGGATAACCTGGTATACTCAAATGACCAGCATTATAATAAGCTTGTAACTTGGGATAGCTTTCAACATCTTTTTCTGTCCAATTGTTCTGATCCCAAATCTTCAATTCTTGTCTTGCTAATTCAACTGCTTTGTTTGCTACTGTTTCACTTTTTGGACGAAGTACAACGAAGTAACTACTATCACTCAATATACCATTATCTAATTTGATTTTAGCTTCTTTAACTGTATTGGATAAATTACCACCTATTCCATAAGCTACATCATTTAAAACAGTCGTTATTATATCTCCGTGAGATTTACCCTTATAAATCTTATTAGAGAATACTTGTTGATTTCCCTCTCTGTTTTTGACAGTTATATCACCAACCTTCAATGGTGTCTTGGATGGATCCAAAACTTCCCATCCAGGATTACTTCTCAGTAGTTGTGCATATTTTGTGTGTGCGGAAGCTCTAGGAAAACTCGGGTCTACTAACTTATAAACATATGATATAAAACTAGCGCTCCAAGCTGTTTCTCTTATATAGGATTCTGCGGAGGACTCGAATACTTTATTCTTCTGTGTCCATTTTTTATAGTTTACTTCTATTCTTCTCATGTATGTTTTTATATATTATAAATTACTAAACTAAATTTGGTTGGTGTAATAGAATTTACTATATTTATGTTATGAATTCAAACGATATACAATCTCTACTCATTAGTGAGAATAACATACACAATCTTCGGTATATTCCCAATGATGATTGGAATGTCAAAAAACTACTTGGTGTAAACATTGATCAATCACAAGCTATCAGATTTGGTTCTGTTTTCCAACAGTTCATCAAAGATTTGGTCAAAGCCTGCGGTGGGCAAATCATCGAAGAAAGTTTTCTTGATGTTTATCAAAAGTCTATTGATGAAACTAATAAGGGTAAGAAAGATGTTGATATATGGTTCACATTCAATAGTAAAATGTATTATTTCGAAGCCAAGACCAACCTAAATTTGGACTCTGAAAAAATATTAGCTACAGATAAAAAAGTGGAGGATATCTACAATTATATTCAAGAAAACAACTCAGACATTGAAGTTGTCAACGGTGTTTTAACTTGTTGGTATACTAAAGAAGTGGGACTTCCAGTTAGAGTTAAAAATGTTTTTTATATGGAAGATTTTTTCAAAATATTAAACATTCAAATTTCATCTCAGGAATATTACGACCTGATGAAAAAATTCGGACAAAGTCTTTAAAAAAAAGGGAGGTTTAAACCTCCCTTTTTTGTTTTCAATAGTTTGTGATTAGTAAGTGTTGTACCGAATTATCGTAACGATTTTTGATATTAGTTGAATATTTCAAATCGTAAACTTCTTTGATATAGTCTTTATATAGTTCGGTAGTGAATTCATCTTTGTTAATGATAATCATAACAGATGCGTCCTTCATTGATTTGAAAGTATCTGCTAATTCAATCTGTTGTTTCTCTCCGAATACATTTTCGTGTGAGTATTCTTTAAACTCTCTTGTATATGGTGGGTCGAGGTAAATGAATGTATTGGGATTATCATTCTGTAACATGATATCTTTATAAGAACCACAATTGATTTGGGTTCTGTTCAAAAGGTCTTGATGTTTGTCTGTGAAATCAATGTTTAGGGTTTTATAATTACCATAAGGGATATTGAATTCACCTCTTGAGTTAAACCTTCTCATACCATTGAATGCAAGTTGATTAACAACATAGAACCGAATGGCTCTTTCGGTATCAGATAGGTTTTTCAGACCGTTTGATCTATCTTTATTTCTCCATTCATAATAGAACTTACCTCGTTCAGTTTTAGCTTGAGAGATTGAGATTTCTTTAGCTTTTTCTTTTTTAGAGATTGTGCTAAGATTAATACCCACATTTTTGATTTCATCAAGGATTGGTTGTGAGTTAGATTTGATTTGATTAAGGAAATTGACGAGTTCCTCATCAATATCATTGATAACATTATTTTGTGCATCGAGTGACCAATAAACTGCACCTCCACCGAAAAATGGTTCAACGAATGTAAAGTCAGATTTTGACTTAACGAAGTCTGGGTAATAGGGTGAGAACTTTTTAATTTCTTTTCTTTTCCCACCGGTCCATTTATAGAGTGGGTCTGTATAGACATTATCTTTCATAACTACAATTATACGAAATTAAATTGATTTGTCCAAAAATATCACAAATTAGATTGTGTTGCTGAGGTTGTTTCTTTTGAATAGTGCAACAAATGTAATAAGACATCACACTTTTCATATTCTTCTCTTTTTTCAAAATGTTTAATCATGGATTGAAATACCAAACCACTGTCTTCAACATTAAATACTTTGGATTTTACTACATCCGAAAACTCAGTTGTCATTGCTTCATAGAGTTTATCCATAAACTTTTCATAATCAGTTTCTCTGAGTTGTAACAATTCATAAAGGAGTTCTAGGGATTTTTTCATTTCTTTGTAATTGCTTTTCTCATCTTTTGTCTGGCGATTTTGAGAATTCTATTTACTTTTGCTTCATCAACGTTGACGATTTTACTAACCTCTCTTGTTGATAAAGATTTAGTTTCCTCAATACCATAGAACAATTTTATAATTTGTACCTCTTGAGGAGTTAATTGTTCTAAAAAGAATATCAATTTTTGGTTTTGTTCTTCTTTTTCAAATGGATCAACAAAATCTTCTTTCAATAAATTATCACCTATAGTCTGTGGATCGTCCATATCTAATGGTTTATCAATTTCAACATTTCTCAAATTACCCTCCCACTCACCACTAACTTTCTGTTTATAAATATCGTACTCTTGGTTGTGAGGTAATTTAACAGTTCTACCAAATTCTACTATAGATTCGTTTAAATATTTTCTTATCCAAAACTGTGCGTAGGTGATAAATTTCGTGTCTTTATCTGGTGTAAACCTTCTTGCGGCTTCAATAAGTCCTCTATTTCCTTCTTGAATTAGGTCATCGATATTGACACCCATACCAATAAATTTATTAGCTAGTAGGACTACGAATTTTAAATTATGTAGAACTAACTCATTCAAAGCATTTGTATCACCGCTTTGAATTTTGATTGCTAATTGGTGTTCTTGTTTTTTTGTTAAAGGTGAACTGACCTTTTCTATCTCTTGGAAATAGAGGTCGATGGTATCGGAAATTTCAAACTTTTTAGCCATTTTAATTTATATAGTTAATTTAAATTAAGTTATAATCTAAAACTTAATCATAGATGTTCATATAATCATGACTATGAAAAAAATACTGATTTTCACTTTACTGATTTTCCTAACACAGAATTGTTTTTCACAAGTTTATAAGTGGAGATCGGTTCAATTTTCTTCGAGACACAATTCCAAAGATTATGATTGGACTAAATGGACAGATTGGGTCGATTCAGATATTCTAATAGTTGCTAAAGAACAAAGGGTTAAGGTTCATTCCTCTACTACCCAAACATATGATATGATTGGAGAAATAGTAAAAACTTATGATAAAGAAAATAACCCCATTTATACGGTAGTGTGTGTTGATGAAGAAGGTTCGAGGTGTAGAATGGTTTGGTATCATAATGAAACTGAGGGTAGTTTTGTTATGTTTTCCTTTTCTAATTTAGAATTAATGTATAAAGTTAAATTATTGGATTAAAGATATGTCACAAAACTCAATTAGGTTGAAAGGTACAGTCCACAATATTCACAAAGAGGATAACCTTTGGTGTTTCAAATATGAAAAGGAAAAACAAACATTCAGAGTTCCTTTTGTTTTCTATTCGGGGAAGTATGAAGATGGTGAAGAGTTGGATTGTTATATAGAAACTTTAGCTGGTATAGATAGAGCTAAACCACTATTTGAGCGACCGACTACCAATTAAAATTGTTATTTCGATTTATTTTCCTTAAATTTGTGGAATGTTAAAAATTCCTACATATCAAGATTGTGTAAGTATTTGTAATCAAACTGACAATCAATTCTATGAAAGTAAATTCATAATTGATGGTTATGATGTTTCGATTTTCAACTACCGATATGTTACTTATCAAGACTTTGTTAATTACAACGCTTTCGAGTTAAGAGGTATAACTTTTGTTTTCAATACTGATGGGTCAGTATTCAGAAGATTTTTATTAATGGAAAAATTCTTTAATTTAAACGAAAATGACTCCACCTCATTCGATAACCTAAAGGATAAAAAAATTAAATCAGTCTATCAGAAAGAGGATGGTTCAATAATAAATTTCATTGAATTACCTAATGGTAAAATATTTGCGAAAAGTAAAACAAGTTTCAATTCAGACCAAGCTGTAAAATCCCAAGAACTGTTTGAAAATAATCAGGACTTTAATACCAAAATAAAAAACTTATTGGATAAAGGATTATCTCCAATTTTTGAATTAGTTGGTCCTAACAACAGAGTTGTAGTCAAATATAGTTTGACCGACCTCATTTTAATTAGACTGAGGAATAATGTTACTGGTGAGTATGTGGATATTGAAGAACGAGGTCTGAATATACCACATAAATATAATTTCTCATTAAGAGATTTAATAAGTTTAAAGTCTGAATTGATAGATATGGAAGGTTGGATTGTAGAGTTTTTAGATGGTCAGAAAGTAAAAATTAAAACTGATTGGTATTTATCCTTACATAGAATTTATACTGATTATTCTCAAAGAGAAGATTATTTGATCGACCTGATTTTGGATGAAAAGATTGATGATATTCTATCCACTTTAGAGGATGGATGTGAGAACAAAATCTTCGTTGAAAAAGTCATTAAACAAACTTACACTAATATTCTATCGATTAGAAATCAGGTTGATGAAATGTTGATTGATTATGATGGTGATAGAAAATTATTTGCTCAGAAATACAAAAATCATAAATACTTTCCAATATCGGTAAAGTGTCTATCCAATTTCGACAAACACGAAATTATAAAAGATTATATTAAAAAAACAACCTATAGACTTGGTGAAGCTAGGAATTGGTTATCGAATTGTTGAAATTGTCTACTAAAGTCATGACTAATTCCTCGTATGGTTTTCCATTCAAATCGTATTCGAGGAGTTGTGTGAGGGTAGAACTTATTACCAGTTGCCATAACTCCTTATATTTGAATACCTTTTTCATCCCCCAAACGTGTTTGATATTATAAAATTTTATTTGTTCTTCATTAGTGGAATTTTCAAGTCTTGGGCACCATTCAGAACCATCTTGATAATCGATATTTTGTGTAATATATTTTTGAGAAATGAAAGTACCATAATTAAGTTTTTGTTCAGATAATAAAATAGGCAGAAGTCTTTGTTCAATGAAACACATTTTTGTGGACGAATGTTCATTTACTTCGGATTTACCGAAATTAAATCTGGCAACTTCAAAACTAGTTTTTATCCAATGATTTATATTTTTTGAATTTTTAACATACAAAAGGGCACCATTTGTTGGTAGGATAGATTTATCCAAATTCAAAGATTTCAAATGATCTGGTAACATATAATCAAAATCCACATAAATATTTTTATGGAAATTCAAATCAAATTCTTCTTCGTGATACATAACCACGTCCAAATTATCATCTATTTCCAAAGGAGCCCTTATCCACAAATCATTATCTAACAAAGTGAATGATTGATCTTTATTGACCAAATGATCCAATACAATGAATTTAGAAAAGGCCCAATACTGTTTGTAGTCAATGTCATTTGGTTTATTCTGTAGAACATCTACATTTATGTAATCATAGACAGTTTCTACTCCCCATTTTTCAAGAGTATTCAGAAATTCTTGATTGCAATATAAATGAATTGGACCTTGAAATCTCTTCCAACTGAGTGCTGAAATAAGATTGAATGTGACTATTTCTAGTTCCCAATTTAGATCTCCGTATTGTTCGAAGACGTGTACACCTAATTTATTCATCGAAGTTTTTATCTGGGAATATAGCTTTTAAATAAGGTTTTACATCAAGAGGATCTATAGAGTCTATTAATTCGTTGTGTGGTATTACTTTTCTCAAACAAAGTTTCAATATTTGTGGATATTCTGGTGTTTCTTTTATATCACCAATTATTTCCTCGACTTCTTCCGAAACAGTCAAAATCATTTTCGTATCAGTATAAAAAAAAGTTGCATCAAAACTTATGTCTTCGGATGGTATCGTAATGGCTATGAGTACAATAATACCATTATCAACTTTACCCAAATATTTAATGACTGAGACGTCGATATCATTCATTTGTTAGAACATCAAGTTTAGTTTCTCTTTCAACGAGATTTCTATTTTTTATGTAACCACCCATTTCGAGTGTATTAAAATATGATTGTACCATATCTTTAGAAGATGAATCTGCAAGTCTATGTAACATATCTCTGTACATATCTACAATGAGATTTCTTTTGGGACTTGGTAAATCTATTACTGAATCCAATACAAGATAATAGTCTTTAATATTGTTCATATTAATCGATTAAAATTTCAATTTTTTTAATTTTATCATCTGTGTCTGTGAAAATCACACCTAATTTTGATAGTTTTTTGAATTCTTTGGATTCACCAGTTACTTCGTTGACCATTACATCTTTTTCATAACTAACTTCGATAGTTGGTCTTTCACCGAGGAACCTCTTCATATCTTCCTCAACTTGAACATATGACCAATTACCTCTTTTCCAATCAATTTTGGAAATATATTCTCTTATAGCACTTTCTTTTAATGAGTACATAACAATAAATTTATTTTTATATTTTATTAGATCAAAAATGTTTTGGGATTTTTAAAAGTTGAATTTTTAATCGTCTCTTGAAAATAATTATCCAAGTTCACACAATCTTTCTCAAATTGTTCAACATCCATTTCAGACAACTCAAACCATTCCCCATTAATTCTATTTGATGAAAATTTCCTATGTAGTATAGCTTCAATCTTGGTTCCCCATTTGGATTGATGGATTTTCTCAATAATAAAATCATTTGAATTACCTGTTTTCATTTGACTAATTCTTTTATCCACAGAGTTTTTTGTAAATCCGATCTTGTATCGTTTATTGAAACCGTTATCGACTGAAATTAGATATACGTTATACACAAATTATATATCACCAACAAGCTCTCCAAAATAAAAAAAACCCTCCGAATATCAGAGGGTTTTTTAATTGAAATTATCAGTTTTACTTTACTTCTTCAAACTGAGTGTCTTCCACTTTAGCTTCGGATGTAGTTTCATCAGGTGTTATTTCTGATTGAGCTTCTGAGTATAATCTCTCCGATATTTTACCCCAAGTCTCTGTCAATTTACCCATGTCATTTTCAATCTTATCCAAATCTTTTTCTTGATGTGATGATTTTAAAGAATTCAGAGCCTCGTTAAGTGAATTTTTATCATCCTCTGTTAATTTTTCTTCATATTCTTTAATCTGCTTTTCTGTTTGGAAGATCATAGAGTCAGCGGAGTTTAGTTTTTCAACTTTCTCTCTTTCCAACTTATCCGATTCTGCAAACTCCTCAGCCTCTCTTTTCATCTTTTCAATTTCCTCTTTTGAAAGCTGTGAACCACCCTCAATCCGGATTTTATTTTCTTTGTTGGTAGCTTTATCTTTTGCACTAACTGATAGAATTCCGTTAGCGTCGATATCGAAAGTTACTTCTATTTGTGGAATTCCTCTTGGTGCTGGCATAATTCCATCCAAGTGGAACCTTCCAAGTGAACGGTTATCTTTCGCCATCGGTCTCTCACCTTGCTGAACGTGAATTTCAACAGAAGGTTGGTTATCGGAAGCCGTTGAAAAAGTCTCGGATTTCCTTGTAGGAATTGTTGTGTTAGCTTCAATCAATTTGGTCATTACACCACCCATAGTTTCGATACCTAGTGAAAGTGGAGTCACGTCTAGTAGAAGTACATCTGTGATATCACCTTGTAGCACTGCTCCTTGAATAGCTGCTCCGATAGCTACAACCTCATCTGGGTTAACAGATTTATTTGCTTTCTTATCGAAGAACTTTTCAACTGCTTCTTGTACAGCCGGTACTCTTGTAGATCCACCAACGAGAATTACCTCATCTATATCTTTAGCGGAAATCTTAGCATTTTTAAGAGCTGATTTACAACATTTGATTGTTTTATCAATGTAAGTTGAAATCATTTTTTCGAAACTAGATCTGGTGAGAGTTTTAACGAAGTGTTGTGGGACACCATCAATTGCGGTGATATAAGGCAGATTGATTTCAGATTGACTCGACGAAGAAAGTTCGATCTTAGCTTTTTCAGCTGCATCCTTCAAACGTTGAAGAGACATTGGATCTTTTGAGAGATCCATATTATTATCCTTCTTGAATTCTTCAACCATCCAATTGATAATTGAGTTATCAAAGTCATCACCACCAAGGTGTGTATCACCATCTGTTGATTTTACTTCAAATACTCCATCACCAATTTCGAGGACTGAAATGTCGAATGTACCACCACCAAGGTCATAGACGATAATTTTTTGATCAGAACCCTTCTTATCAAGACCGTAAGCTAGAGCCGCTGCGGTTGGTTCATTTATAATCCTTTCCACTTCTAGTCCAGCAATTTTACCAGCTTCGATAGTTGCAGTTCTTTCTGCGTCTCCGAAGTAAGCCGGCACTGTAATTACAGCCTTCTTCACTTCTTGGCCTAAATAATCTTCAGCAGTCTTTTTAAGTTTTTGTAAAATCATAGCTGAAATTTCCTGAGGGGTGTAATGACGGTCATCAATTTTAACACCAGGAACGTTATTACCAGTATTCTCTACTTTATAGGGAACTCTTTTAACCTCATCGGTACAAACAGTGAAGTCTTTACCAATAAATCTCTTGATTGAGTAAACTGTTTTTGTAGGATTGGTTACTGCCTGACGTTTGGCTGGATCACCTACTTTTCTATCATTTTCAGTGAAACCTACAATTGATGGTGTTGTTCTTCTTCCTTCCGCGTTAGGGATTACAACTGGATCACCTGATTGAACGACTGCGAGGGCCGAGTTTGTGGTCCCAAGGTCAATTCCAATTACATATTCTTTTTTTGACATAATAAATTATTTTTTTTAATTTAGATATTTACAATTAGTATACCACAAAAAAATATATGACACAATGTCATATATTTGTCTTTGTGTAGATAATATATTGTCAGAAAAGAAAAAGTTTAGAAAAAAATTATAATGGTTCTCTGCTGCCCTCAGTATCTCTTAATTCATATTGAGGATTTATTATTTGGCCGTCATTGGATAGGACTCCAGATGAATCTCTTGTGTCAATTTCATTTAATTGAAGATATGATAGTGTATCTACATATGGATAATATTCATGGTCTGCCCATTTCAAATCTACTGAATAAGAAGGATCTTTAAATGCATTGCCTTTTTGCGCGGTGAACATATTACTTGAATTCTGAACTTTCTTACACCACCAACCATTCTTTTCAGCGAATTGTTTAAAAAGTTCTACATCAGAGTCGTTGTTGGTATAAATTCTATCCATAAACATATCACCTTGATTAGTTTTCCAAAGAAGTGCTCTTCCTTTGATAACGTCACTTTTGTATTTACCATCCTTTATCCTCCCACCTCTGTCAGCATATAGAATTACTAATTTTACAACATCCGAATTTTCTGTGTAAATTCCGAAGTAATTCTCACACTCTTCATAACGCATACAAGATCCACCTAATGTTGAATTATCAGTGTCATAAGTACCCTCATAGTACCAATTAGCTATATCATAACCACTCACAACATCGAACTTTAGGAATGCATCATTCATCATATCCCAAGCTGATTTATAAGCATTGGAAAAATCTTCAACTTGTTTTGGTGTAACAGGTTGTTTTGCTGCTGACATAATTGAACTAACTAATCTACCAATTCTTATTGGATTTCTATTTGTTTTATAAAGTCTTTCCTCTGTATCAGAATATTGGTCAATAGCATCTTTATTCAAACAAATAAATTTGTCAGTACCACTATCATTCCATGCAAACAAAACATAGGTTTTACCGGTCAAACTACTTATGTGTTCAGACAATATCTTACCAACTACATTTGGACCAGGAACTGGATGATTTTCACTTATTGGTTCTATTGGCTCAAATCCGAGAGCATCGAATATTTTTTTGTTTTTATATTCACCTTCATTATTTTTATTGAATGTAAGGAACTTTGAACCTGGTAAACTTGAGTTTGTTCTCCAAACTGGAGGATTATCTCTTATAAGTTGTTGAGCTCTTCTATCTTGGATAAAAGTAACTTCTTCTTTATTATCAGATACATCGATATAATTTTGATTTAGAGTAAGGTCAGCACCTTTCATACCTAAGAGATAATTCTTAACCTCATTATCTCCTGGTATCATTGATAAGACCTTTTTAAACTTATCGGAAAACTCTAACCTACTTTCAAAAACTATAGATTCTAAGATGAACTCATAAAAATTATCTAACATATCTTATATATTCAAGAATGGATTATTTTTTTAATCTGTATGAACCCTTTTCATTTAAATAAGCTTGTAAATCCTCATATCTAACGCTACCAGGATTGTTAATCACTTTGTCGGCTACTCCTTTTTTTGCTTTTTTTGTTGAATTTTCCTTTTCTAAAACGATTTCTTGATAATCTTCTTTAGAAATTTTCAATATATGTCCCAAGTAAGCATCGATACCTTTTTCAGTAACTGATTTTTGATCAAATTCATAAATAAATTCTTCTCTGTCAATATACAATCTAAATTCCTTTTCGGAAATAAGGTGGTCCGTGTAAAATTCTATATCACCTATGATTCCTTGTTTCAAAATAGATGACTTATAATGATGATTATAAACAAATGCAAACTGGTCGTTTTTATTCATCACCCGTTCACCAGAACGGTCTTCCATCGTTATGGATTGTCCCAAATTGACTTTATAATACTTACTATTTTGTTTGATTATTGAGTTTATTGAGTAATTTGTTACTATGTTGTAGGTCATAGTATATTTATTCGATTAGTCAGTTTCTATGGAAAATTCCTCATCATCTGTTTCGCCCGATGGATAATTTTTTTCAAGCTCTATTAATAGTTCTTCAAAAAGACTTTCATTTATATCATCGATTGCGACTTTCTTTTCAAATTCACCAGCGGGTTCCGTACCTTCTTCCAAAGAATATCTTTTAAACTCAATATTGCACTCTTTTAAGTTTTCTGGATCGAATTCTTGACCCTCGGGTGCAACTGCATCCTTCAAATCAATAGTGAAGGTGGCGTCGTATCGGTATTCATCATCTGAGAAAATGAGTTTCACAGATTTATAAGTTTTGGAAAATTTAGCTTGTTCTATACTTTCCAAATTCAAATTTTTAAATACATCGGATTTTTTATCAGTTTCTTGTTGTGATTGTCCAAATTTTTGAATTTCTCCACCCTCAATTGTATCTGAAGTGAATAATTTTTTCAATTTCAGTTCTATTTGATCTATTTTCCTTTTAACATTAACTTCCACTTCTGCGGACGATTCTTTAATCAAGAAGTCATTGAATTTTCTAATTGAAACCATTTCAAAAATAATTTTATAATCTTATATATTATTATTACATTTGTCAAATAATGAACAGAGTTGGGTATTGTTGTATATCTTTGGGTATCAACGAAGGATTGAGGAAAAAAGACCATATTTCAGTTAACAGAAGTATGATCAAAAAGACTTTCGAAACGAAAGGTTTATCTTATGTTTCAGAACTTATCGTGTCCAATTTGGAAGATACTATAAAGGTTCTTCATTATAACATAAAAAAGAATATCAAAGTATATAGAATGTCTTCGGATAGTTTTCCGTGGATGAGTCATTACAATTTCTACGACCTACCAAACTATGAGAAGATTGAAAAATTACTTACTACTATCGGTGGTATAGTAAAGCAACACGACATCCGTGTATCTTATCATCCTGGTCCATTCAACATCCTCGGTAGTGAGAAGGAAAACGTTGTACTCAAAACAATCGATGAACTTGATAAACACGCCGAATTGATGGACTTGATGGGTCTTGAACAATCAACTTATTATCCAATCAATATCCACTTGAATGTCACTACACCTACCCACGAATTGGCGGCAAAAAGATTTTGTGATAATTTTCAGCGTTTAAAACCATCGACTAAAGCAAGATTAACAATTGAAAATGATGACAAACCTTCACAGTATTCTGTGAAGATGTTATATGAATTAGTTCACAAAGTAATTGGAATACCAATTGTTGTGGATAGTTTACACTATTCTTGTCACTCAGATAATATGTCTTGGGAAGATACACTCAAATTGGGATTGTCAACTTGGAAAACAAAACCAATTTGTCACCATTCTTCATCAAAAAAATTACATGAGGATAATACTGTTATTTTGTCAGCACATGCGGATTTTTTATATGAGGAGTTCAAATCTTGTGGTTTTGACATCGACATAGAGTTGGAATGTAAGAAAAAAGATTTTGCGGTGGAAAAATATCTTTTAGACTACTAGATATATAATTTTAACCAGCGATGGTCAAAAAATAATCTCTTTTTATGTTCAAAAAAAATATTTTCAAACAATTTTTGATTTTGTTTGGTGGTATTGTCATGTTTTCTTGTCAGAAACAAGAACCAATCTTACCACAAGAAAATCATGTCCACACACAGAGTGAAATCAATTCGATGGCTAGGTTAGCCACAGAAAATCTCACGATGGGTAATCCAAGTAACGCGGTGACAAGCACTACCTCACCCACTAATTATCTCCTAAGTAAATTTACTTGGGCTGCTAGTTACAACCGTGATTTAGGTAGACCCAATTGGGTTTCTTGGCATTTAAATAGCACTTGGATTGGATCAGCTTCAAGGTGTGATTGTTTTGCTTCTGACGCTACTTTACCTACAGGTTGGTATAGAGTTGGTAGTTCATCATATACCGGTTCAGGTTTTGACAGAGGACACAATTGTCCATCAGGTGATAGAACTTATAACTCAACTGATAATCGAGAGACATTTTTAATGACTAATATGATGCCTCAAGCACCTCTGAATAATCAACAAACTTGGGAGAAGTTAGAGTCATATTGTAGAAAACTCGTAACCCAAGGAAACGAGTGTTACATTATTTGTGGTTCTTATGGTGTAGGTGGGACTGGTTCGGCTGGATATAAAACAACATTAGATGCAGGTAGAGTGACTGTTCCATCAAATATTTGGAAAGTCGTTTTGGTATTGCCTAATGGGACAAATGATGTCTCACGTGTCACAACATCGACAAGAGTTATTGCTGTTAATACTCCCAACACCCAATCAATAGTTACATCAACTTGGGGTGGTTATAGAACTACTGTGGATGCTATTGAGGCTGTTACAGGATATGATATTCTATCTGCTTTACCAGATGCAACCGAATCTATCCTCGAGTCAACAATAGATACTGGTCCTACTCTTTAGTATTTTTTTCTTCCGAAGTTAGAAGCCCCTTTCCATATTTGCCGACCCTCTGATAGTATCTATCTTTAACTCGGTCAGATATGGACAAGGGGTTTCCTTCTTCATCTATTCTTACAAACTTAATATGTGTATGGGTTACAATTTCTTGATTTCCAGTGTATACATTATGTTTCCTAACTTCTATGTACAGAGTTATGGAAGTTGTTCCAAAGTTTGTAACCTTACCATAAATCTTAATTAAATTGCCAACTTTGACCGGTTTTTTGAAAATTAATTGATCAATCATCACAGTCACCATTCTTGGTGTATCACAAAGTTGCATTGCATAAACAACAGCTGATTCATCAATCAAACTAAGCATATGACCACCAAACATATTAGAATGAAGACCAGTTTCAGATGCTTTACATATATGGGTAGATATCAATTCCATTTCTGATTATATCTCAATCCAACTGATTGTTCAAAAATAAAATATCTAACTTAGATTCGATAAGAAAATCAATCCCATCACTGTCTCTATATTGGCTATTATAAACAATCCTTTTTATACCTGATTGAAATATCAATTTTGAACATTCTTTACAAGGTGAGTGTGTGAGGTAAATGGTTGCGTCTTTACAAGAAACACCATTCTTGGCACATTTTAGGATAGCGTTTGCTTCGGAGTGTAGGATATACCAATGTGTATTGTTGTTAGTGTCCTCACAATTATTATCAAATCCAGTAGGAGCTCCGTTGAAACCGTCTGATATTATCATACCATCTTTGACGATGAGTGAACCGACTTTGTTTCGTTTACAACATGAAAGGGTGGCCCACTCAAGGGCCATTTTCATGTAAACCTTATCGTATTTTAACTGTTTCAAGTTATTTTGAAATATCGACAAGGGTTAAATCTACTACAGTAGCTCGACCGAAAATACTTACTTCAATTTTGACTTTATCCTTTTCGTAGTCCAAAGTTTGAATTTTACCTCTGAAACTTGAGAAGGGTCCGTTCACTACAGAGACTTCTTCGCCGATTGCATATAATCCCTTATCAATCGATTGTCTGTGCTCAACCTCACCATTCATTCTATCGATTTCAGATTTTCTCATTACAATAGGATTTCCTTGTGGATCTTTGAGCACACTTGTCATCCCGTTGATGATTTTTGCAAAGTGAAGTACCTTATCGACTGATTCTGTCTCTACAAATATGTAACCTGGATAGAGTAGATGCTCTTTTTGTTTTACTTTGCCGTTTCTGATAATAGATATTTTTTGACTTGGAATAAGAACATTTACTTCTTCTTTGAAGTCTCTCATCATTTCTTGTTTCAGTTTTTCCGAAACAGATCTCTCTCGATTACTTTGTACCTTTACTGTGTACCACTTTTTCTCTTGTGTTTCCATTTTTTTGTAATTTTAAATAATTTATTTCTTCTTGTATATCTTGGGGATAATTTTCTAAAATGAATTTCATTTCTTGATCTGTAAAACTATTGATCATTTTCAACTCAGAGACAAATTCAGAATCTTCATCTTTTGTGCTTTTTTTACTTTTTGACCAAAACCACTGTGGATAGGGTTCGTTTTTCATTTTATTAAACCACAAATCCATTCCGACAGACTTATCTATTGATTTATCATTCAAAAGTTGGGCAAAATCAATATATCGTCTTGAGAAATATCTATTAAAAATGAAAAAGAATTGCTCTTTTTGTTCATCAGTAACAAATTTCCAATGTTGTTTATTAGTAAACATAACTTTGGAAATTTCTAATATATTGTTCTCAATTCTCATTATCGGAGTAAACTATAGTCATCTTATTAAAAATATCACTTGGAATGTTTTTGGTATCCAAAAAAATTAACTTCATATTATTTTCGATATTCTTTTTTATTTCCCATATATTACTTTTTGGTAACTTTTTCTTTTCACAAATTAAATCGGCAATGTTCTCTGTCAAATCGGGGTCAGAAATTTTTGGGTCACCAAAATTTGTAAGATATTCATCAAAGATTGACTTTGCTCCTTTTTCCGCTATGCCACGTTTTTTACCGTTTTTAACTTGAGACCAACATGACGATATGTTGTCACTGTTATCACCAGAAATTAATTTGATGATCAAACATTCAATGTCGTCTACCTCATTTATTTCGCACCTTTGAGTAAAATTTTTCAACATCTTAATAAATTCTTGACTGTCATTGAGATTAAAAATATCATCTATGTCATTTTTATCGATGTGATTTAAAAATATTTGATAATTTTTTGGTAAAAAAACCTTTTGTTTACTTTGCATCTCATTAGACATTAAGTTAATATAAGAAGGTTCTAAAGAAAAATTAATTAATTGTTTTATATCATGGTCATTAGAAATGACTATAGTAGACCTCTGATTTATGTTAGATTTTTCTATGATGAAAGATATCCAATCATCACCTTCGACGTGTGGAAGTTCAAGGACCTTTATTCCTCTTTTTTTCTGATCGGTTTTAAATTCATTATAAGCAGTATAGACAAATTCCCAATCTATGTCAGTATCTTTTTTTCTGTTAGACTTATAGTTGTTATTGATTTTCTTTCTCCAAGACTTTTCTTTTGAATCTGAGACTAAGTAGATATTTACAAATGGGTACCATTTTCTATAATTATTGACAGCCGTTTCTAAACTTTTATTTAATGCTCCGAACAAAAGATTATTCTTATGAAGAGTGAAAACCATTCGACTTAGGAGATAATTCCCGTCTATGATTAGATCACATAGCATAATAATATTTTATTTTTATATTATATGCCCTTCGTAAGGATTTAGTTTGTAAATTACTAGGATTTATTTGAAACTATCCTAACATACATAGGACAATCAAAATTATAATTTTTGATCGCCATCGCGTAGTACAAAATCTCCTGAGTTATTTTATCCAACATTTGGGTTGTTTCACCACTTAATCTACCCTCATCTTCATCAACTTTAGATAATTCCACCATCAAAACTCCGAATTTCAATGCCTGGTACTTAGAAATAAGACTCGGCATACCTTCGATATTTTTTTGTCTTGGGTTTTGTTTATCTGGTATAAATTTATTCATTCTTTGAATTTCTGATTTCAAAAATTCTTCTGTGTAACTGGCATTCTTTAAAATCATATCTTTTGTTGGGATTAAGTCATCTACCAAAATACCATTTTTTAAAAGAATTTTATTGATCCATTCTAAACCAATCTTACCATATCTTGAGTGTTGACCTTCTACCTCACCACTTACATTACTATAATTATTACTTCCACCAAATGATCTTATATACATTGTATCTTGGCCGTCTCTTAAAACTTCACTCTGAAAATTTGCAACTAATTTGACACCTAATGAACCAAATGGTGAATTAGAAGTGATGATACTGTCAAATCTATATGTTGGTGGTGGCGTCAATTTATTTATAACTAACTTAATAGACTCTGCATTACCTATTTTTTTGAGTGACACACCAACTAATTGACTTCTGAGAAATTGTGAATTGATTAACCTATTCAATTTTACAATCGTATTAGCACCATTCAACCTTGCAACTATTGTTGGTTCTACCATGGAATCTGAAACCCAAATATCAGCTGGATTCCATTTCGACATAGGAGATTCTTTTGTCACATTACTACGGTTGAAAGATCTAGATAGGGCATTTATGAGATCAGTGTCAGCACCAATTTGGTGAAAGTTATATTTTTTTTCTTTCTCAAATACTGTCCTTTTATCCTTACCAACAAGTTGTAAATCTTCTAGATATAATGCATTAGCAGTGTTAATGAAAGTTTCTACCCAACCTTCTTTGTTATCGTTTATAAAATTTCGTAAAAATTCAGCATCGATGTCTATGGGTATTTTCACATACTTCATAATTTCTGGGTCTAGATTATCCTCATTATCATAAAGAAACTCCAAATGAAAATGTTTCAGTGATGGTACTTTTATTAAATGTTGTTTAAGAGATAGGAAAATGCATTGAATTGATTCCATTAATCTTGTTTTTTGAAATCCTAGTGACGAGCCAGATGAGCTACCAAAGTACTCATCCTTTTTTATATCATTTAATTTATAATTTACATCATCCTCACCTTGAAGAACTGGTTTAAATCTGGTTCCTTGTTTAAAAAACCTTGATGACTTACCTTTGTCGTAATTATTGTTTATAGTGATATCATCAACCACGTCCTCAGCATTTTTGAAATTGACTTGTTTTTCACCCTTTCCCTTGATCGCAATTGTGAAATCTTGATCACCAGCTAATCTGTTAACTAATTTCTGGCCTCTTGACTCACCGTCCTTAGATGTCTTGTCGAGTATTTCAAGATTAAGATTAGACTCATTAAACCTTTTTAGTTTCATAATTATTATATATTAAATAAAATTCATATCTTTGTAGTTATGGAAAGGGGAAGAGCTTGGAGAAGAACCAAATCTGAATGTCACTTTTTGAAAAGAATCAAGAAGCAAACTTTTTATAATTTCGTTTATATGTTTTGGAGCAGTTATAGTCTTAAAAAATATAACTCAAAGTGGATGGATTTAATATCTTCAAATCAAGTTTACAAATACAAAGATGTAAGAACTTGTAAATGGCAATCAAGAAACAAAGTTAAATATGGTAAAAAGGGCAAAAAGAATTTTGATTGGAGCAGTAGCCAAAATACTCGACCCAAAGATAAATCAAGGATCAGAAAGGAATTAGTTGATTATGGATATTGAAGTTTTAATTCCAAATAAGGATAATAATTGGATTTGTAGAAATAACGTTCTATACTACAAGAAATTTGCTTTGATACCTCTCGCATCTAAAATTGATGGTGAGCTGTATATAAACTTAGACAGTAGGTGTATCAAACCTCTTTTGAAATTATTAAATCACTGCATCAATAAAGAAATAAATTTTCTTTTTTGTGATAAATTTACAATTACTGAAAAACATATATGGAATGAGCATATCGATGGAATAATTGCAAACAATTTATGCATAATCGAAGAGCCTAAAATATTCAAATTGATCAAATCAAATAATTTAGATTACTTGAACATATTTTGCAAATTCCTTAGACTGTATGAGTGTCACAACAGATTTATTAAAGTTTACAGTGAGTTGAAACGAGATCACTTCAGTGCTAGTTGGTTCGATTGGTACGACCATAAAATGCATTATAGAGTGAATGATGTTGAGGTGAGAGAATACTACGAATCTTTGTTCAGAGAAATGAAGATTTTACTTCTTTTCTTTGAGGATTGATTTTATTCTGTTTTCCCTTTTTTTCATAGTATAAGTTTGTAAATAATCATAGAGTTGGTCATCCATTTCCTGACCAGATAAGTTTGAATTTCTGTAATCAATAAGTAGATTTTCGAAAAAAATCATAAATCTTTCTTCAAATTGTGGGTCTTCTCCACACAATTTTGTGAATTTTTTTATTACACCCAAAGCTTCTTTATTAGGATTGGGATTCAATTCAACAGCTGATTTTTTCGCAAATCAGCATCTTTTCCAAACCAAGTGTATAGAGAATTCTTAGACATTTCATCGGATGAGATTTGTGTTAATTTAGGATTATTTATTATTTCCTTATATTCATTATCTAACAAAGCTCCAAGTCCCTTTTTATACTCAATTTCCCATTCCTTCGTGTTGATGGAATCCAACCAACCATTATAATCTTGTTGATTATAAAAAGATATTTTCTTTTTGGTTTTATGGTTTTTACTCACGACAATTGGTGTTTCAGCTTTATAAACCATGGGATTTTCAAATAATTCTGGCCAATACTTATAAAAAAAGTTGATTAACAACCCAACAATTGAACTCCCGTCATGGTCAGCATCACAATAAAAAAGTATTTTACCATACCTTAGCGTACCGGGCACGACTTTCTGACCTAGTTTCAATCCAAGAGCTCCCATCAGATTAATAACTTCATTGTTAGAGACTAATTTCTGATTAGTAATCTCCATAGCATTAATAAATTTACCTCTCAAGGAGAAAGCCCCCTGTGTTTGTGGATCTCGGTATTTTCTGAAAGCTGATGAAGCCGAATCTCCTTCAAAAATAGACAAAGAGCATTTCCATCTATCACGACTTTTAGCATCTATTAACTTTTCTACTTTGATTTTAGCAAGATTTTTATTTAATTCTCTAGCTATTTTATTTTCCTCTGCGGATTTTTTCTGTTGTATCCAATCCAAAACTGAATTTACAATTTCAGACTTCAAAATAGACTTGATCAATTTCTCCGAAACCTCAAAAGTAAATCCAAAATCTTTTACTTCTGTGATAAGTTTTTCCTTGGTCTGTGAAGAAAATCCAGGATTAACAACAGTCGAACACAAGAAAATTTGTATATGGTTTTTCAACTCTGATGGCTTCACATCTACTTTATGTTTCTTATGGAAAAATTCTCTTAATTGACTTATAATTTGGTTTAACACATAGTCTACGTGATTACCACCATCATAAGTTTCAGTTGAATTAGCAAATGAGATTTGTTGAAAACCCTCACTGGAGTGGGAGATACCCAAACTCCAAGTTTTATCCTTATTTGTTTCAAAGAAATAATCGTGTCTATAAAATTTAATGTAATCTTCAAAAGACTTTATGTTAATAACTTCATCATTGAAATAGATCTTCAAAGTCGGGTTACAACCAGCAATATCAACAACTCTTTTCTTAAACATTAAGAACATATCATTATCTAATTCAGTCAAACCAAATCTCTCGTAATCTGGTGTGAATTTGATTGAGGTGTGATTGTCTTTACTTTTCTTGATTGTGGGATCGGTTTTCTTCCCCATATTATCACTGAATATTTGGAAAAATGAATTCTTACCGTCACAAGTGGATATTATAAATTCTTTGGAATAAATGTTGGTCAAACTTGATCCGACACCATTGGTTCCAGCCCAAGTCCTTTCTTCCGTATCATCAAAGTTAGAACCAGCTTTTAAATTTGAGAAAATCATTTCTGGTATCCATTGATTTTCCTCTTTATGTTTGACTACGGGAACACCACCATTGTCCCAGACTTCTATTTGGTTTCCTTTAATATTAACTCTAATGGTATTTAATTTACTACCAGCTCTTTTGTGCTCATCGACTGAGTTGGTGATAATCTCATCAAATATTTTAAGAAGTCCCGGATTGTAGGTAATCTCTTTTAGGATCATCTTACCATCCTCAAGAATATACTTCTTTGAGGTATGTGGTTTAATGGAACCGATGTACATTGCTGGTCTTGAAAGTACGTGGGTCCTATCATCAAGTTTCCTAAATTTCTTTTCAATCGACATATTCTGTGAAAATTTCAGTTTATATATATCCCTCAATAACTTTTGTTTAAAAACGAAATATATTCATCACTATGGTAAACCAAAAAACAATCACTGAATTCCTATCTCAAGAGTATAAAGATTTTTCCTTATATACTATCGAAAATCGCGCAATTCCCTCAGTTATTGATGGTTTTAAACCTACTCACAGAAAGATTATTCATATATCAAATCAAATCTGGAGAAATGAATCAGAGAAACCCTTAAAAGTATTTCAACTCGCAGGTAAAGTAGCATCTGATGCATTCTACCATCACGGTAATTCTAGTCTAGAATCCGCAATAATAACCCTTGCACAGAGTTTTAAGAACAATTTGCCCCTTCTTGAAGAGATAGGTCAATTTGGATCATTGAGGTCACCAGAGCCTGCCGCTGCTCGTTATATTGGAACCAAACTCAATAAAAACTTTAGACTCCTTTATAAAGATTTCGAATTGTTAACAAATAAAGAGGAAGAAGGTGAGATTATCGAACCTCATTTTTTCTTACCCATAGTTCCAACAGTCCTTATAAATGGATCATCAGGAATTGCTGTGGGGTTTTCATCCAATATTCTTAATAGAAATCCAATTGATATTGTAAATGCTTGTGAATCGATACTCAAGGGTAAAAAAATACAAGACATAAAACCATATAATCAATTCTTCAATGGGGATTATATTAGAGATACTGAAAACCCTAAGAAATGGTATATCAGAGGTAACCTACAAATTATTAACACAACTACAGTAAAAATATCTGAATTACCACCTTCTATGACATTTGAAAAGTATGAAACTATTTTAGATGGATTAGTTGATAACAAAATAATTGTATCCTATGAGGATAATTCTAAAGACTCAATTGATTACACAATAAAATTTACAAGAGAGTCCTTATCACAGTATGATGAGGAGAAACTATACAAACTTCTGAAATTGGAGGAAACTGAAACAGAAATATTCACAACCCTTGATGAGAATGGTAAATTGAAGATTTTCGAAAATGATTATGACATAATATCCTATTTTGTAAAATTCAGACTGAATTACTACGTTAAAAGGAAAGAGTTTTTACTAAATAAATTAAAAAATGAACTAAAAATTCTTTCGAACAGAGGTCGTTTCATAAAGGCTATACTTGATGGTAAAATAGAAATCAAAAACACACCCAAAGAACAAATAATAAAGTCAATCGTAGCATTTGGATTGGACCAACAAGACGATTCATATGATTACTTACTAAGAATGCCACTTTGGTCGCTAACCAAAGAATTATTTGAAAAGTTGAAACTAGATTATACCAACAAGAAGGGTGAAATTGAAACATTGGAAAAAGTAGAACCACAAGATATGTATCTTGGAGAATTAACTGAGTTAAAAAAGAAGTTGAAATAGTAAATTTTTATTATTACATTTGTAGTATGAACTTATCTAAGAGATTACTGCTAATAAACCATATGAACACTTTCATTATGGATCAGTTCGGTATTGGGGAGAAAACTGACGATATATTAGCCATGTTGAAGTATAAAAGTGATAAGTATAAAGAAAGTGAAAAAGATCTTGGTCCGAATTCTATTAGAAAGATGTATCTTTCAAATTATAGCCTTTTATTAATCAAACGAATAATTGATTTTCAATTTTTCAGAAACAAAAAAGAATTAATGGAGTTCTCAGATGTGCAGATTTTTAAATTGATTGACTTTAGAGATAAAATTATTTTCAAAAAAATTTTCAAAGATTAAATTTTAATTTTAATTTTGTATTTATATGAAAGAGAAAAATAAAAAACCAAAAAAGGGTAATTTCAAAACAAAACTTAGATTTTTAGAATTTATAGGCGGTAAAGGATTTGTAAATTTTATATCAAATGAAGCAATAATCACCGCAAATCAGTTATCTGGTCTTGGTATGGATGGTATCAAATTGAAAATGACTATCTGTGAAGACTCATCTGTGTCTTTTGATGAAATTGATACCAACCTCACCACAGATGATCAACGTCAAAGGCTTTTGGAAATAATAGAAGAGAAAACTGTAACATCATACCGTGGTAGAACTGTAATACAAGAGTTGGATTTCATATCAGTGACTAAAGTTAAGGATCAGAATGTTCCTTTATACCTGGCTGTGGATATATCAAAACCAATAGAGGTTTTAGCATCAGTGTTAGACAATCCTATACAGGCAACTCAACAAGCTCTCGGAAGGCTAAGTGAGTTGTTAGACACTTGGGCGATTGACGATGATGAAGTCGAACCAGAAATGGATAAAGGACCACAAATCATGAAAGATCATGATACACTAAATAATAGTGTTGTAGATCAAATAAAAAATTCTTTCGGGTCTATGAAACAAGATAAATTGAATGAGTTAAAGAATTCCACGATCAAGAAGGAGGCTGAGTTGGGTAAATTGACATTTCAACTAAATTCAACCCAACAAAGAATTGGTGAGTTGGAAAATGAAATAAAATTAAATCAAGATAGGATTGATGATCTTCAACCAATTGAAGATCCAACTGGTTACTATTTTAATGTGTCAGAACGTCAGAACGAAAAAATTATTCTTGAACCAGAAATCGAAAAGATAATTAAGGATAAAGTTTCTAAAATAAAGTCAATCAATGCTGAGAATTTCATGAAACTTTTCACTGATGGGGAATTTCATATAACATTAGGAAAAAATGAAAATGATAATATTGTCAAGGTCGAAGATTATAAGTCTCTTCCAAATGAAATCACTGAGAAACTAAATGGTTTGGATTTAAATTGGAGTGATGACAAATTCATTTATTTTGGGGACTTGACTTGGAGTCAATTAGTCAACAAAATGATAAAAAAGGGATTTGAAGAGAATGACGAATTCAATAAAATTTGTGGGAGTAATTCCTACCAATCAAACACAGAAATTAAAGAAAATTTAACAAAAAATAAAACAACCTTTTAATTATGAAATTTTTTATACTATCAGCAATTTTTACTTTGGGTTTTTTTTCACCAGTAATTTACCAAAACATTCTTATCGAAAATAATGGAATTCTTCTTTTACCTCTGTTTTCAATTTTGATGGGATACATTGGTTACAGGGTAAGATTTAGAAGGAGGAATTCATTCAGAAATTTTTTGTACCGAAATTACATCAAATTCAGATGGATCGTAGATGGTATCAATGACAAACTAAAAGCTCAACCAGAAAATACAGAAATATTACCCATACAGACAAAATCTATAAAACTTTGGAAACTATTACTTCGTGATGATAAAAGTCAAATCTCTTGCTCTCTTGGAAATAGAATAAGACAGGTAGAGAAGGATAACATGCTTCTCATATTGGCACCTATCAACCAACAAGATTATCAACTCACGATAATGGATGTGGACAATATAAAAAGTTGTTTATACGAAATACCTATGTATTCAAAACTATCAGAAGTCTTAATTGAGGTGTTTGATAATGAGAATGAAAAAAGGATGCTTGAAGGACAGCTTGAAAAGAAACAATCTATTCATAATGATTTGGATAAGTTGATTTCACAACAACAAGAATACCTTAAGAGTATTGGTTTTACCAAAGTTTGATTTTCGAATCCAAGGATTAATATATAATATATATCCTATAAAAATTAAATTAAGGTGATGATCACTACTTTGGAAATCAAACAGAAAATAAACAAATTGGATTACCAATTGAAAGAAATATTCGAAAATGTTTACATTCATGAAAAATCAATCGGTAACCAATTTTTCTTCTCTATCAATTGTAATGGTGACTTTTGGAATTTAAATGAATCAAAAGCTTATCAAAAAGTTGAGGTAAAGATTGTTATCCACAAGTCTGATTTACTCAAAGATCCTATTCATTGGTCTTATTCTTCGAACCCTACAAATGAGAATGCTCATTGGGTCGATAAGATTTCCACACTCGATAAATTATCTACAGATGTTCAAGATGTTGTACTAAACTGTAGGATGGATGAAAATTACATAAAAAGTTTACCATTTGTCCTTGAGGATTTGAATGAGGATTCTCCAGAGGAGTATGTTGATGGGGATGGTGAATTTCTAAAAAAGAAAATCCAAAGTATGGGTATCGATATAGATGAAGTTGACCAAGATGATAAAATCAAACTAGAAACCAACTCATTTATGACTACTAAACCCGAAAAGAAATATTCCTTTTACCACCACAGCGATATAACTATGGCTGATAAGTTTATTCTTGAACAAGAATTGAATAAAATTGATGGAGTTAACTACACCATTTTGAAAGAAGGTGTTATAGAAATTAATTTTACTCCAATTCAATAATTTTTTTGATTTTTGATTTTTTTTGTTCTATCTTTGTAGAAACTTAAATAAGATATGAACATCAAGAATATACACGAAAAACTGATGGAGTCAATCCAACAGATGTTGATTGACACTAAAGTAAATCTACCTTACTATGGTAACTTTAACCTCTTTGTCAATTTTAAAGAAAGAAAGGACATTGATACTTGTGCTGTAAATATGACAGCTAAGGGAATGAATTTCTTTTATAATTCGGAGTTCCTAAATCGTCTGTCTCAGAAAGAAGTGAATTTTATCACTCTCCATGAAGATTTCCATCTTCTTTGGAACCATCCAAAACGGACTATTACGGGTCAGTATGATCACAAGCTGGCTAACATCGCCCAAGATATGATTATTAACCATATTATTTGGGAAGATATTCCACATCGGTACGTTGAGATACCGAAAGACGCTGATGGTAAAAATATGGCGCTCTTTGTACCAAAGGAGTACAACGGTAAACTTATCTTCGAAGAAATTTATGAGTGGTTGCGTGACGAAAAAGAAAAACGTGACAAACAAAAGAAACAAAATCAGTGTCAGTCATGTGATGGCACTGGTCAGAAACAAGATGGTGGCCAAGATCCAAGTGACCAAGATGGTCAAGGTCAAGATTGTCCAGATTGTAACGGTTCTGGTCAAAAAGATGGTGGTCAAGATGGTAGTGGTTCTTATGGTCCATTCGGTAAAGATCCTAGAAATCAGAATGGTACGTTAGATACCTGGTCTCTAGATCAAATACTTGATAACTTGGATAAAAATCAAGGTCAATACTTAGACCAACACCTAGGCGATGAAGTTCCCGAAGAAATGAGGGAAGCTATGGTTAAAGATGCGATGGAAAGATTATCAGCTCGTGGTCTATCTGGTGGTAACATTGAACAAACTCTTGATAAACTTCGTAAGCAAAGAAAAGATTATCTAAAGCATATCAAACGAACCGTGTCAAATGTTATGTTCGGTACAACTAAAACGAGGACAATCACTCGTCCAAATCGTCGTGGTATCATCGGTATCAAAGGAAATAAAAAAATAAAAAATAAAATCAACTGCATACTTGATACAAGTGGTAGTATGGGTGGCACATTCGAGCGTGTATTGTCATACATTTATCGAAATGATATCGAAGTTAATTTGATCGAAGCTGATACGGAGGTAAAGTGGGTTGAGAATATCAAATCCAAAAAGAAATTAGAGTCAATCAAAATTGCGGGACTTGGTGGAACAATGTTGATGCCGGCTGTGAAGTATGTTGAGGATAACTTCAATCAATATAACACACTGATAATCACGGATGGTTATTGTGATAGTCTCGACCTATCAAAACTCCAAGGCAATGTTTTGATGATTACAATTGGAGTTGAGGTACCAATCACTAAATCAAACGGAAAGGTCAAACAAATTAAAGTAGACCTGGATGACTAAAACTATCAAAGTCAACTATTTTACGATAGTTGACTTTTTCCATTTTAAAAGAGTGTTTATCACCATCGAGAAAATTCATTTTATTTCGGTCTATCTTGAAATTTGACATAACAGATAAAAATTCTATGATGGATTTTATACCTTCTTCATCAAAATAAAATTTATACTTTGGATCAAATTTGGAATTGTATCCATTATAGTGACCTACTTTGATCTCACCATTTTTAAGTACGTCGAATGAAAACATTACATTATCACCATAAGTTATATCACACTTACACTTTTTTGGTTCACTAATAAATTGAACATCGAACCCAAGATAATCTGGTTCTCCATCTGACAGAACATTGCCAGTTTTGTCTGGTGTGAAGTGGTGATATGTAATAAAAACCTGAGGTGGAGCCACAGTACAATCAGATTTCATCAATTCGAATTCACCATTCGATGTAACGATCTTGAGTTTTTGTGGTAAAATGTTTTTTAACGAATTGGAGTCAAATAAATTCATTGTTCAATTTCTTCTACGTTTTTCAAATCCACATAATAAATACCATTATTTACAGACACAGCAATTTCGTTATTGTCCGTGTCAATACTTACTATTTTCAAATAATCATCATTATTGTGACTTGGTAAGTCCTTTACTATATTTGATTTTATTCCTTTACGTAATTTTCTAGCGGTTTCAATATTTTCGATATTAAACTTACCATCACCATATTCTTCGAATAATTTCAAAAATTTCAAATTCATTTATTATTTTGATTAGATAATATATATATTTGTAAAACAATTCAATAATGAGATATTACACAACAATTATAAAAGATAGTACTGGTAAAAATTTTTTGGGAATTGAGTTAGATCACAATTCAGTAAAGCCATTCCTAAACCAACTCCAAGAGATACTTGGAGATACATTCGATCAATATACAAAACTTCAACAAGAACGTGATAGTGGTAAATATCACATCACCTTGATGAACGTTTCTGAATTCAACCACACATCAAAAGAAATGGGGTTTGATAAATTTACAAATCAACTTCAACATCTATTCAAAGTCGCTTTTGACGATATCAGATTATTGGGGATTGGATCATCAGAAAAGTCAGGAAATATTGCTTACTATGTTGTTGTGAAGTCTGAATTATTAGATGAGTCAAGAAACACATTTGGATTGAACCCCAAAGATTTTCATATAACCCTAGGTTTTAAATGGAAAGATGTTCATGGTGTACCCAAAAACGAAGTTATCAAATTAAATCAAAGTTTTATGATGAAATTGAAATCGTCATATGTAAAGGAGGGTGGTACATTTGAATTTATCAAGGGTCTAGAAAATTTTGACTACGATTTCTTTAAACAAATCGAACCAATTGAAATAAATGAAACAAATGCTAAATTTCGTTGTGGTATGAGCGATTATTTTCAAGTTTCACTAATTGATAATAGATTATCCATAACAGCAAAGTGGCAGGACACAAATAAATTACCAATTTTATCTAATACATTAGTAGAAAAAAAATTTAAACAAACTCAATAAAATGCTAAGTAAATATTATAGTCTTGATGAATGTTATTCAAAAGACAAAATTTTTGATTATTTGGAAGATCTTCAAAATGAAGAACTGATCGTATTTGAAATTATCGACAGTGATGTTATTAAAATTAAAGACATTGGTCTGAGTGAAAAGCAGATCAAGGAACTAACAACACTTCTCGATGAAAATGATGTTATAGATTATCCAGATTTTGAAGAGTATGATGATGAAGAGGATGATTATGATGAAGATGGATTTAATCCAAATGATGATTACTTTTTATAATGATAACTATAACTCAACAAGCTAGGGATAAGACTGTTGCACTTCTAATAGAAAAGGGAAACAGTATAGAAACACACTTTATTAGAGTTGGTGTTAAGGGTGGTGGTTGCTCAGGACTATCATATGAATTGGATTTTGATTGTGATATCAAACAAGGTGACCAAATATTTGAGAATGATGGTTTAAGGATAGTTTGTGATAAAAAAAGTTTATTGTACCTACTCGGTACCGAATTGGATTATTCTGATGGTCTCAAGGGTAAAGGTTTCGAATTCAAAAATCCGAACGCTCAAAGGGTTTGTTCTTGTGGTGAAAGTTTTTCAGTTTAATTCAGTATATAGAAATTAGAAACATCCTTTTCGACCTCACACTTTGTGATAATTCTATTCATCTCTCAGACATTAAATCTGAGAAATCTGTATTATTTCAAAAAAAAACAAAATATTACTTGACAAGAGGTGATTTTTTTCATACCTTTGTGAAACAAATCCGATAACAAAACACTAACATATTATGGCAACAAAAAATCTCTTCTCTAAAGCTAAGGCTACCGCTCCTAAATCATCTGCTAAGAAAGATGAAAAACTACGTATCAATTTGAATGATGCTGATTTCTTCGATAAGATCTCGATGCTTGAGACACTCCAAGATCGTATGAAATCCGATAAAGCACAGGCAGATATGTTGTCTGATGAAATCAAAGACCTCTCTAAAGAAGAGTGGGTACGTGTCTATGAGAAATCCGGTAAGAATCCTGGTTCCATCTTCGTAGAAACAATTCAAGATGGTAAGACAGCTCAAGTAATGTTTGTTCCGAGTGATAAATACATCACACTAAATGCTGACCGCGCTGAGGTTCTGGTTGAGAAATATGGTCAAGATATTGTTGAAGAAAAAACTACATTCGCATTTGATAATGATATGATTGAGAAATATGGTGAAGTCCTTTCCACTTTGATTATGAATTGTGATGATATCTCAGATGATGATAAGGAGAGAATTATCAAAGCTTCTACATCATATAGTGTAGCTAAAGGAACGATTGATAAAATGAAAGATTTTGGCCCGATTTTCGAGATAGTCGAGGAAATCAAACCAGTAATCTCACTGAAAAATGTTGAAGTTGTTAAAGGTTAAAAAAAAACCCCCACTCATGGTGGGGGTTTTTATTTTATTTGATACTTATTCTACATCTTTGTATTTCAGATGTTTGTTGATTTTTTGTGAGTATTTGATAAATGCCAGTAGGTAGATTTATTTTTATTTGGTTTTCAACTCCATATAAATCACCAGATTCCAAAACTTGTCCTACAGAATTTATTAATTTATAACCAACTGGTTTTCCAGTTTTATTTATTATAAACATCTTATCACTTGCTGGATTTGGCATAATTGAAACATTACCTCCGATTTGTGGTTTAGTACTAGTCGAAGGGTCTAACACATCTGAGTTATTTCTTGGTAAGAGTTTCATATTTGAAAAACTATAAGTTAAGATACCTCTGATACTGATTAATTGTTGTCCAGGTTGTACAACTATCACGGGGACATTCATCGTCCCATCTGTAGTTGCCCAAAGTGGTGAATTAACATAACTCACATTTAATGAGGAGAAACTTGAACTAGCTTGGCGACCTGTTAGGATTCTACAACCACTACTCGGATCATTTACATCGTTACCTACTCTCCACTCACCATTATTTCTCAATTGAGCAGCATCAACATTTGTATCAACTACAAAAAGATCACCAACCGGATTCTGCAATTCAACCAACATACTTTCGTACTTTTCATTGGTCGCGAAATCATAAGTGGTCAATAAATTTGGATTTAATACTGTGGGTGAGGGTGGGGTTTGACCAGTCTGAATGACTTGAACATTCGAGATATTACTAAGTCTAGTCAGACCAAAATATTCCTCAACCACTCCAGTAACAGCAACTCTGTCACCAATAGATAGATTGGTGATCAAACTGCCACCATTGACCCAAATACCGGACCAAGCTAACTCACCATCTTGTTGAATGTAAACATATCCCAAGTTATTATTCTCAGAAGATGCGGTGACTATTCCTCTCAATGTCAAGGTATCTCCAACATATCCAGATCTACCAATAGGATATGGTGTGTATTGTATATCTCTGATAGTACACCCAACATTACTTATCGTGTAAAATAAAGGGACGGATTGACCAGGTACATTTGGTAAAACGGTGGTATTATTAACATTATCTTTAGCTCTAAAATAATACCTAACCAAAGTCCCTACAGGTTGTGGTGGAATTGAAGCTGAATACCTCGCTCCTAGTGGAGTTGCAGTCAATGCTGTATAATTGGTACCGTCAGTTGAATATAAAACTTCAACAGATGTAACTAGACTATCGTCCGTAATGTCAGCAGAGACTATTAATGGGTTCAAGGAATTGGGACAAGGTTGACTTTTTCTCATGTTTCCAATCGATGGTGATGAAGCTCCTTTAGTATAATGGGTCAGACTAAAAGGGTTTATGTTATAACCTCTATTGTTTGGTGAGGTGTTACTACACCCGTTCTTCCAACCCTCAATTACTCCTTTGATAGTTGTATATTGGTCTCCAATGTTGGGTGGTACAAAACCATTTGTTAGTCTTTGTGTTTTAAATCTATCATAAACCCAAATATGATTTTCATTAGCGTCTTTTACTAAGAGTCTACATCTATCACCACTCAAAGTAACATTGACTACAGTGACATTCGAAATTTCAACAAAATTACCCTCTAATGGTTCACCTGTTATGATATGGTTAGCAGGCTGTCCATCACTGTTTAGATTACCATTGAGTTGACCGACAGATACTGGGGAGGATTGTGGTGATGGACCAGGACTGAAACTAATTAGCGTGACTCCATTATCAACTGGTGTGAGTTGAGTTTCGCCATTATTTGCACCTTGAGAACCTAGAAATTCTGTGACTGTACCAACCACTTCGATAGTATCTCCTGCAACAAGAGTGTTGATATCAGTTGGTGTTGTAGCTGATGAAGCTCTTACGGTGATATTTCCGAAAGGCGTGGATGGCGTAGCCGTTACATCTCGAATCCATATCCATCTGGTTTGTCCAGTAGTTTCATTGAGACCACCTGGTGTTACAACAACAGCCCTTACTTTGACTACTTGATTTAAATAAAGAGGATTTGGTCCATCTGTACATGAATCTGGTACAAATTGACCAGACCATCCTTGTATTTCTTGTATTGTGACATTTGGTATTTGAGAAAAACCAAATGAAAAAATAAAAGAAAATAAACAAAAGAGAATATTTTTTTTCATTAATAATTTTTTTTTACAGATTATATTATTACATTTGTGTGTTGTTCAAAGGAAATAAGGATCACAAAAAAAAAACTTTATAAAATTCCTTGACAAGTTCGAAAAAATATACTATCTTTGTAAAACAAAATCAAATAAGAAATATGACAAACTTTATAGACTTATCCACCGTAGCAGATTTCAAAGTAATGCCACAAGAAATTCGTGATCGCATTCAAAACCTTTCATCCCGTGAGCGGAAATACTTCCGCACAATGTGGCCAAAGTCTGGTGTACTCTACATCACTTCTAAGCCAGGTATCGCCAAATCAGCAATCGCTCGTTCAATTGCGGAAAAAATGGGTTTTCGTTATATGGATATGAGACTTTCTATGAATGATGAAAGTGACTTTAAATTCCCATACCTTCGTGAAGAAAATTACGATGGTAAAGACATCAAGGTAAGTGGTACGGCTGTACCAGAATGGGCATATGAGGCTAACCAACAACCAACCATCATTCACTTCGAAGAGTTGAATAGAGCACCTCAATTCGTTAGAAACGCAGCTCTTCAAATTCTACTCGAGCGACAAATCGGAGAATTCAAATTCAACGATGGTGTACTTATGATGGCCTCAGGCAATCTTGGTGATGAAGATGGTACTGATGTTGAAGAGTTCGACAACGCACTCAATAACCGACTTATTCATTATAGTCACACACTTAGTACAACAGAGTGGATTGATGGATACGCCAAAGATAATATCCACAGTGTGGTACTGTCTTACATCAAAGCTTACCCTGAGAAGTTGTATCAAAATCCAACCGAAAACACCAAGGCCTTCGCTACACCTCGTTCTTGGACTTTCTTGAGTGACTTTATCATTCAGAACTTCGGTAAGGAATCAACTCCCCGTGAGTTTATTACAGACTTGATGGAAGTTGCACACGGTTACATCGGTAACGGAGCTCAAAGGTTCATTCAATACTGTCAAGAAATGATTAACATCACAATCCAAGACGTGATTGACCGTTACGACAAGATTGAGAAGGAACTTGATAAGTATAATCGTGACAAAAATTCTGAACTTATCAACTCTTTGAAAGAGTATGAAATCAAGAAGTTTTCCGATAAACAACTTGATAATGTGACTAAGTTTCTGAAGAGAGTTGGTGAAGATGAACTCACAGCATATCTACTACACGTACTCGATAACGTTCCCGACGTTTCGGATCCAAAGGTTAAGAAGTTTATGCAAAGTTTTCGTGATGTGTTGATAAACATCAAACGGATTAACAAACCGACCAAATAAAAATATAATCACACAAGGTCCTTTCGGACCTTGTTTTTAATTCATTTTAAAAAATGTTGAATAATAAAATACCACTCAAATCTAGGTTTAAAAAATTCGGAGGCGAATTTATACCAGATATAATTGAATACCTCAAGGAACAAATTGAACGAGATCCTTACATTACTATTAGCTTAGGGTGTGATTCGGTTCAGAGACATAGGAAAACTTTATATGCAGTAACCTTGATGATTTATAATACTGACATAAGGAATGGTGCTCACGTTGTCTTTTTCAGAGATAACCAAATGAGGGTAAGAGATAATCAAGAAAGGTTACAGAAGGAAGCCTTGATTATTCATGAAATTGCTGAATATTTGAATGAGGAACTTTCCAAATTTTATGTCAGAAAAGATTTGACAGATTTATCTAGAAGAGAATATAAATATCATTTAGAAAGATGTCTTGGTAAGTTTGATTACGTAAAAATGATAGATGAAGAAAATGTAATCAAAAATTTAACATTGACTGAAAATGAAAAACAAGTAAAATTTAACTTGATAGATCTACACCTTGACTTCAATCCAAATGAAGGAAAGGTTGACAGCAGAGGTTACTCTCAAAATAAATCTAATGTGACTTATAAATCTTATGTACCTTGGCTAAGGAGTATAGGCTACAGGGTTTGGGTAAAACCTTTAGCACACGCCAGTACAAGTGCTGCTGATTTACTTTTACAATAATGAAACTTTGAATAATTTTAAAAATAGAACTGTATGAAATTTAAAGAGCTAAAAATCGTTGGTTTGTCTTATAGTAAATCACAAATGGGACAATATATTTTAGTGCTTGGTGAAAAGAAAGGTAGTTTAAAAATCCCTATTATAATTAAGGAACATGAGGCTCAGTATATAGCTTTAAACCTTGAGGGTATCAAAACTCAAAAAACTCCAATATATGAAATCGTCAAAAGTATGACTGATAGTCTTGGTGCTGATATCTTTCAGGCTTCAATTACACACATCCTAGAAGGAATCTTTTATTCAAAAATTCAAATGTCGAATATGGTCGATGAATTCGAGATAAATTGTGGTGTTGGTGATATGGTCTGTTTAGCTTTGAGTTACGGTTGTCCAATCTATGCTAGTTCTGATGTACTTAAAATATCTGGTATTTTGATGGATGATGAAGGGAATATCGACGAAGATCAACACAAGAAAAACACTCAAAAAAATAGAGATTACAAATCTGTTTTGACTGTACCGGATTTGGAAAAATTACTCAATAAGGCTTTAGAGAACGAGGAGTATGAAATTGCTTCTCAGATAAGAGATAGAATTACAGAAATAAAAGAAAAAACAAAATAATGCCGGTAAGTTACATAGGTGGAAAATCAAGAATTGGTAAATGGATAAGGAATTATATTCCGAATGACATTGAAACATACGTAGAATGTTTTGGTGGTATGTATTGGACATTTTTTTGCCTTGATTTATCGAAATATAAAAACTTGAAAACAGTTGTATACAATGACTTCAACCCATTGAATGTAAATGTTTTCAATTGTTTGAAAAACCATAAAGAGTTTTATGACGTGATTAAGACATATAAATCACAAGACCGTGAATTGTTCAATAAATTTCAAAAAGAACTCTTTGGTGGTGATTTTGTTGTAGATCTATCAAAGCCAGATTACCATGCTGCTTGTAAGTATCTCTATCTATTAACACAGGTTTGGTCTGGTACTAATCCAGAAAAGGGTAAATTTATAGATCTGAAGGGGAAATACAATTCCAAATTTGATTCTTTCAAAAAGAAACTACAAAGTCCAAAATGGCATAACTTTTTCGAAAAGATAAATGTAATAGAAAATTTAGATTTTCAAGAGTTAGTCGAAAAATACGATAGTCAAACCACTTACTTTTACTGCGATCCACCGTACTATAAAACTGAAAATTACTATGCTAATCATGAGTTTGGTTTGAGTTCACACGAAAGATTAGCTAATTGTCTTAAGAATATCAAGGGTAAATTTTCACTCAGTTATTATTACTTTGACAAATTAACAGAGTGGTTCCCATCCCAAAATTACGCTTGGGCAAATAGACAATTTTCCAAGGCTGCTATGGCTAAATCAGGTAAAGAACAAACAAAAGCTACTGAACTTCTAATCATGAACTACTAATATGTGGGTAATAATTGCTAAGACTGGTCTAGATAAACATAGAGAAGATATCATTTCAGATATCTTAGATCAAGAACCAAATCTCGAACCAGACCTTTTCATAAAAAAGAAGGGGACAAAATATAATGTAACAGGTAGTATGTCTGAGGCTCAATTTTATAAATTAGAATCCTCTTGTAAAAAACTTATTCAGAGGTTTCAAAAGTCTAAAGCTACAAACATTGTTCCGTACTACGATAAATTTTACTGGGTGAAGGATTATCACCTTTCCTACAAAAAAGTCACCAAAGATGAGTGGAACAAAATGTGTGACAGTGACATAAACTTACTAACACAAAGCTTTCATTATCAGAAGTCTTTAATCGAAAATCGTAGGAAGTCATTCAAATGATGAGGTCTAAAACTTGGGTTAAAGATAAATCTTTTGAGTATAAATCAGGAGATATTGTAAAGTTAGTTAGGAAAAAGAAAAATGGACACCCAAGGACTTTGGATTTCGGAGTCATCTATAAGGTTTTGAAAGTTGAGAATGAAGATTTATATGTCCAAAAATTAGATGAAGAAGAACTACATCTAGGAGATATTCGCATTAAAAAAGTAAATAAAAATTACTTTGCCCCAATTCAAAAGATGAGGGACGAACTAATAAATGACATTTTGAATAATGATTAAGGTAGGTGATTTAGTGATAAAAAATACAGGTGGGAATAAAATGAGAGTTGTTTCCATTGTTGATAATAAAGCTGAGTGTGCTTGGATTACCGAATCATTCAATCAAGATTTTTTTCCAGTAAAAGATTTACTACCACTCAGTGAATATGGATCTCTTTTCACAGAAGAAAAGAGAAACGATAAAATTCAAAGTATATTAAATTGGACCCAATCATAAAAATATTACTGAAGATCCATTATTAGAATTCGAGCTTGGTACAGGTGAAGCATTAAGCCAATATTTGAAACCTTTAGTCGCATTTTGTTTAGAGATAAACATATCATCGACATTCACCCAACCAGCGGTTCCGTCACAGTCAACAACTATTTCAAAGGCCGAATTGTCTGATGCGATTGGGGTTACTCCACTAATATATTCAAAAGCACCACTTGACGCAGCACTTGCAGTTGCCAAAATAATATCTGTTGAACCTGTCCAAGTGGCTGAATTAACTTTACAAACAAGTCTGGGGAAATTTCCACTGTAAGTAGCTCCATCACCTATAACAGATTTTCTTACCCAAACACCAACTGTAATAGTTTTTCCAGTTTCTACTGGCACGTAAACAGGATTTGATTCTATTTTATAAGTTGCATTTAATGGTGATAACCTCAATGAGCTCGGAGAAGTTCTAAATATTGTTAAATCACTACGTATCGTCCCATTAAATTTATATATGAGGTGAGTACCATCAACCTGACCATCTCTAGCTGAGTAAACATAACTAGGTCTACTAAATAAAGTAGTCGGTGATTGAACTTTTGTCGTGGAAAGAAATGAACTATTTTTGAATATCAATTGACTGATAGCGCCAGTTTGAACTAATGATACATCCGCAGTCGAGTGGGTACTCATAATGAAATTTTCAAATGTAATTGGTACTAGGGGGTTTAAAGACCTCACTCCTATTGGTGAAGCTTGCGTTGGTCCACCATAAAGGGTTGCACCTAAGAACCTAAAATCTCCAGATACGGATAAGTTAACATTAGCAGTTGCATTTGAAAATGCTTCAAATTGTCCAATTATCCAACCCCAAGAATACCCAGTACCCGCCGCTCCCGCAAATCCAAACTGAGCGTTTAAATACATTCGATTATTGGATATGTCATGTTGCTCACCGATATTGGTATAAGCGCCAGAATTCGGTGCAAAACTAATTCCATTAGTAGTGTTACACTTAAACACAGAATTTCTAATTATGATAGGACCAGTATCATAAGAACTATTATTTCCGAATAAAATACCAGATCCAGCGGAAGCGATAAATCTACAATTATCTATGGTGAAAGCATTGTTAGCACTTGGATAAGACCAGTTACTGACAGCCCTTATACCCCAAGAGTTAGTAAACTTTACAGTTGATTGTGTACTACTAACTAAGTTACCTGCTCCAAACATTGAGTTATAGTTGTGAAATACACAATCATCAAAACTCATAGTCACACCTGCCGGAATGGCACTATCGGTTATAAGATTTCTTGAGCTACTACCCCAAAAAGAACATCCTACAAAATTTATTAAACTAGTCGATGTTGTTTCGGTTGCTGAATTTGATATTGCACCAAAATTAAATTCAGTATAATCCATATCGATTGTTATTTGACCATTATAAGTATGTAAAGAATCAACGGAGCTACTTAGCCCCCCCACAATCTTAACATTTCTAGTCAAATTAATTATTTCACAATCTGTATTAGCCCATATTGTTTTTGCATTTGATAATGTTCCAGTCAAGGTTATTGTTGTACCGGAAGCCGTTGCCGACATTGTAAGAAAGTTAAAACCAGCGGAACTATTTGTGGTTGGAGCAATAACGATGTTGTCACTTCGATTCCAACCAGTCGAAGTTGAAGTTGTTATTGATGAAGTACCCAAAGAAGCATTAGATCCAAGTAGTGCTCTACCACTTTTGGTTGCTCCATAACTATACAAATACCCAAATTGTCTAACATTAATTTGGAATTGATTGTTAGTTGACATTGTAAACCTTATCAAAGCTGAAGAACTTGATGGGATCGGATTTCCAGAAGTACCAATATTCAATATACCTCCACCCCCAATATTTATAGCACCATTACAAACCAATTGATATGATGTACTTGCACTTATACCAAAGTTAACAATTCCCCTTCTACCAATTTCAAGAGATGGAAAAACAGCACTTGCACTTCCAAAAATTGTGGAGGTGGTGTTATTCATTGTAACCGTGTAGTCAACACCAACTCCGGCAGCAGTGTGTTCTCCAGCAACAATTAGTGTGTCTGTAGAAGATGGTGTAGCATTTGTTGAAGTTACTAAACATCTTATCCAGTTTGAACCAATTAAAGAATGCCCAAGTGAAACCTGTGAGGTCACTGATGTGGCTGCTTGAACATTATATGCAGTAGCAGCTAACAATGTAACCGGTGATGCAAACTTGAAATAACACCAATAAAAGGAGGTTGGTACTGAAAGAGTGGTTAGTGGTAAATCAGAAACATTTAAAGTAACTGTAGTACCAGTAACTGCAGATCCACCAGTAGATAACCTTATAGTTATAGTACCACTTGGACTAGCTACTCTACTCGTTACCTTTACTGCGATCCCTTCTACTGTAATAGCACCTGGAGTAAATGCACTAGAAGTTTGAAAGGTTGTTATAAGTGTTGTAGCACTAGTTTCTGTATTCGCAAATGATGTTGGATCAACTACTTTCCAAGTTGTTGATGTTGTCCAATCGCCTGATTGTACTGAAAATAAAACCGCCATTATAAATTCTCCCAATAGGTCGTAGCCTCATCAATTGAAAGCTGCTTCCATAGTTCTATATTTTCGTCAGTTACCTTATCATCAGTAACTGATATTTCTTTGAAATAATACCTACCATCTTCATTATCTACACGAATGAAACATTCATAAAATCCACCATATTGGTAAAAATTTGCAATCGAAGCTGTCATGTTCTTTTTCCTATTAATTCTACCAACCCCGTAGAAGCCATAAAATATAAATGGGTTCTTGAATTAGCTGTGTAATTTAGATCTGTATCAATATCACCAGTATTATACTGCGTATCATATGATAAAGTTCTTGAACCAGTACCATCTTGTGTAACAATTACACCAAAATATTTTACATCAGTCCCTGTTGGCATATTAGTTGGGTTTTCTAAAGTTCTATTACCTCCCAATGTAACACTAAATATGGAACTATTAGAGTCGGTTATATCAATCGAAATTGTAGCGGCATCTATCAAAACAGTAGGTGTGATACTTCCACCACCCCCACCACCTGATCCGGCTGGTCCTTGTGGACCAGTTGGGCCCTGAGAACCAGTTGATCCCTTAGCCGATAATTGATCCCACCCATTTGCTACAGAGGGTGTTACGGACAAAGGTCCCCCCGAATTATTATACCAGGTCTCACCATTATAGGTGACTATATCACCCACAGCATAAATACTTGGTGGTGCCTGCCAGGTACCTTGAAAATACCAATCTGGAGTTGTGCCACTATCACCTGCTGGACCTGTTGACCCCTGAGGGCCAGTGGGTCCTTGGGATCCAGTTGCACCAGTAGCACCTCTAGATCCTTGAGAACCAGTTGCACCACCGGATAATTCCGAAATAGTATAGATAGAACCACTCGATAATGTACCACCACCTGAAACGAATGTTAAACCCCAATTCCAAGTAGGTGTAGGAATACCATGAGAAGTAAGACGATATATGCCATAATTTGAAGAATTTCCTACTTCTGATATTTGTGCAGTTATTGGCTTTGGTGCCAGATAGTCAGTGAAAATATTCACTAACCAATTATAGATAATATTTCCATAAATATCTGTAGGATATCCTGTAGGGGATGGTGGTGAATTGAAACTAATACTTGAGATAGAGCTAAAACTATAACCACCTGATGTACCAAAGTTAACATTAAAACTACCAGTCGCACTTGGTGTGCTCGAAGCGGAAGATCCAAATGAAAGCCTTACTGAATTTGGACCGTCAGATCCTGTTAATCCAGTCGATCCTTGTGGACCAGTAGTTCCTTGAAATCCAGTTGATCCCTGAAAACCTTGAGGTCCTTGTGGACCAGTAGCACCAATTGACGATATAACTAATATAACTTCGTGATTGTTTGGAAAATTAGTATATCCAAGACCAGTAGCAGTCACTAAACTTACTGGTATCTCTACATAAGTATTTGGTACTATAGTCAATGATCCATTAACTAACCATTGTTGGTAAGAGGTAGAATCATTTCTATCTTGGATAATTATTTTATCACCAGCAGATATTAATTCTAAAAATATATCTACATCATCTCCTGACTCATCTATGTGTGACACGGATAATGCAGTAGCTGATATTTGTGTTGGGTTATTCCAAATTATATATCCTGTGGGTGCAACGTAACCATCTACAAAATAAGAACCTGTTACATATGACTCTACAGTTGAACTAGTAATTGCTAAATAGTTGAAAAATTGATTCGACTGTCCTTTTTGACCCTGAGGACCTTGTGGACCTGTATTTCCTTGAAATCCTTGTGGACCAGTAAATCCTTGTGGTCCGGTTGTTCCTTGGGTTCCTGTATTTCCTTGTGGACCAGTGTTTCCTTGGGTTCCAGTCGAACCTTGGGATCCACTACCTTGCGGACCTGTTTCACCTTGTGGTCCGGTTGTTCCTTGGTCACCAGTAAATCCTTGTGAACCAGTTACACCCTGATAACCTGTAAATCCTTGTGGACCTGTTGAACCTTGACTACCGGTGGGTCCAGTACTTCCGGAACCTGTTCCGCCACCCGCTGGACCTTGAGGACCTGTCGTACCCTGGGGACCGGTTGTTCCAGAACCTGTACCACCAGTTGATGGTTTAGCCTCCCATCTCGAATTTGTGCCACTCCATTGTAGAACATCACCATCGTTTGGAGTTGTATAAAAGACATCATGTAATTCTTTTAATTCATATCCAGTATCAACCTTGACAAATATTTTCCCATTGTTTTGATGAGCATATACCACATATCCAACAATTATTATGTGATTTGGAGCCTGTGGAATGACATTCGTTATACCACCTGGTACACTAGATGACAGATATAAAACATCTCCATCGGACCAAGATTCGCCATGAAAACTAGTAGCCGTGGTATTTATACCGTTAACAAGTCCAAAGGTAGTTATAAAACCTTCCTCATTATTTAATATTGTTTCAGTTACTATACCTAGTGTAGTAGTTGAGTCTGGATCATTATCACCTTGTGATAGAACAACTGCTAATCTTTGACCTTGAGAACCACCCTCAGTTGTTATACGTATCCTAACTACCTTATATTCTGATTCTAATAAATCACTGCCCGACTTATTAACTACTCTTACTACATTCTCTTGACCAATTTGAAGATTGACATTACCACCCTTTAAACCTAAATTTAATGTACCATCAGTATCATTCCAATAAAGTCGACCTGGTGATGAGATAGATGTGCTCTGTGTGTAAAAATCTATATAATCTAAATTGGTAATCTCGTGGTTCAACATATTAATTGATGTTGAAGCGGTATTTCCCTGTGTCAAAACAATTGACAGTGATGGTGTAGGACCGAGTGGACCAGTCACTCCTTGATATCCTTGTGGACCAGTCACTCCTTGATATCCTTGTGGACCACCAGCGGGCCCAGATGGTCCAGCTGGACCTTGATTACCAGCACCGCCACCAATAATTATTGTACCACTTAATGTAGCACCAAAATTTATATCGATTGAATATGTGGATGTGTGTATAATGGAAGCGGGAAAGATATTGTTTCCCAAATCATCAATAATTTGAACCAATGGATAAGAACCACTACTGTGTGTGACAGTTATATTATCAACAAGTATGAATGGGATATTTAATGAAGGAGCAGCTGAAGGACCAGTAACACCCTGTGATCCGGTAACACCTTGTATTCCTGTAGATCCTTGTGGTCCGGTAGATCCTTGTGACCCATCTATACCAGTAGATCCAGCATCTCCTACTGGTCCTTGTGGGCCAGTAGGACCCACATCTCCTTGAGGTCCAACTGAAACAGAACCTATTATAGAAAAAAGTTCGTTACCAAACCCATCATAATAGGTATCACCTATTACTTGCACTAATCTACCATAAGTTGAGGACACCGTTTGACCGGTTAAACTATATGTCATATCCTATTATATATTAACAATAGTCCCTTGGAAAGGGATACTAAATATATACGGTAATGGCGACTAAAGTTTTTCTTGAATGGGAAAATGTTAATTTTACTTGGGATAACCTAGATATGTTATGGGAAGATGTTGCCATACTAATTGAGGTAGGACAAGTCGTAAAAAAAGGTGGTGGTGGACTTGCTGAATATGTCCGTGGTAATCCTTGGGATGTTACAAAAAGAGAATTAGGTGAGGAGAAAACTAAAAAATTCATTAAGATATTTTGTAGAGTAAATAATTTGGATTTTGAGGAAGTTATTGAACCGAATTCGAAAGTCAAAGTCACGGTCGAACAAATGGAAAAAACGCTTAATGAGTCTCTTAAAATAGGCGTAAAAATTGACTTTTAAAAATAATATATAATCTTATGGAAAACAAGGACATTATCAACTTTTCTAAATTCTTTGAGTCATCTGGTAAGACCAATACATTCAAAAGAGAAGATTTTTCTGATTTTTTTGTGAATGATAATGAAACAGAAACAGAAAATGAATCCAAGAGTGAGATAGAATTCGATCCTTCTAAAATATTCAAAATTGAAGAACCTGAGTTACAAGAACCATTTGATCCACCCATCAAACCAGAGGAATTTGTCATTGACGAAGAGGATCCTGAGGAACTTGATTTTGAAGAATCATTACCAGAACCCAAACATAAAATTAAGGAAAACGTTTCTAATGACGATTTCTATGCTGTTTATAAAGATAAATCGGAAAATTTCTCTTGTGATGTTTTAGTTGAAGGTGCTAGTATAAATGACACTCAAGCAAGACTTATTTTAGAATCTGATGATTGGACTTTAATGTTCGAGGGTGATATTGATAGAAATGGAAAATGTACTATACCTATCAAAAAACTTAACATCCTTAACGAAGGTACTATGGGTAGAATTAGATTGGAGGTTATCGCTGATAATACTGTTTTTATTCCTTGGGAAGATGATTTCAAGGTAAAGATGAGTAAGAGAGTAACGGTTCAGGTTAATGAAGGTAGGAGAAATCAACCAGTACGTCAAAATAGAGAATCCAACGTCAAAGTTAAACTTAGATAATGAAACATCTTCTTAGATTTGAAGAATTAAGTGAGGGGGCTCTACCTAGAAAATCAACAGTATCACAACTGAAAAGATTGAGGAAACTCACCAAGGGCACCGACATCGGTGATAAAATTTCCGATATGAACAAACAAGGTGCAAATATTCATTACATACACAATCCTGTAGATACTGGTGTAGAATCATATGAGGACTATATTAGTAAAGCTGAACCACAAAAAATTGTATCTAGTAAATCCAAATGATTATTAAAACATTTGAAAAATTTATTCTTTTTTTGGAAAAGGATTCGAAAATGTATGAGTATGGGTGTTTGATGGTTTATTTAAATTTACCATATTGGGATCAATTTTTATCAAAAATCCAACCTGAGGACTTATATCAAACAGATAACGATAGGTATGGTTTAGAAACAGAACCACATTGTACTATTTTGTATGGTATACACTCAGATGTAAATGATGAAGATGTATTCAAATTATTTGATGGAATTAAAAAATCCGACTTTGATTTATCGATAGATGGTATTGATTGTTTTTATAATAAAGACTATGATGTTTTGAAAATGAATGTGAAATCTGAAAAACTAAATGAATTAAATTCTCTCGCAAAATCATTACCACACACATCACATTTCCAAGACTATAAACCACATTTAACTCTAGCTTATTTACAAAAAGGAGAAGGAAGAAAATACATAGATCCAACTTTCATGATGGAAATTAATAGTATTGACAAAATAGTATATTCTAAACCAAGTGGTGAAAAGATTGATATTACCCTTTTATAGGATTTGGATGGTATATTCCAAATATTCTAACAACCGAATCGAGACCAGAAAAAACTGGTAAGAAACCAAAACTTTTACTCCCCACCAACTATAAATATTAACCATACGAAATACGTATTGGTATAAATAAAAATTAATAAAAAAATTATGGCAAATTTAAATGAAATGGATGATTTATTTGGAGGCAATCTAGACAGTAAAATGGACTTCCTAAATGAAAAGAAAAGTGTAAATGCTGATGGTATTTATCGTATTGATCTTACCAAAGCAAAAGACAAAAAGAAAGGATATAAATCTATTATTAGATTTCTACCCAATCTGACCAAAGAAGGAAAAGTTGGTCAAGCCGCAATTGAAAAAATTGCACATTATGTAGACATCAAAAATCAAAAAGAAATCTCTGGTTGGTTTGACTCAGCTAAGAACTTCAATGAGAAATGTCCACTTACTGACCTTTATTACAGTATGGTTAATTCTAAAAACGCAATTCTCCAAGAGAAGGCAAAAAGTCTGAAATACACCAAGAAATACTATTCATATTGTTTGGTTATTGAAGATGAACAACAACCAGAACTAGTCGGTAAAATTATGATTTTCCAATATGGAAAAACTATTAAGGATAAAATCGCAGCTGAGCGAAATGGTGAAATCACTGGTGTTCCTTGTAACGTATTCGATCTTTCTCAAGGTAAAGATTTTGTAATCCTCGTTAAAGAAATTTCTACTGGTGATGAAAGTTATCCAGACTATAAGAACTCTATGTTCAAACCAGAAATGACTTCTCTCCCAATCTACAACGAAGAGAAGAGTGTTTTCAAAAATGTACCTGTATCTGATGGTAAAGTTGACGCTAGGGCTCAAGGTATGGTTAAAGATTTCCTTATGAAGAGGGATCACGACTTAGAAGAATTCGCACCAAAGAAACTTACCGATGAGCAGTTAGTTAAAGTAAATCAGATCACTGCTTATCTTACTGGTAAATCAAGTGGTAATTCTTTCTCAAATGCACCGAGTTCAGATGATTTTGAACTAGAGGGTATGGTCACTTCTGGTACTAAAGCCACAGAAGATGAGGATGATTTTTTCTCTGATTTCTAATAAATAAAAAAAGGGGGAGTGTTTCTACACCCCCCTTTATAATTTTTAATATGAAAAATCGAAAATTCAAAGACTTGTCTAATGATCGAGTTGTCAAGGTAACTGATCAATTCGAAGACATCATAATTTTAGATGGTAAAAATAAAATTAGAATGAACCAATTACTAGATAAAAGACTTTTCGAGGAATATGTTGATCCATCATCTTTCTTCAATAATGAGGGTTTGATAAACTCTTTTGCGGAACAGATTAAAAAGATACCGTTAGACGATTGGAATAATCGAATACCGGCCGAAGAAATGGGTTACGAAAATAAAGATTTATATCCCAATATGAATGAAAGTGCTGTTGTACCATATGATCCAGAAATCGAAAAACAAGAATTATTGAGAAAGGCTCAAACAGTTTACAACATGGGTAACACAAATGACCTATTGCAAAAACAAAAAGAATCTCTTAGGGATATACTGGAAGAAGACGATGAAATATCTCAAACTATAACAAACACTCAGAACATCTCTGTTACATCACAACAAGTTAGGATGGAAAATATACAACAAGAAACAATACAAGAAAAGAAAATGGATCCCATCCTAGAAATGTTTAAAAATGTAAAAAGGAACACAAGTTTCAAAATAGAGTTCACTGTTGAAAATAAAATACCAAGAGTTGACTTTATCGAAATGATGGAAGATTCTTACAATACTAGTATCATAGATTTTTTAGCTCAGGAATTCACAGATGATATCCTCAGAGATCCAACAATTATCAAGGAAAGAATCAAGAAAAAACTAACTGACTTGGTATACCCAGAGGTCGAAAATTTAAAGAAAAGTCATGATTGAAGAAAGATTTATTGCAGCTGCCAGAGAAATAAGAAAAAAATACAAACAGTTATCTGATGAACTAGATAATCATAAAGGCGATTTGAAAGAATTGACCAATTATTTACAAAATAAAATTGATGAATTAAATTCTTTCAAAGTGGAACTAGCCAAAAAGAAGATAAAGACAAAGGAGGAGATTTTTGAAGTATCCAAGGAATTATTGAAAAAAATGTCCGAAATAGAAACCCAAGAAAAAAATCTGTCAAAAAAAATTGATGAGGTTGATACAAGAATGTCAAAACTTCGTGATGAAGAAACTACATTAATGGTGAAAATGAGAGAAAAGTATCCAGAAAAAACACCCGAAGAAATAAAAGATGAACTTCACTCTAGGATCTAAACAAAAACCCTCAAATTGTTGAGGGTTTTTTAATTTTAATATATATTCAAAATCATTTTTTATAAGTGAGAGTTTCAAAATTTGTCAAAGCACACAAGGACATTTTAGTTGAGTATATCTATGACGATGGCAATAACATAAGTGAAGGCTACAAAGTTTTAGTAAATTCAAGAGAAAATACTTATTCTTTTGTATCTACAAAAACATCTGGTTCTAATAACACAGAATTGAACCAATTGTTTCCTTTGGATAGAGTTACAGACTACTATGGTATAGTCGATACAAAAAACTATAGTTTTCTACAATATAAAGATTATTCGGCTGGTTTTCCAATAAGATTTGATACCATCAAAATACACCTACCAATAAATTATACTTTCGGTGAGTATTTGGGTTGTTATATTAGAGTTTATACTCTAGATACGGATAACAAAAAAGAATATAGTCTAAGTAATTTCTATTATGATCAAACAAATGTAGAACTATCTAAGATCATAAATTTTACAGCACCACCACTCAGATTTCAAGAAAAACTTTGGGGTAAATCTTTAGATATAAATGTACCATCTGCTTATTTTGTCTCAAGACAGATCAGTGGAATAGCTCCAAAAAACAACACAGTTAATGCAAATTTAACAAATGGTAAGGGTTTAAGTCAAACTGCTCCAATATTCATAGATTTTTCTTTTATAACTAAGAAAACAACGATTAATTCTATAACATCATACTATCTGACAACTCCGAAAAAAATAAGTTTTGCACAAACGCCAGAATTCGAAAACTTAGGAGTTAAAATAGAAGAATCCGTGAATGGTGACTTTTTCGAGATATATGGGATATTTAATGGTTCGTTAGCAGATTTCAAGAAATTTATTGATGACTCTAGACTTCAAGGAAAAAGGTTTCATGTGGAATTTGATATCACACTTTTCGAACAAAATATTAGAGGCAAATCTATCAATGTAACAGTAACATCAAATTTTAACGAAAAAGTAGAATATAGACCTATAATAAAATACACAACCACTACCGCTGTAATAGATGTCGAAATGAGATTAGTTGATACTGTAGACGATTCAATCATTTATAGGAGAGCATCTTACGGGATGTTACAAGATGAGGTCAGTAAGTATAGTCTGAACATGACCAAAATCAACATTTCAAGGGCAAACAAACCAAAAATTTACGGTCTGAAGAATTTGACCACAAACTCTGGAGATATGAGTGGTCTTTTAGGGAATAGAATTTTTCTAGAACCAATTAGAGTTGACAGAACGGTTCTAGTGGATAAATTTAATCTAATAGCAAAGAGTGATAGTGTTAATGTAGGCAAGAATGTATTTTATGGTTTGGGTAAATTGAAAATTGTGTTACAACCATTTGATAACACATTATTGTTTATAATAGCACGAGACATATCCACTGAGCAAACACCTGGTATAAATAATATTGGGGATCTAGCATTTGTTAAAGCTCCAGAATACTTGGATATGAGTAATATGGGGGAAATAAGTTTTATCATAAAAAATGACACACTCAAATTTGAAACTGGTTTGTATGAAACATCTGGTTCAATAGACTTGACAAGGGGACAATGTGTTTTCAGAATACCCGAATCAAAAATGAGGGACATAAAGAGTATATTTGAGAGTGGAAGAAATTTATTTTACATAACAAGTAAGTTGAATTCACAGACCGCTGTGATTTATTCAGGTTTATTCGATATATTTGATAGTCAATCTAATATTGATACAATAAATGCTGAACAAATTGATATTATTAGGAGTGTGGAGCAATCAGAGACACTTATAGACACGTATAGTCAAAACACAGCAATAGTCTACAGAAGAAGGATTACCACACCTACAGCTACGGGCGCGACCTCTAGCTCCACTAACTCAGTTACAAACTCTTCACTACCAGCGACAACAAAACTAGAAGGAGTGACCTATACAATCAATCAAAATTCATCACTTTTAATCGATGGATATGAGTGGACCACACAACAAATTAAAACTGCACTCGCGCTAGATACAAATCCTATTGGACTATCATTCAGAACAGACAGTTTATTTTCATCAGACAAATTCTTGGATACTCTTTTGGCTCTATCAAAGAAATTACAAAATCTATTGACCACCACAGAAGAAAAAACGAAATACGAACAGACGCAACAAAATTTCAAAAATACTAATCCATAATGAGGTTATCATCACAAAATTCACAATTCGTATTCAATTTACCATCTGATTTTTTACCTGGTGAAATTATTAGCACATATAAACCAATACTAGAAAAAAATTGGGTCCAATATGAAAATGTAATTGATTATCTGAATTCTACGATCAAATCTGTGTCTTACCCAGGATTAAATATCACCACACCCGAACAAACCTTAATACGTGGTAAAAAAAGATCTTATAAACCAGCAACCAACGTTCAAGACATTTTAACATCTAGAGAAATAGACATAACCTTCCGTTCAGTAGACGCAGATTTAAACTATTGGATTTTATATGACATATTTATTAAACATTATTTAGATGTAATAAATCTTTATATAAATCCGTTTGTATTGACAGCGGTAGATATATGGAGAGATGCCATCTACAGAATAAAGTTTTATGAAATAATAGCGATGTCTTTGAGTGAAAATAAATTTGACTATAGTCAACAAAAAGTTAATGCAAAGGATTTCACTATAAAATTCAAATTCAATTTTTCTGAGGTTGAATTCCTACTCAACAAATCCAAAGTTCTAGAACTCGGATCAGTTCCGAAGATTATCCAAAGGCTTTGAACCAACCTTGTATAACTGCACGTAATCACTACAAATTCCAAAACATTTACTGAAATCATCATCAAAAATTTCTGGTAGTACGGCAATACTATTGATAATTGGTTGTTTACCAGGGTATACCCACATAAATTTTCGAGAGGTTAGTGTTAGTGTGTCTTCTTGATGCCAGAAAAAGTTCAAATCAAAATTCAGAGACAACAAATGACTAACAAGTGGTGTATTTTTACAGTGTATCCACAAATTATTTTGTCTCTCTAAAATCCAATCTAAACTTATTGGTGTTTTAGGCTCATCATGACCCAAATAAAGAATATCATCAACAATCCATAGATCTATTTCAACATCAAATCCTTGTGACAAGGCATCATCTATATAATCTTGTTGATTTTCTCTATCCGAGTTTCTTCCGTTAGTATTTCCCCTATGAGATATGTATTTCATTAAAAAATTCTATAAGCTAAATCTTCATGAAAATTCTTTACACCCCATTTTTCGATTGCTGCCAAATACTCTTTTTCAGTAGTGTGTCCATCGATAGATTGTCTCATCGCTCTACCACCAGCTAGTGTGCCCATCGGGTGACCATGCATCGCACCACCAACATTAGCCATCCAATCATGTGATTTCAGATACTCATTGACGTACTGAACCAATCCTGGATGCATTCCACAACTCAAAGCTGGAACGACATTATACTTCCATAAAACCTCAAGGGCATCTTTGAGTTCGGTATCATCTTGGTTCATATATCCACCAATCATACCAGCGTGAATTGAATCAACACCGGACCATCCAGCAATCTTACAAAGTACAGGCCAGTAAATGTGATTTGGAGCACGTTTATCGGTGAAAAACTTATCACCACTTTTCTGAAAATGTATCCAAAGGTTTGGATTTTGTTTTCGAATTGCTCTAAATACCCCCAATCCACTCCAAACATTTATATGAATTCCGGTTCCACCTTCTTGAGCAACAAAATTAGCTCTTTCGAGAGCATATGGAGAATCACCATTTATACAAAAGGTATAAATTACATCAGGTGCATTTTTTTGTAACCAGTTAGAAATTAAAGGAACCCTTTGTTTTAAAGAACAGTGGTTTGGATCTCCAAGTAACTCATCTTCTTTGATAAAGTTGACACCACCATCTACCATCTCCTTGACAGCTTCTAACAGTATTGTTGGTGACATTCCAACCTTTGGTTTGATGATACCACCGAAAAACGGTTTTTCATGTGTGTTGGAATATTTTCTAAAACCATCAATACCATACGCAGGTTTCAGTCTAAAACTGTTTTCAATATCTTTTGGTAATTCAATATCCAAAACATGACATTGTTCGATTTCTAATATATCAACCTGACCACCAGCAATATGACATAAAATTTGTGAAATACCATCTTCCTCAAGATTGATGTTTTCAAAAGGGAAAGCGATTTTTACTATTCCCTCATTCTTGGATTTTAGTACACTCTCATCCTCTAAAATAAAACAAGAATGATCCAAAAACATTTGGTCGGTCTCCCAAACACTTCTATTGTTTGGATTACCAATGCTTTGACCTATTGCCAAATTCCAAGCGGCATCTCTAAGTGAAGTTTTACCTTTGAGGAAGTATGTAACTATGAAGTATTTGTCGTAATCTATAATATCAGTAAATATATTGACCATTTATTTTTTTTATTTTTATATTAAAAACCTAGCATAAGTTTAATCTCCATCACTGAGTGATATTTTTTTTGTTTTTGATAGGGCTGAACCAATTACTTGGTGCATGTCATAATATTTATATTCCGCTAATCTTCCACCAAAAATAAATTTATTATCATCCATTGATAATTTTTTATATTGATCATAAATTTTATTATTTGTGTCATCATTGATCGGATAATAAGCTTCATTGTTTATCGAAAAGTCCTGTGGGTATTCTTTTGTAATTATGGTATAATTAGTATTTTTGAATTCGAAGTGTTTGTGTTCGATTATTCTAGTCCAAGGTATGTCTTTATCGGTGTAATTCACACCAGCCACTCCTTGATAGTTATCTACATCAACTAATTCGTTTACAAACTTGAGACTTCTATATTTTAACTTACCGTACCGGTATCCGTAAAACTCATCTATCTTTCCAGTGAAAACTATTTTTTTAGCTATACCATTCCAATAATCTTTACTATTGAAATAGTCAACATTCAATTTAATCTCGATTCCATCTAATATGTTACTCACCATCTGTGTATATCCACCGATTGGAATTCCTTGGTACAGATCATTAAAATAATTATTATCGTAATTAAATCTGAGTGGTATTCTTTTTATAATAGATACAGGTAAATTTTTTGGATCCGTACCCCATTGTTTGTAGGTGTATCCGTATATGAGTTTTTCATAGATATCTTTACCAACATTACTTAGAGCAAACTCCTCAAGATTGTTACAAAATTCAAAATTTATTAAATCTTGATTGATCTTTTTTCTGGCCTCGTTTGGTGTAGTAACCCCCCAAAGACCCTTGAAAGTGTTCATATTGAAAGGTAGATTATAAAGTTGATCCCCATATCTTGCTAATGGTTCATACCGAAAATTATTGAAACTTATAAATCTGTTTACATAATCCCAAATACCTTTGTCAGATGTGTGAAAGATATGTGGTCCGTATTTGTGAACATTTATACCATCCAAATTTTCAGTAAATACATTCCCCCCTATATGATTTCTTTTGTCTATAATCAGACAACTTTTACCTCGATCTGTCATCTCTCGAGCAAATACAGCACCAAATAACCCACATCCAACGATCAGATAATCGTATTCATATTTCATATATAAAAAATTTAAAATGATTTGATGATATATGCTGTAGGTGCTATGAAATTCAAGTTCTTCACTTTAAGTCCCCTTTCTTTAAGAAATCTGTCGACACCAATAGACTCGCTCCACTTAGAGTGAGCATATTCATCAAATACTACTATACCACCAATTGAGACATAATCCCAAAGGTTTACTAAAGTGTTGTAAGTAGGAACTTCTAAATCGAGATCAATGTATAATATTGATATTTTCAAACCAGGATTATCATCAACATATTTTTTTGATGTTATAGATATATCACCTTTAACAAGTTCGAAATCTGTTTGTTTGAAACCGTGTCCTTTAAGGTTCTGTTCTAAGTATAATTTATAATCTGAATTATGCTCAAAATTTCTTCCTTGGAAAAGCGTATCCATGGTTTTACGTTGAACCTCATCATTTATTGTTGATAGAAGTTGAAATGTATCAAACATATCAAACCCAACAACTTTCTTTATGCTATTTGGATTTAACACTTCTTTCAATTTCAGAAAAGTGTAGAGTCCAGATCCCTTGAAAACTCCACATTCTAGTATGTCACCTGTAATATTTTTTACTTTATTATAGATAAGTGTTCTGGCAACGAGTTTCTGAAATACTTTTCTATCATCACTAATTATAAAACCGTTAAAATCATCAAAAATTTTTTGGGTTGTTGAAATCATCTCTATAGTTTTTATATCCATAAATTTTCAAATTATATATTTGTCACCGACAATCGAAGGTGATTTTATTACTAAAATATTACAATCGGTCAGAAATATAGGATCAGCAATCTCATTTGGTCTTAATATAAAAATATCATCCTTTTTTAATTTACGACCTTGAATGATCATCTTTCCCTTTAGAATAAGGTTAATCTCCGTTGCTAATTTATGAAAATGGGTTGGCCATTTTTCGCCCTTTTTGTGTGTGAGGATCCCGACTTCAAAATCACCTTGTTTAAAACAAGAAGGTTCGAAGTCACCAATAAACCAACCTCTGTGAAAATTATTGAGTTTGAATGTTTCCATTTTGTAGATATTTTTTTAAATCGTCTGGAGTACCAATAGGAAAGTGTTGATTAAAAAGGTATATACCGATTTTTTGATTATTTTTGATTAGATAGTTATATGTTGGTGCAACATAATATTCACCATTTGTTTTGTCTTCATTTTTTACCATTTGTTCATAAGATTCAAAAAAATCCGAGGCTTTATTCCAATAATGCAACCCGTTTGTGGCTAAATTAGATATTACTTGTTTTTCCTTCACATCTTTGACTAAATTATTTTCGTCAATTTGAACATAAGAATTTTTTTGGTGGTTGGATATAAAACATCCAAAACATCCATCAAATTGCCTAGCATATCTGATAAATAAATCTAAATTCCAATCTTTTATTATTTGGTCACAGTTTGTTATGATTAATTCTGAATTAGGATCAATCGAATCTTTGGCTAAATAAGCTGTCGAAGCAGGTCCCTCTGTCGTATAATCGATTTCTATTACTTTCGATCCAAAAGATTGGAAACTATGTCCCTTTCTTCCAATGACTGTTATATCAATTTTTTGATCTACAAAATTATTGATTACGTGCTCGATCATATTTCTACCATCCCAAGAAATCAAAGGTTTTGGCTCGATCCACTCAGAATTAATAAATCTAGTCCCCCTACCCGCAGCTAATATAATTAAATTTATTTTATCCATAGTTTATCTATAAACACCAATGTGAATTGAACAATGTTCGACTACCAAGTCATTAATTTTCTCTAGGTGAACTTTTAAATTAGATTCATCATAACTAGCATATTGGTTGGTCTTAATAATTTCGGGATAATTATCATATACAAGACTATACTTTTTCATTGCTTCTGATGTTCCAATTGCAAATAAATTTGAACACCCATGCCCATCAGGCCAATCGTATCCTGGATTTACCAAAATTAGTTTGGGATTTTCGTCTATCCGCTTTTTTATATTTTCCCAATCAACTATGGTTTTATCCCATTCAACGTCATGATCCATCCTATATTTGATTGCGTATTTATAAGATACATTATTTTCATTTTCATACTGTTCTTTGACCTCGAATGCTTTTTTTATAGAATAAAACTGTGACCACGATGACCAAACTTTGTTTATGGGATTTCTATATCCTGGTGAAACGCTAGTATTTTTATAAAAGTCGGTTTTATCATAATCCTCAATTATGTATTTTTTAGGTTTATATAATTCAACGAATTGTGTCGCGTCATGAACTTTACTTTGCTTATTTTCCCAACCCATCTGGTCTCCCCAACTACTCAATAATTTATCATGTTGCCAAATATGACCAAATACGTCATATTCAAGCCCATTAAACAAATTTAAAAAATCCTCATATCCCTTCTCGACACACCTTGGTTGTCCACTAAAACAAATTCCAAAATCCTTTATAATTTTTTCCATTAAATCTTATATGAAATATATCATTTGAGTTTTTAAATTTAAAAAACTTTTCTCTGATTTATATTTATAATAAATAAAATTATTATGAATTACAATCCAACCCAAAAATATAACTTCAAATTTGAAGTGGATCAATTTGGTTTTAATCATTTGGATAAAGATTTTTTTGATCGTGATGAGATTATTCTTATTGAAAAATTCGAAAAATTATGCCAAATAATAAAAATCTATGATCAAAAAAAATACAAAATGATTGAATTGGGATGCAATCAATGTTTCTATTCTTTATTCTTTAAATTTATATTAGGTATTAACAATACAAACACTGTTCTCGTAGAACCATATAAACCTTTCCTAGAGAGGGGTAAGAGAAATTTTCATATCAACGGTCTTGATTGTGAAATAATAAACAAGTGTGTTGGAAGGAAGAAATGGCTGGGTACAAGTTCACCAGATTATGAATTCGATGTTGAACTTACTACTTTAAATGAATTGATGTGTGGTGATACTTTCGATATACTCCATTCAGATATTGATGGTAATGAATTATATATGTTACTAGAAAACAAAGATATATTCCAAGAAAAAAAAATAAAAAATATATTTCTTTTGACCCACGGTGGTAGTGTTCACTTCAATGAAATGCTTGAAAATGACAGACCAGATACAACACATTATAAATGCAAAGAATTTTTTACAAACACTGAGTATAAATTAATATATGAGTGTGAAGAGTGGGAAGTTGGTGGTGATTCATTATTGATTTATTCGATCGATGAAAACGTTATATCAAGTTTTCAGAATTGATTTATAGAAAATATGACTACGTAGTCATATTTTCTATGGAATTAATATTATTTATAATTTTCTAAAAAATAATTTAGATCTTCTGGTGTACCCAATCCCCACATATTTTCGACATGGTAAGTTTTTATTTTTTTACCATCATTAATCGCCAGATTATAAACAGGACACACATAAAATTCACCATTTATCCTCATATTCTTTTCAATCATTTCCTCCGAATATTTAACAAAATCACTACCACGTTTCCAATAATAAAAACCAACGGTTGCTAAATCCGATATTGGGTTTTTTTCCGAAACTTCACTAACATAACCATCTTCACCTACTCTAGCGAATGACCACTTTGGGTGAGTTGAAGTAAATGTCACTATACCACCATCCAAATCACACTCATTCATTTTGTAAAAAAAATCGTTGGAATCCCACTCTACAAACTGATCCGAATTAGCAAAAAACAATGGTAGGTCTACATTTATAATATCTTTAGATAAAAGAGCACTACAAGCGGCCCCTTCGGTCACACCATCAACTTCTACGATTTTACAATTTGGAGTAATTAGGTTTAGTAGTGTTCCTAAATTATATTTTTCCTTATGTGACTTTTGAACAATGTAAATGTAGTTAGCTTTGATATTCAAATTTTCAACAACAACTTGAATCATGGGTTTATTCCTAACATCAATTAGTGGCTTAGGAAAAGTATACCCAACTTTTTCAAATCTCGAACCTTGTCCAGCCATGGGTATAATCACATTTAATTTCTCATCAGACCAATAAGGTATTGGATTTTTTTTATCCATCTCCAAAATGTTGATTTTACTCTTGATGAAATCCGAAGTTATTTCAGATGGTGAATTTATCCTTATAACATTCGATTTACTATTTGAGGCCGCGTACAATCCTGGTGGCGAATCTTCTAAAATTAAAGTTTCGTTGGGTAAAAAACCGAAGTAGGACATCGCTTTCCAATAAATCTCAGGATGTGGTTTTGGAAATTCAACATCTTCATTTGACAAAAGTAAGTCAAAGAATTCTATAATACCCAATCTAGATAATGAAGTTAAAACGGTTTTCTTAATACTATTTGAACAAACAGCGATTTTATATTTCTCTGATAACTCAGTTAAACAATCTATGAGGTTATTGTTAATACTCAAACTTTGTAGTTTTTGTAAGGTGATTTTTTGTTTTTTCTGCCAAATTTCGTCATACTCCGTTACTGGTAAATTTTTCTCCAGTGTCAAAATTTGTAATTTCTGATTTGTTTTAAGACCATCAAATTTTGACAAATGATCTTCCCAAGATATAGAGTATTTATCACCAAGTGCCAAATTCAAGGCTTCGTAATGAATCTTTTTAGCATCAACTAAGACACCATCAAGATCAAAAATAATAAATTTAATTTTGTTTTTCAATTTTTATTTTTATTTTTTCATAAGACTATTCTACCATCAGATCTGACTAAATCAAAAGTCCTTGGGATTGAATTGTTACCAATATTATGATGGCTCAAATGTTCCGAAATTATTCCCTCAGGACACATTTGATTAATCCTTTCTGTTTGGTCATATTCGTCAAAAATATTCGAATAAATGTCCATCAACTCCGAACTTCCGTATGCAAACCAATCATTTAATCCACCACAACCACCAGATCTGTTGATTAGGTTTATTCCACCATTTGAAATATCAAAAGATATCCTTTGGTTATACTTCAGATCGTACCTCGCTCTGATGCAAACATCATATTTAAAATTATTTAATAATTCATAGTCAACCTTCATTCTATTTGATTCACGTATAGAATAAAACATACTTCTTGTAGGAACATCAATAGATGGATGATCAAATCGGAAAGATTTTGGCTTCAATGTATTCAAAACGTCAATAATATCATCCATAGAGTATCCCCCAAAATCTGTTGGATCATAATTCCAAAAATTTTGGTATTTACTGTTATCATACTTATACCAAGAATGACAAAAAATATCCACGTCGTTATTTTCTAAAATATTTTCAATCAAACTTTGTTTCACCAGTGGGAAACTTCTGATTTGTCCAGATAAGCAAAGGGCAATTTTCATAATGAATATTTACTTTCTATATAATTTTTAATCCATTTATAGTTGAAATATTTATCTACAATATAAATCTGATTCAATAAGCATTTTTGATAAAGGAATTCATCCTTTTGTAACAACGTATACTTCTCTACAAATTCCTCAGCGGTTGAAAATAAAGTTTCTTCTGAAAAATAATCACCATCCTCAAATGGAAAAACCAAATCTGTTCTTTGCATCAACATAAGTGAGTTTGTAGATAATCCCTCAAAAAACCTTTTACATAAATGACCAGTACCGTTAAGATTAAGGAAATATTTAAAACTTGAAATTGCTTTAATAAAGTCAGCGTTGCTCAAGTTATTAGCAGTCAATAGATATGGATGAATTTTTTGCAAAATTTCCAAGCGGTTACAATACTCATCTGGGTATGGTTCTCTTGTTCTGTATATTGCTGTCCCAGCCCAAAAACAAGATGGTATTCTATTTTCTGGAATTATTTTAATTCTCTCCTCATAAAGTGTCCAAGGAGCATTTGGTTTACCATAAACAATAAACGGAAATGGGAAAACATCATCATCATACTCATCAATCCAATCCTTTCTGTATTCTCTTTTGAAAACAAAATCACATTTCATATTGTTTTCTCTGAGCCACATCAATCCACCTCGGACCACTGCTCTGTCAGTGTCGTCCAAATAAATAACTCTATTTATTTTGATGTTTGAAAGTTTATCGTAGATCATTTTGAAATACTCTCTTCTTTCTGAGGTATTTGGTGTGTATGGCATGTCATTGAATGTATGGACTGGCCAAATGAATACTACCATATCATATTCATTTTCCAAAAGAGACCAATCTTCAATAACATCGATACCGTATCTATCCTCACAATATTTTTTGTCCGGAATAACTTGAAGTTCCTTAAATTGATCCAAGGGAATGAATGGAGAAAAATAATCACAAGGTTCAAAAAGATGAAAAGCTGGTGGAAAATGTTTCTCTAAATCGATGATTAAATTTTTCATAGTGTGTTTAAATTTTTTTTAATCCAATCAATAACATCAACTCTTGGTTCAAATCCAAGTACCTCCCTAATTTTACTAATATCAGCGAGAGTATTTTCGGCCTCACCAGGTCTATAATCCAAGTGTACTTGTTTACTACTGATAAGATCTGCTATTTCTTTTATTGATATGTTTTTACCAGAACCAACATTTAATACAGTGGCTCCAATTTTATTTTTTGAATTCATCGCTAAAATATTTACATCAACTACGTCACCAACATAGATGAAGTCCCTTCTTTTATCACCCATCCCAACAATAGTTAAATCTTGTTGTTTTTCAAATTGATCCAAGAAAATACCTAAAACAGGAGCGTAATTACCCTTCACTGGGCTTCTTTCTCCAAACACATTAAAGTACCTGAAAATGACTGAATCTAATTTGTGCATTTTCCAATAATATCTGAAGATATCCTCTCCCAAAAATTTTGAATGTGAGTATGGATTAAGAAAATCAGTCGAATTGTCTTCCTTAGTAGGTAGATTTTCAGTCAAACCATATACAGATGATGTAGATGAATACATTACCCTTTTTATCCCATGTTTGAGAGATAAATCTAGAATATTTAACGTGCCTATTACATTCACATTATATGCTCGATGAGGGTTTTGTATTGCGGGTTGAATCCTTGATTCTGCAGCTAAGTGAAAAACATAGTCCACCCCAACAAATAGACAGTCTATTTGTTCCTTATCACAAATATCAAATTTGTGATAAGTTGTCCTCTCATTGAAGTAAAATTTATCATTTTCGGATGCTGATAAGTCATCAATAACAACTACTTCATGACCTAGATTGACCAACTTATCAACTAGATTACTCCCAATAAACCCAGAACCACCGGTTACTATTATTTTATACATAATTTTATTGTTCTTTTATCATTTTTTTGAATTTGGTTGCCGACCAACCGTGTTTTCTTGGAATAAAAAATGTATTTATATTTAGTTTCAACCCATTATGGTCTTTACCAATATAATCATCTCCCAAAAAAAGTATATCTGGTTTTACATTTTCAGTCAAAGAAATCAATTCACTTTCAGTATTATAAAAAAATACTTCATCAACATATTTTAATGAAGTCAATATTTTTTTTCTTTCTTCTTTGGAAAGTATTGGTTTGGGCTTACCCCTCTCAATCGAAGGATTATTGTGCAACCCAACCACCAAATACTCACAATTTTTCTTCGCCAATTCAAACATATGAATATATCCAGGATGAATTACATCAAAAGCGCCTGCTATAAAACCAATTTTGGGATTTGTATTCTTTTTGAAATCTTCAATAGATAAATTTTTATCATCTATAAAAAAATCAAAAGATGGTTTTCCTAAAATCAATTCATTATATTTTACACCCCACGATTTAAGCTGTGTAGTAGTCAGGTCAAATAAATTATTATAAACTAAACTGACATTACCTTTGTAAGTTGTCATCCCTCTAGCCGTAAATATTTTTATATAATGACCCACATCAAACAAATTGTTGACTTTTAAGATCATTTCATCATTTGGATAAGATGAGGAATAATTATTTGAGTCTGTACTACAAATAGTGTTATCTAGGTCGAAACAATAAATCATAAAATTGAATTAATTAAAATTACCTAGAATAACTGAACCAAGTTTGTCTATGTCAAAATGTAACCTTTTATAACCTCTACCTGTCATAAAATTCTCAACTTCTGTGTGATTTTTTTCAGTGAACAGTAGTAAAAATCCACCACCACCAGCGCCCACTATTTTACCACCAAGAACGCCAAATAACTCCTTTGTCATTTCATAGGTCATATCAACTTCCGACACTGATATCTTATCAGAAAGACTCTTTTTCATTTTCCAATATTCGTCTAAGAGTATTCCATACTTCTTAAAGTCTCCAGACTCAAGAATACTCAATACCTCATAAGCTTGCTGTTTTATTTTCAAGAGGGTTTCCTCTGAATTACCCTTTAATTGTTTCTGATCTTGTAAAACCTCTGATGCGTCTCTTTTGACGTTTGTGTAATAAAGATGGACGTGCGAAAGAAATCTATTAAGCTCACTTTGTGATAAGTTTACCTCTTTTATATCAACGTTTCCATTGGTATCTATATCTAAGATTTTCAAACCACCAAACGCAGCAATATATTGATCCTGTTTACCAACTGGCTCACCTAACTTATCAATCTCAATATAACATGCCTCTTCTGCCAGAACGATTGGTTCACGGTTTAACCTTTTGATTTCTCTAACAACGTTTGATAGACCCACTAAGAAACTACCCGAACTACCAAGACCGGTATTAGAAGGTAGATCAGCACAGGTGTTGACCTCAAATGAGTTAAACATATTGTGGTGTAAAAATAGTTCTTTAGCTCTATGATTTTTTAAATCTGATGCATTATCAACAATTTCAATTTGAGAATACCTAAGTTTAAGGTAATTTTCGAATTCATCAGGTTTCAAAGTTATATAGATGTATTTGTTAATAGCTAGAGATATTACAAATCCTCCGTGTTTGGAGTAGAAGGATGGTAAGTCGGTACCACCACCAGCAATTGTTATTCTCAAAGGTGTTCTGGAAAGTATCATAGTTTATATCCAGCGTTTTTAGCGTCATCAAAAAACATTTGAACTGTTTCTCTTGAATATTCTGTCAAATCTTTATTAGACAAATTCAATTTTTTTATAAGATCTGGTGTAACAGTAATTATATCACATCCAATTCTATCAGCTTCGAAGATATTGTATACTTCTCTAGTACTAGCCCATAAAATCTCATGCTTCGTAGAATCTCTTTTACCTAAAGCATACTCGATAATTGGTGATGGATTCACACCAGTGTCGGCGATTCGACCGGAAAAAATCGATATCACACTTTCGGTGTCTGAGTTCAATGAATTTAAAACATTATCTATTTGTTCTTCAGTAAATACGGCTGTAATATTTAGTTTTATTTTCAGATCACTCATTTCCTTAATCAATTCATAAGTTGGAACACCTTTCGTATTCATAACCGGAACTTTCACGTAAATATTTGGTGATATATTTGATAGTTTCATGATCTGAGATTTCATCTCTTGATAATCATCAGCGAAAATTTCAAAGGAAATTGGTAGATCCTTCACCTGATCAGTCACCTCCTTTATGAATGATAAATAATCTTTTACACCGGATTTCTTCATAAGTGAAGGGTTGGTTGTAAATCCACTCACCATTGGATTGTTCTTGTATGTTTCCAATATTTCTGAGATATTAGAACCATCTGAAAAAATTTTTACTCTCATATTAAATATTTTTTTTAGGGTTTATAGAAAAATAACGCGTTTTCAGCGACGTGTGGTACTAAAAATCCAACATTTTTATTAGCGACGGCAGCTGGTCCTCTGTATTCTCTTTCACCAGTCTGTGATTGCCAATTTCTAAAATCATTAAAATCTTCCATCGCAATCTTTCTAATTTTGTTTGTTTCATCCTCATCGAATATGAAACCATACTCAGAAAATATTTGTTTCCAGTAGGTAAATGGTTGACAATTCACATGATTGTGACCAGACTGACCCGGTAAAGCGTGTGTCATAATCACACATTTAGACTTATCAAAGTCTTTCATAAAGTTGTGGACACCTAATTCATCAACGTGTTCAACAAATTCGACCGACCAACACAAATCAAAACTACCCGTAAGATCAGAAGGTCCAGTTGTGTAATCATGTGCTAAAATTTTTTCAGGAAAGAATGAAACGTCTCTAGCAATCTTAGAACCCTCAACTCCTTGTACCTCTAGACCTAAAAAATCCTTGAAATATTTAAGATGGTATCCAAATCCACATCCGATATCTAAAACCGATTTAATATTGTATTTATCTACAATATATTTCCACATTTTCGGACACTCTGTTCCTGGGTCCCCATCGACATTACAACCACCTAAGTGACCATCGTTAAAACTCTGGTCAAAAAGTAATGATTCATGTTTATATTTTTTTATAGATTCTCTTATAGTATTAATCATAATTATATTTTTTTATATAGAGCATTTACAACTAGGTGCAATATTACACCCTGCCATTCCTCTGCATGAGGTGTTATCTTTTCTTGGTCAACAACTGGTATCAAAACACAACAATCGGATAATTCTTTTGATTTACCACCATCTCTAGACACAACTGATAACTTCATAGATCCAATCTCACTAGCGTATTCAAGACACCTAACAAGGTTTAAGGAAACTTTATCGGTACCACCACCAACAGAAAAAATCAGAATAGCATCATTTTCACCAAACTGAGAAACCTTAAGCCAATTTAGATAAGAAGTTTCCCAACTTTCATCGTTTATTCTAGCGGTAAGTTCAGAAACATTCTCAGAAATTGAATATGATTCAATGTTGAGTATCTTTCTAAAATCATTCACAGCATGAGCAGCATTTGCTGCACTCCCACCAACACCAGCGATGAACAATCTTCCTTTGCGATTTTTTAAAACTTGTATGTGATTTATAAAACTTATAATGTTTTCTTTATCAATCAAATCACATATTTGCTTTATCTGATTTAGGTAGTCACTTACGTAAATATTAAGATCCATAATTTATTTTTTAATTATTCTGAAACACCCTTGGCTGTATCCTAAGTTTTGGTAAACTAGTGGTATGTAATCAAAACCAGTCTCAAGTAAAAATTCAGCAAATGCTTTAATTTCGTGATTTTTATAATCAGGATAATCATTAATTTCATCAAATACTATGACTGTTCCATCAACAATTTTTTCTTTTAAATGTTTGAATATGGTTACCGCTGCGGAATAAATATCACTATCGATGTGTATAAGGGCACAAACACCTGGTGTTTCCTGTACAAATTTAGGAAGAGTATCTTCGAACCACCCTTTTACTAAACTTACATTTTTTTTCCAGGGTTTTGTTCTGACGATAGCATTTGGAAGGAATGGTGAAACATTATCATCGTCTATAGATCCTGTAGGTATATTACCATTCAAATTAAACATACCTTGTGGATTATCATTATCCCATTTTTCAGGTAATCCCTCAAAAGAATCGAATCCATAAACAGGATTCTCTGTTCTATCAGCAAATTGAGCAAGACTTCTTCCTCTAAAAACACCAAATTCTATCCACATACCATCAATGGTTACTTGGTCAGCACATAGATTATGAAATGTTAGATGATTATCCCAAACGCCTACTGTGTTTGATTCTTGCTTCATTCTATTTTCAATCTCGTCGATTTTTTCTTCAATTGTCATTTTTTTATTTTTTTATTTTATATAATTTTAAAAACTCAAGTTTAAATTTTTCTACTCAAAAACAAATTATCAAATTCAGACATAACTCTACTAGGTGAATATCTGTCCTTATAAACGTCCCAATCTTTTGATTCAATATCTTTTTTTGAAATATTTATCAATATGTTAGATATATCTTTATCATCAGAATAGTATATAGCCTGGTCACCAAACACATAAAAGTGTCCAAAATCATATGGTGGAAAATTAAAATTTGGTTTCCAAGTTATTATAGGTTTATTCCTTATCGAAAATTCAGCAAGTGATAAGCTAAATATTTCACCATCCTCTCTAGCATGAATCATCGCGTCACAAGTATTTACAAACTTAGATTTCAATGAAAAGTCGGATGTATAATCAATGTAAAAAATATTCTTATGTTTATAAAATACATCAGTATTTAGAAATACAAAATAAATATCATTCCTGATATTTAAAACATCAATAATAGCCTTTTTAACAAAGTTCAAATTAAAAGTATCTTTACCACCATGTCTACCGAGGACAATAGCCTCTTTTGGTATACCAAACTCCTCCCTAAAATTTGAAACATTATCTGAATCATCTCTCTCTACAATAGGATATAAACAAGGGAAATCCATTTTGTATTTATCAACCAAGTACTTACAAAGTAATGTAAAAACAGAACCATGTGGTGATATCCCTGGTCCACCAACCGCAGATACACAAGTATCTACATTTGTAGGCAAAACCCCATCATTAGAACCCTGTTTAATTGACCAAAAGTGAGTAACATTATTTTCGGAACAAATCTTCTCATGGGCTTGTCTCATATGGGAATTATCTCCACCCAAGTCATATGGACATAGAATTGTTTTGAATTCTTTGTTGAACATTTCAAAACTAGGAGTTGGTCTAGCTGACGTCGAAATTATCAATGATTCGTTACCAAGTATTTCCCTATTGTATTTTGCATATTTATACATATGAATTTCAGTACCCCGCTCACCAAGTTGGTAGGAATGAAAAGCTACAACCTTTGACATAATCATTATTTCTTATTTTTAATCATTGTTTGAAGTATACTCAAAGCCCTAGCTTCTGTAGTCCCATATTTTAGTAGCCATTCCCTCTGAGCGAATAAAAGATCCACATATTCCTGTGTTGGGTTACCATCTTTAACCAATCTATTTATCGTGGATGTGAGTTCGTCAGGACTCGAGTATGATATACAAGGTAAATTTTGAGGAGCACACAAAGGTGGTTTTTTATCATAATCCCTGAATAGTAATAAAGCACCCGAGGCCATAATTTCATAATGTCTAAGACTATCCCACCCACCTTTCTTTGATGTAAGTCCAAAAAAAGACCTTGACATATCATCAAAATAATCTTCCTCGCTCTGAAATATGTGGTGAAATCTAGTTCCCAAATCAGTCGCTGGTTGAAATACTGAATGATAAGGTGTTGTCTTCTGATGAAATTGTTGTTTATTATTTAGATTAATGGGTCTAATTTGATAGTGGGGTATGCCAAAACCAGTCGGATAAACATCATCATCTTCTGAAAACAATTCTCTTTTGAAGCAGGGTTTTCTTCTTATTCTTTCATCATCATGTCCATCTAAATACCAAACATTTGGAGTTAATTTATTAATTTCAGGATATTCACTAATACCATATGCGTCAGTCACACCATATAGAACAAAATCGACGTTGTCGATATTTCTAAGGGAGTCGTCGATCTCCATAATAGATCTCGTATAAAGTGTAAATCCCGAACCATGAAGTTCCCTCTGTGGAGTTTCTGAAAAATCTCTGTACATAACTTTTTTCTTTGGTAAATCAACACAAGAATCACCAAGTATTGATCTGAGACCATTGAGAATCATGACCTCTTGAAAGTCACCTTGTACTCTTGGATTTACTGTTGTTAAATATAAAATTTTCATATCTTAAATTTTTTTTGATCGATTATTTGCTCTTTAATTGATTTTATTGTATATTCGGATTCAAAAATAGTTTTTAAATTCCTCTTACATGATTTCACATCATCATATTGATTTATCGATAAGTTAAGATCGTAGACATCATTCAATATATGAAGTAAATCAAACTTACTTAAATCTTCCGAAAAAAAATGTCTAGAGCCGATCCAATATTTTTTATTATCCACTACCCACTCTATAAATTTAGATAATTCTAAACAAGTGACACCATTCCAAATATGGTTCTCATACCCATTTACCTCATTCCCTTTGTTTGATTTCGCCCACTCAATAAGTGACAGTTTGTTTTTAATTTCCTCACCAATTATTGAGGTTCTTATTGAACAGTGTTCTCCCTCCCCGAGAGATTTTGATCTACCATAATCATCTTCAGCGTCATGTGGGTGATTCTCATCATAAAATCCTTTATTACCATTAAAAACACAATCTGTAGTTATATGTATAAAATTACAATTCAATTTTTTGGATATTTTATTTAAAATGTGGGGGAGTAAAGAATTTATCCTTATAGCTTCAAATTTATTGAAATTGCGTTGTTTTATAATTCCTATACAATTGACAATCACATCTTGTTCCCCAATATCGATACCTTCAAAAAATTTGATTATTTCAGATTCTTCGGAAATAAAGTCAATATCTTTCCTAGTAATCTGCAATACTTTATTTTTCAATAATAAATATTTTGATAAATATGTACCCAACATACCATCACCTAATATAATATATTTCATGGTCTATAAAAATCTTTTTCTTTAAGAAATTTAAATAGTTCCTCTTTTGATAACATGAAGTCTTTTGACGAGTATTGATCGTTTTTGAAATTTAACTCATTGAATTCCTTACCAGGACACATTAAAAAAATATCACGTTCTTTTATGTACTCCATCCTCCTTATCTCTTCACTAGAAGCCATGATTTCGTGAATTTTCTCTCCAATTCTTGGCTCACCAATATCAAACTTCAATCCAAATTGATCAACATAAATTTCACATAGATCTAGTACGGAGAAAGATTTCGCATTTGGTATAACATTTACACCGTTATAATCCAAAGATTCTTTTATCAAAGAAATTGCGCTTTCGACAGTGAGTAAAAATCGTGTCATGTTTTTACCATAGAGGGTTAGTTTCCTATTCTCTTTAATAAATTCAAATATAAGAGGTATAATACTACCAGTTGAATTCATAACATTACCATACACTGCGGTTGATAAATTTATATCACCATTTGAGTGGGATATAAATGACTCACCAGCGACATATTTCATAGACCCATATATTGTTGTAGCAGCTCTAGATTTATCCGTAGAAATGAAACAAGCGGATTTAAATCCATTTTCCTCAGCAACCCTCCGAGAGTTAAAAGATCCATCTATAATGACTTTACTAGCCTCTTCAAAATTGGTATCACAAGCATCAATTTGTTTTAATGAAGCCGCAAAAATACCAATTGTGTGGTTTGTAGATTTCCTTTTCATCAAATCATAATTTCTGATATCACCAATAGCAAAATTAACTCTTGGATATTTTTTCTTTAAAAAATAATGTTTGGATTCATCTCTAGAATAAACTGTTATTTCATTATCCTCATATAAATCTTTGATGAGGTTTTTTCCTAGAAAACCAGCACCACCAGTTATGAATATTTTTTCGTTTTTTAAATCCATTAGATACTTGTGACTTTTCTGTATTCGTTACCGTTGTTATCCACAAACCAATGAGTTCTCGACAAAGAACCCCTTTCCCTGAAAAAAATATTGACTTTAGACTTGTCCCATCCAGTCCAGGTGTCTGAGATATCTGGTCTAGAAGGTCCTAATTTACCTTCATATTTTTCATATGATTCTTCCGTAATAACTCTTTTGATTTCATCGTTGGTCACCTGCCATTTGGATTGGAAAAACGGTTCTGATTTCTCAAGTCTACGACCATCGATTGGTTGTAAGGGTGTCTTCCAACTCATATCATATTGACCTTCTAGTGACTCATAATAAGATAAATTCGCCATCCTCAACCTTAAAACAAAATCATCATCATCATACCCACCACCATAATATCTTTCATCCCACCATCCAATTTTTCTAATTACTTCTTTAGACATAGCCATAAAAGCCACACTATATTTGGCGGATACAGCAAATCCATTCTCCAACATTTCTAACATTTGGAGAACCTCATATGGCTTAGGGTGACATCTATCATTTATAAAAACTACTATCTCAGTGGGTGATGAAATTATATCATCATTGATCATCTCAGAAAACGAATCATATGTATCTGGATGCCTTTCAATTCTTAAATTCCAGTGTACCTTAAATATTTGTTCAAGCGGCTTTAATAAATTAATTTGATGATTTACTACATCCATTGAACAACCACAATGTAGACAAATTGTAATTTCTTTAATTTTTTCCATAAAAATTTTTATTTTTTAAGATTCGTATCTACAATCCAGTAAAAAAAGTTTCTTACCACCCTTACATCTTATGTAAGCATTTGGATATGGAGAATTTAAACATCTTACTTTATTGTATAAGTACACGGGGTCATTGTTGATTATTTCATCTAAAGTAATCTCACTTTCCAAAGACGTTCTTCTCTTGTACGTAGTTGAATTTGAATTATCTTGTTTAATTCTGATAACTTGCAAATTTTCGAAATTTTCAATAATATATTTTATTCCATTAACCCCCAGATCTATTATTCTTCTAAATATATCTATCAAACTACCATCCAGAGAAAAATAAGACTGATATAGAATATCACCCGTATCCAAACCTTCATCCATAATGAAAAAAGTTACAGCACTTTCCGTCTCTCCTTGTAAAATTTGATGTTGTATAGGACTACCACCTCTATATTTGGGTAAAGGTGAGGGGTGGAGACAAATACATCTGAAGTCTTTAATTATTCTGTCTGGAACTATTTCACTCCAACCTAAAAAAAACACAAGTGATGGATTTATTGAATAAAGTAAATCATAATCACCGTGATTTAATAAGTATTTTTCTTTTGGAACAATTTGTGAAAATATCTCAATTGACCAATCTCTATATCCAAAAAATACTATTTTCATGGGAGTGGTACTTTTTGGGGAGAATCATATCTAGGCATATCCAAAAAATCCACAACATCAAGCTCGGTTAAAGTCATCTGATTGACAGTGTATGATAATATACAATCGATTTCTCCCATAAAACTCTTTATACTATCATTGTACCCACCATTTGGATACGAGAAATAAAATTTATCCGAAAACCTAGACACGAAATCTTTTGATTTTTTCAAATCTAAAAATGGATCTGGTAGAGATAATAGATTCTCCGAAACGTAACCATGTCCACCTATTATCATACCGTTGTTCGACATCTCTTCTATTTGTTCAACCGTTAAATAGAGGTCTTTAGAAAATCCCTCTTCGTCTTGTGTAATTAATTTTTCAAATAAAGAATCTAAATAATCAAAATTTTCATACATCCTTAAAAAATTGGTAACAAAAATCATTTCCTTACTCCACCAATTATTTTTCCACTTTGTTTGAGAGTATTTATTCCAAATTGAACCATCATCACCAAAATCTGATAATATTTTATCAACTATAATTTTCTCTCCTACTTTAGCAAGTATAAATTGTATTTTGTGAGAATACATGACTTTTTCCTCTACTATTGGTCTAGCTGGGACAAAAAAAGAACCTTTAAGTCTTTTAGATTTTAGAATCTGGTAAACATAAAAATGATCTGACAGACCATCATCAAAAGTGAGAGTCGCGTAGTTTTTTTTTGATCTGTTCAAATCCAAGTATAATAATTCCTCTGTACTTACAATTTCGTAATTTTTATTAATCCAATCCAATTGGTATTCAAATTGTTTCTTAGATAGAAAGGACTTTAGTGTGTATCTCCTAGGAAATTCTGTATCTTCTAAGTTTCTAACATCATGAAACATAAATGACCTAACAGTACCCATATCATGAAAATAAATTAGTTTGTATCCACTCGGATCTCCAAGGTTGACCACCAGCAAAATGTCTAATTATAACATTTTCCTTTTTAGATTTATTTATATTAAATTGGCCTCCAGTTTCTCCCTCAAGTTCTGTAACATTCCAATCAGCTGATAGAATTTCAACATTTTCGTAGAGATCTTCAAGTGAGTAGTAAGTATCTTCATTTTTGTCACTATGCCAACCGTAGTTCGGTAGTTCGGTAAATGGCATCCAACTGTGTCTTTTAACACCAGATAAGGAATACCAAGAAGCTTGCTCTCTAAACTCATGCCAAAAAGAACTGAAATGACCAAAAGCCTCATGTTGAGTAACTCTATCATTTAGCTTTTGATATCTATCTTCATCTAAGATTAAATCAATCAATTTTCTCGACCAATCATTTACCTTTATACTATAACTGCCCATACAATGGGTGTTACCGGAGTCAATAGAATATGAAAACGACTTATTAGTTTTATATTCCTTTTCAAAATCAACAATCACCATATCAGCATCAAGATGTGTGAAAATATCCCCATCTTGGATCCTACCATCTTTCAACATGTCTCTGAGTATGGTAAACTTCCACCAAGTAGGGTTGTTCCTATAAATTGGTAGATCTACATCATTTTTGATTTCAATATACTCAAATCCCCACTTTTCACAATACTTTTTGTTTAGAGGGGAAATCAAATTTTCAAAAAAATTTTGTCGTTGATCTTTATACCGAGCTATTACTAATAAATATTTTTTCATATCATTTTTAAAATTATTTTGGAGACCGATTCCAATTTAAAGAATTTTTCGTAATATTCTATACACCTTTGACTCATAAGTTTAATTTTATCCTCATCAAAAGAGTTTAATATATTTTTAATATTTCCTATTTCAGATTGATGAATCGATATAGAAAACTCAGACCAATCCACCGTTTCCTTAAATGGTCGCCAATCATCATCGTAAATATAAATAGGTATACTACCAACTTGCATACACTCAAACATACGGAAAGATGTTTTACCATATCCCCTAGGACAAAGGGTGAATTTACTTTTTGAACTAGTTTCCAAAAAGTGTAACATATTTTCTTCTGTCACTTTATTTTTCCAACTATCATAAGATAAGTAAAATTTAGGATCATTAGACAAAAAATCAACCATTTGTTTCCTTATCGGATGAGTAATTGAACCCACAAAAGAACAGAATATTGTTTTATCTGTTTGTTTGTAAACTTCAACATTAGGTATGGAAGAACAAATTAGTGGTAATGGAATTCCACCCATGTTACCACCCGAACAGAATTTCTTAGTATTTGGTGGTAGATATTCTTTTATAGCATCATCGTGTTGACTAACTGTAAAATAATATTTCGATTTATCTAAACTCAATAGTTTTTCTTGCAAAAGAACCAAATTAGAATTTTGAATGTAACAAGTCGTCCAACTTACTGGAATGAAGAAAACTTCTTTCACCATTTTGTTAGTTTTAAAATACTCAAAGAAATAATCTTCTAGGTATTTACCAGTGTGGTAAGGTGGATAAACAGGATACGTTGGTTCAGGTCTGAATTCTTTAAAATAATCATTGAGAAAATTTTGATAATTATTTAAGTTATTCTTTACTAACCTTTTCAAATCCATCTTTTGTCTAACAAAATCTAAAAGTAACTTCTTATTTTGCAAACCCTCTGTCCAATTTGCATGATGCATCAAAATATCATCAGGTATTTCAAAATTTTGATTTTTCCATTGTGTCTGATAAGCACCAAATGTCCAAAATTTGGAAGACAGAGGTTTGAATTTTACATGATTTAAATTCATATTCAAAGCATGTTGGTCTTCTAAATAAGTAGATTCATTTTTCTTCATGTTTTGAAACATTTTCAGTGTTCTTTCATTTCCTCTACAAACAAAAAAACCAGAACACATTCCACCTAAATAATCGTTTTGGAAAGCGATATCATAATCACCGAGTTCCTCTAATAAAGTTTGTTTAATTGGTCCAAAAAATTGTATATCTACATCAGAATACAAAAAAATATCATTTTGATTTTCTTCACAAGCTTTTATAAAAATATCAACTTTTTTCATAGTTGTATTTTTCCAACCATCTTGGTAATAACTACCAGTCTTACATTCTTGTTCACCCTTGAACGCAACAATTTCAAATCCCTCTAATGTTTTGCTAAAATAGCCATCATAAAAATTTTTGTGACTATCAGTGTAATAAGTATAAACTTTCATAAAATAATTTAATTTTTACCAATAACAACCACCCTCTACCAAATTACCTCTCAGTGGTTTTTCATCTTGGTCTGGTCTTGTCCAATATTCGTTCATTTCTGATTTAATTTCATCTCCCTCCCATCTCTTACCAATGATTCCAAAATATAATTGTAATCCTCCGCCGACATAAATAGCGCTTTTATTTAGTTGAGTTTTTATAAAGTCTGTCAGTGGTAATCCATAAGAACCACACCCAAGAAGTGCAATATCAAAATCTATTTTGGTGATGTCATCACACATTTTATTGAAAGATTCGAACCAATCTTTATGTGGTCCTATACCACCTATTGATTGTACCGATTGATAGACTATCCAATCTGCTTCGGGTAAAATATTTTGATTTTTCCAAATTTTTGTTCTATTGATGAGCTGTTTGTCTATTGTATTCTTGAAAGGATTTATTATGAGGACTTTCTTTTTTTTCAAAAATTCAGTCCAAGGTTCTTTAAATCTAAATGCTTCGAGGGCGGAAATATCTATAAGTTCTTTGTCTTCTTTAACAAGGAAATCTTCCATCTCAATAAATCCTGGGAAATTCCAATAGGATACACAGTCTGAGTTATCAAGTGATGCTTTGTATTTAGTTGCGTAATTAAAAAAATCATCAGTCCCATAAAAACCAGCGTTTGTATAAAACCAATTTTTGATGTTATCTGGAATAAATTGATTTGATAGTGTCAGTGCCGAAACAGCAGTTTCGCCACCCAAACCAACTCTGGTAATTGAAAATGGTTTATTAGAATTAATCAATTCTTTTATTTTTGAATTACTATCTGCGGGCGAAAGTCTTTTATCTACTCTCATTAGAAATGTGGGATTGTTTTTATTTCACTTTTTGAATTAATTTCATCAGTCGGTGTAATCAATAAGTAAGGACCTGGTACTAAATCCATATGGTTATATGTTCTGTAGTTTGTTTGATGTAAATGTTTTATAATAACGGATTTACTTGGATTACGAACATCATAACCCAATTCATGATAAATTTGTGAAATTCTGTTATCACATCCTGGTTTACCCATCAAAAATTTTGATCTTTTATCAAGTTGGACTGGTGACTTAAAAATCCAAGTATCTTGTGACATTTGACCAGTTGTAATGTTATCTCTCCAAATATGGTCATAATACTCAATCATCCATTTATCCGCAACTTTGAAAACATCCCATCTAGTTAAAGCTAAAAAAAGTTTATCAAAATCTATATTTTTTAAATATTGCAAAGTTTCATCAAAAAATATATCAGTATTGGCTATAATATTTACTTGGTGATTTAGATTTTTATTGGAATACTCAATTAAATCATAAAATGTTGGTCTATTATCAATATTAATAATTTTTACTTTTGGGTGAGAAATAGATAATTCGGAATTGTCAGAAATAAAAACAAAAATATTCTCTATTAAAATATTTTGTATGTTCTGGTTGATGCAAGTCAAATATTCATAATCTCGTTCTTGATTAGAAGATTTGAAATATTCAATGAGTAAATTCATAGACTATTGAGGATTATTTTTCTTCCTTCCCTTCTTTTTCAAAATCTCAATCTCAGTCACATCTTTATCTTTGTTATATTTCAAGACAAGTTCTTGTGTTGGTTTCAAGTTTTTATCAATAATAAACTCCGTAACATAATCATCAACCCATTTCTGTATTGCTCTTTTTAAAGGTCTTGCTCCATATTCTTGATCATAACCAACCGTAATAAGATGTTCCTTCAGAGAATCCTCTATTGTCAATTCAAATCCCAAATCTTTTGATCTAGTAAGTGTTTTGTTTAATTCCAATTCAACAATTTTGGAAATATTATCTTTACTTAAGTCCTTAAAATAAATTATTTCATCCAATCTATTAATAAATTCCGGTGCGAATTTTTTCTTAAGTTCTTTCTCAAGAAGATCTTTCATATCTTGATCCTTCGATTCTTCTTTCGACTTAGTTGTGAAACCAATCCCTCCACCAAAATCTTTTGCTATCTTTGTTCCGACGTTAGAGGTCATAAGAATGACACAGTTTTTGAAACTAACCTTACGACCATGAGAATCGGTCATAAATCCATCATCAAGAACTTGTAGGAATAAATTGAAGATGTCGGTGTGAGCTTTTTCTATTTCATCAAACAAAACTACGGAATATGGTTTTCTTCTTATCTTATCCAAAAAGTTTGAATCATCATAACCAACATAACCTGGTGCCGCACCTTGAATTCGGGAGAGATTAATTTTTTCTTGAAACTCTGACATATCCAACCTAAGTAGGGAATCCTCACTGTCGAAAAGATATTTAGCCAATTGTTTAGCTAGTTCTGTCTTACCAACACCCGAATTACCAATCAGTATACCCGAAAAAAGAGGTTTATTTGGGTCCTTGAGGCCAACTCTGGCCCTTTGGATGGCTTTTACTACTTTCGATACTGCATCGTCTTGTCCAATTACTTTACCCCTTATCTCTGACGGCATCTTGGACAACTTTTCATTTTCCTTTACTCCTACTCTTTGTAATGGTATTCCAGTCATCATAGAGACTACTTCAGCAACATTATCTTCTGTAACTGGTTGTCTATTAACCTTTTGTTCTTCATCCCATTTGACCCTAGCTTCATCGAGGTTCAAATTTAGTTGTCTTTCTACGTCACGTAATTTAGCAGCTTCCTCATATTTCTGACTTCTTACCACTAGGGTTTTTTTATCTTTGATTTCTTGAATTTTATTTTCAATGTCAGTGATTTCTTTTGGGACAAGGATATTAGAAATATGAACTCTTGAACCTGCTTCATCCAGAGCATCGATGGCTTTGTCGGGTAAAAATCTATCTGACATAAATCTTGATGTTAGTTCAACACAAGCTTTTACCGCATCATCTGAGTAAATAACATTGTGGTGGTCTTCATATTTGTCTTTGATGTTATTGATGATTTGAATTGTTTCTTCTTCAGTGGCCGGTTCCACGACCACTTTTTGAAACCTTCGTTCTAATGCACCATCCTTTTCGATGTGTTTTCGGTATTCATCTAAAGTAGTTGCACCAATTATCTGGAGTTCTCCTCTAGCCAAAGCTGGTTTAAACATATTGGAAGCATCCAAAGAACCTGAAGAACCACCAGCTCCTATGATAGTGTGTATTTCATCAATAAACAAAATCACATCTGGTTCCTTTTCTAATTCTAACATCAAAGCTTTTACTCTTTCCTCAAATTGTCCGCGGTATTTAGTACCGGCGACCATAGAACCTATATCCAAAAGGACAATTCGTTTATTGAAAAGTACTCTTGAAACTTTTTTCTGTATGATCCTAAGTGCAAGACCCTCAGCTATAGAGGATTTACCAACACCTGGTTCACCGATTAACATAGGATTGTTTTTTTTCCTTCTACCAAGGATCTGTGAAACTCTTTCGATTTCTTTTTCTCTCCCTATTATAGGATCAATTTTTCCTTCTTCAGCAGATTTTGTAAGGTCTCTACCAAATGTATCCAATACCGGTGTTTTGGACTTAGTTTCGGTGACTTTCTTAGAAGATTTGAATTTATCATCTGACTCATCATCATCAGATAACGACGAGGTGATTTTAATAAAATCATCGTAATGATTTTGATTGATAATTTTATCCATTAATTAAATTAATTTTATGGAGTTTATAGAACTAAAATCTGAAAAAGTTTCTTTGTGATTTCAAGTTCAAATTTCTGAATTAAAAAATAAAAAATAATTAGTTTGAAATAGGAATTAATTTATCTTTGTATAGTACAAATTCCTTGGTATAAACAACCTTGCCCGAATGAGAATAAAGATTGACTAATAATTTCATCTTATCTTTACGTCCAAATATTGATTTGATTGATAGAAGTTCAGTTTTCATGTAAATACTCTCAATCTCATCTTCTTTCAGATAATAATTATCAACATCCAATTCTTTAGAGTAAACTTTTGAAATTTCAAAGTCGTATATTCTCAAGATCTTGAACCACCAAAAATCATGTAACCAATCCCAAAAAGTTCTTTTTGTTTTGACTTTAGTAATGTCTTTTATTTCTATATGTGAAAGACAATCAGACATCCTTACGTCTATCTCAAAAAAAATAGTGCCATCATTTGATAAAGCACTATAATTTTCTACGTATATTTTTGGTGGGTGTCTACCTATTTTCTGACCTGATGATGTAAATGATCTAAGGGTTAGTATTACAAATAGGAGGTAGTATTTCATTCATCTTTTATGACTTTGTCAATTTGTTTATCTCTATATATTTCTGGTGCAATTTCGGATAAATCATAATCCCAAATCTGACATGCCTCTTCTAAACCATAAGTAACAAAATTAATTTCCTTACCATCTTTGAACTCATAGAACCCACAATTATATCCCAAATCTTCATCAGCAAATGTAACCTCAAATATTAAGTCAGGATATCTTTCTGAAAGGGTACACATTAATTCATGTGGTGTTGACCAAGCGGTATCAAAACATATATAACCGTTTTCATCTTCGTAAGTTTCATCCACATCCCATTTGGTCCCCCAATTTTCCACAGACCAATCATACCAACCATCACCAATATCTTTTGGTCTTGGTAGGATTTTTTCAAATGAAATATGTTGACAATCACTCGCAATATCAAGTGTACATTGTTTGACCTTATCCGAAGGTCCATGTATAAATAATTTGTTTCTAACCCAGTTTGGCATAATATTAAAGATTTATGATTTTGTCGAATCCTTCGTCATTTGTTACTGTTTCCCAATTATCCAACATATTCCGTATGACTGATATTGGTATGTGCTTATTTTCTTTTTCTTTTCTTATGATATTTCTATTGTTATATTCTTCGAGATCTAATTTTGGAAATACAATTGCAATCTTCTCATACTCTGAAGATGGAAACTTTGATAGGTGTCGATGTCTACTCTTTTTTGTTAGATTGGTCATGTTTATTACTACGAATTTCCTGTCATTTATACACTGGTTTATTTTATCATTTAACAGTTTGTCCACCTCTCTTGGATTCACTTCCAAGAATGCCTGTGAGTAGTTATTATTTTTATGTAGAGACATCAATATATCGTCTCTACTTATGATTTGGTGGTTAGAATAAATACCGGTCCTAAGGTAAGTGTCCTTTCCACTAAGGGGTGGTCCTATTAATAGTATTACTCTTGGTTTCATATACAAATATAAAAATAAAATCTGAATTATCAAAATCATGTAACATCATGATATACTATTATATTTTATTTCTGTCTCGATCCAATCGTTTAAACTTGATATGTATTCACTGATTTCTTTTCTTTTTAAGATAATATCTTTATCATTTAGGTTTTTAATTACTAAATTATTCCCATCCCAGTGAATTTCGTCGTAGTCTATTTCAAGGTCTGTAAGTAGTTTGTCAATTCTTGACTTTTCATTTGCTAATCTTGCAACATGGGGTTTTACTTCTATAATTTCAAAGGTGTTGTAGTTATATTTAACTAATGTTTCGTGTCCATAGTATTCCGTGTCAAGTACAGTGGTTTTAACTTCTGTTGGTAAATCAGAACCTAAACTTTCATCTGAGTAAGATTTGTAAATTCTATCACTATAAGAGTATCCAGTACCATAGTCAAAATCATCATCCAAATCATAGTAATTATTTTTGGTTATATCTCTATAAACTTTTAGATTATCCCAATCGATTTTACAAACTACTTCACATAGTTTTTCAAGGTGTTTAATGTCTTGCTGTTCATATTTGGTATGTTCATTTTGATATCCAACTGATATATTTGTACACTCAGGATAAATATCTATAAATTGAGCTGAGTCTGTATAGATACCAGTAGAATCGGGTAGGTACTTAAAAGGTTTGTCAAAAATTTTTGATTTGTTGTTCAACTCATTTGATAAGTCACTTGCAAAATTGAATGAACAGCTTCTGCCAGACAATTGGTGTGTAATGACTGAGTCATATCCTCTTCTATCAAATGATACTACTTTATTCACCCCTTCTATTGGGTTGTCTTTATGTAGATTAGCAACTTTTCTTGAACCTACACAACCCCTTTCCTCCCCTACAAAAAAATAATACAAACCTGGTACGTTTTTCTCTATTAGTGTCAAAAGTACTACAACACCTGCCTTATCATCAGCACCTAAGATAGAAGTACCATCTGAGTAAATCATATCCCCTTTGATTAAATGATTTACCTCAACCGAATCATAAGAAGCGGTGTCTAGATGACTTGTAAACATAGTAGTTGGTTTATCTCCAATTTGATGATAAAGATTACCGAATTGATCTTGTTTTAGAAAATTAGGTAAGAATTTTGATACTTCTATCTCAACACCATGTGGATATGTTTGTTTGGTGAGTTCAATAAATTTTTCTTTTACGTTCATATTTTTTTTGTTCTACGATGAACACTCTTATTCATCTTTACAAAGATAGTAATAAATATTTTAAATGTCAAGATATATTTAATATATATTTTATATGCTTCAAATAATCTCTGATCCTACGGAAGAAACCTTTAAGATTTACGAATCATGGTCACTCACAGCTACAATGAGTGCTGAGCTACCACCAGTTTTTGGAAGGATAGGTGACCAATATATTGTAGGTGTAACTGACTTAAACAATATCCTAAGTTTCAAAACCTTTAATTTCGATTACACTATGAAAACCGACAATAGGTTTCTTAAAACTTATTACCGCTTAAGTAGAGATACAGAAAACTGGACTGAATGGTATGATTTACCATCAACCATAAAGGAATTCCCACCTTTTAATGATGGTGATACACTTTCTTTGGATATAAAATTTGTTAGAGAGGGAAATTCTGAATATGGTTTAATAAAATTACTTAGTTGGTCAATAGATGGTCTTAAACAAAGAAATCAAACTGATGGGGAATCTAAAATCATATTGACTGAGGAAAACAATCAAGTAATAATCAAACCCCCCTTTATATTTAAAGTTTTCAAAATTGAAGACATAGAAATTTTATCCTCTGACAAATCTTTGACCGATGTCTCAATAAAGTATAGATACTCACAGGATTATGGTAGAACTGTCACCAATTGGGAATACTTTACCAAAGAAAATATAACAACCACAAAAATAAACCCAATTAGATTTTTTCAAATAGAGTATCTTTTGGAATATACAGGTAAAGGTCAAACAAAAATATTTGATATAAATTTAATAGGAGACTTTCAAAATGTTACCGAAGACTACAAGAAGAGTAATGTATATGGCATAAGGGAAAACTGTAATTGTGAAAGACTTGGAATTGTTGGAGATACAACATCGAGTACCACAACTCCGACCGGAGGTCAACCAAACCTATTGACACAAACAGAACCAACCAATGTCCTTCCAATATTGTCTAATGACCAAATAAACTCATTATATAAACCCTATCAACTACCAAAGGCCACTGAACTTCTAACGAAAATGGTGAATGATGCTAATCAGATGTTTGGACATGAGGTAGTATACTTTATAACTGATCCTGACAAAAAGGGTATAGATCACACATTCCATGAATATCAATTATTTAACTATGTATGTGAAAGGTTAATTAAAGTGTCTGTGGAAAATAATCAATTTCCAGACAATCAAATAGTGATGAACCAATTTGATCTATCATTATTTGAAGCTTTTGAGGTCCATGTTCCAAAATTATTTTTTAAAGAACAATTCGGACCAGAAAAAAGACCGTCAAAAGAAGATTTTCTTTGGTTTTGTGAATTGAATAGAATGTTTATTGTTGAACATGCTCAACAGTTTAGGTCTTTCAACAATAATGCAGTCTATTACAAGTTACACCTCAAGAAATACGTACAAAAATCCAATGTCATTGGAGTTAATCAAACAATCACTGAGAAAGTTCAAGAACTTACTAAGAATTCAACAATCAATGAATTGTTTGGTCAAGAAAATACACTTGATAAAAAATCCGTATCCAACAAAGAGGAATTCAGACCGTTGACTAGAGATATCACTAGGGTTAGTATAGTTGCTAATATAGTAAAACAATTGGTTGAAAATGCAGAATTAGTGATAAGTAAGTCTCACTATGATTTGTCCACTGTGACGTTTTCTGTTACACAGTCTTATCCAGCTGTAACTTACAGAAATATCAAAGATTATTTTGCACCAAGTGATAATTTATGTTATACTTGTTGGTTCAATTTGAATAATTATATTAACGATGACAAATATAATTTTTTCAATTATTATGACAATTTGAATAATGTTGGATTAAATTTCCAATTGAAGTCAGATGAAATACAAATAAAAATAAACCAAAATAGTTACAGTTTCGAGCTTATGGGTGTAACTGGTGGATCCGAGGGTTTATATGAGGATACTTGGTATGCCTATTTGGTGAATATAGATCAAAGAAAGAGGGAACTAAGTCAGTATATTTATAAAAGGGATATAGAAGACGAAGACCTTGGGAGTAAAGTTAATTCCACTAAACTTAAATTAATAAAGACCAAAACCCAAACTTTGTCTAATTTTGAATTTTCTATTGATAATATTCATGCGTCTATTCTCTCAAGTGATATGAGGATAACCAACATAAGACTTCTTTCAGAAGTGATACCTATTAACCAACATTCAATTTTCTTAAACCAATATCACCTAAGAGACGACACAAAATATTTAATTTTTGGGGATAATGCGAATCAAAGATTAAGTTTACCTTATATGCCATTAAATCAAGTTGGTAGCAATGATGTTGGATAATTTTTTTCAAAATTGGAAAAACTTCTGTTTTTTGTTGTGATATATATTTGAACAGAAATTGATTGGTCAACTCAGATCAATCAAAAAAAAAATTTCTATGTTTAACACACAAACTTATCACACTCTCGTACAGAAGATGCGAGAATTTTTTTTGCAAAAAGGTTTCTATGAGGTACCTACACAATCAAGATTATCAATCTTGGCAGCTTGTGAAAATCCTCATTCAATTACAACATATAACTATCAAGGTCTAGTTTGGCCACTACCCCAAACAGGCCAAATGTGGTTAGAGTATGAGTTACTAAAAAACCCCGAGTGGAAAGGATGTTTCTGTATCTCAACTTCCTATCGACAAGAAAAAAACCCAATTCCTGGTCGTCACGAATTAATTTTCCCAATGTTCGAATTTGAATCCAAAGGAACTATGGAAGATATGTTGAGACTTGAAAGTGAATTACTAACTCATTTGGGTTTTGATAGTCCAGTGGAAGTTAAGTATGACGATGTTTGTCAAGAGTATGGTGGTGTTCCGATCTTGGAAAATGAACATGAACAAAGGATGTGGGATGAAAAGGGTCCTGTTATATCACTTCAACATTTCCCTTTGAGGACTAATCCGTTTTGGAATATGAGACATAACGATAATGGAATTTTCAATAAAGTAGATGTTATTCTATATGGTCAAGAGACCATTGGTTCGGCCGAAAGGAGTTCTGATATTGAAAAAATGAGAGAAATGTTCTACACAATCGAAGATGGAAAATATTCTGAAAAACTTTTTGAATTATTTGGAAAAGATAGAGTTGAAAAGGAATTAGAAGATTTTTTCAAACATGACTTCTTTCCAAGATTTGGTGGTGGTATAGGAATGACCAGAATGGCTAGAGCCTACGAAATGCTACAAAAAGATAAATTAGTTGAGTCTGTACTCGAAGAAGCATAATAAAAAAGGGGGATAAATTCCCCCTTTTTTATTTTAAGTCGGTTGAGAAATACATCATGTTATGTTTTGCTAAACGAAAACTTCCACCGTTGTAGTCAACTAATGACAACAACCAAGCCCTTTCGTTATTGTTACCCGAGGTCTTATGTACTTCATATTGTTCTCTTAAGTGATAGGAGGCAACTCTGATATCATCAATAAGATGGTGGTTTGTCTTACCTATTTTATTCAAAATATATTTTCTAGTACAAGGCATAATCTGTGGTATACCTTTTGCACCAGAGTTTTTATTGGTGATATTACAAAAACCAGATTCTTGGTCTAAAAGTCTGAAGAATATACTTGCTGGTATCTTATTTGAGTTTATCTCCGAAACAATTGTGAAAAAAACTTCATCCGAAAGTTTCTGTAAATTTACATAGTTTTTTACTTTGTATTTTGAATGAGCTAGATATTCGATATATCTTCTCTCCTCCCTAAGTTTGTCAAAATCCAAATTGTCGATTGACTTATTAATAAAACTTTTCTTGACTACTACAACTGTTTTTTCTGATGCTGTAATTCTTCCGAATGTAAAAAAAGTCAGACATAATAATATTGGAATCAATATTATCGATAAGATAAACTTATTATGTCTGATAACCATTATCAATGAGTTTTGAGATCTATAGTCTGGGTAAATTACCCAACTCAGTAGAGATATGAATTGTATCTTTATATTTTCCTCGAACCATTTACTTTTGAATGTAGATGTAAGTAACCAATGATGGAATTTAATGAGGTCATAATTCATAAGGTTAAATTAATTTTTAATAAGGATATAGATGATAAATTTCATTTATATCCAGTAAATGATGGTCAACTTCATTGTGAGTTTCTAATTTACTCTTATGAAAATGACCATAAAAATGTTTCTTGATTTTATTATTTTCGTATATGTCAAGAAATATATTTGTCATTAGATTTCTTTCAAATGAAAGATCTCCAATTAAACCACTATCATGTTTTGACCAATCCTCAACAAAGGAACCAAACCCAAGTTTATTACATGGATCGCACCAATCGGGTGCTGTGTGGGTTATGATAATATCAATATCTTTTAAGTTCTTAGTAATTTCGGGATTATATACGATACCCTCCTTTTCCCAATAACATCTTTTTCTACTTCCGTATTTGATGTTACTATTATTTTCCTTAATTCTTTGGGTCCTATCAACACTAATAGCACCACCAATAAATAAGAATTTGTAACCTTCTAAATTAAGGGTGGTGTAGTCTGGTAAAAGTTTCAAATGACTAAAATCATAGTCACCATTGAAGAAACCTGGACTATCATGGTTTCCTCGAATAGCGAGCAAGGTAACATTAACATCCTTCAAGAAGTCATTAAGATTCTTCAAAGTTTGTTCATCATTTTCCTTGTAACTAAACCCAATTCCAAAATCACCAACTTGAATAATAGTACAATCAGTAATTTGTTTAGAGTGGATTTGATGTTTGAGGAAATTGAAATTTCCGTGTATGTCGCCTAATAATAAAACCATATTGCGAAGATACGAAATTTATATATCTTTACCAAAACTATAAAAAAAGCAATACCCTAAATTTTCTGTAAATTTCAAGGTTATTGACCCATTATGTAGGAAAACATTAAGGGGGCAACTATAGTGGCATCACTTTCGATTATAAATTTTGGAGTATTTATATCTAACTTACCCCAAGTAATTTTCTCATTTGGAACTGCACCCGAATATGATCCATAACTTGTGGTTGAGTCGGAAATCTGACAGAAGTAAGACCAGAAAGGAACATCGGTCCATTCTAAGTCTTGATACATCATTGGGACTACACAAATTGGGAAATCACCAGCAATACCACCACCAATCTGAAAGAATCCAACACCTTTACCACCAGAGTTTTTTCTATACCAATCAGAAAGGAAAACCATATAATCAATGCCACATTTAACTGTAGTAGATTTTAATTTACCCTTGATTACATTTGAAGCAAAAATATTTCCTAGTGTGGAATCTTCCCAACCTGGAACGATAATAGGTAAGTTTCTCTCACAAGCCGCGATCAACCAACTATCTTTAGGATTGATTTCATATTCCTTTTCCAAATCTCGATTCCTTATTATTTGGTAAATAAATTCATGGGGAAACATGGGATAATTCTTTCTTTCAGCAGTCTCCCAATAGAATTCAATTACTTTCTGAATTTTTCTGAAAGCTTCTTCTTCTGGTATACAAGTATCGGTTACTCTATTTAGTCCTCGTTCCAATAAATCCCATTCATCTTGTGGTGTTAGGTCTCGATAGTTTGGAACTCTTTTATAATGAGAATGAGCTACTAAATTCATTAAATCTTCTTCTAGGTTTGCTCCTGTACAAGAAATGATATGGACCTTATTTTGTCTAATCATCTCTGCGAGGGAAATACCAAGTTCAGCTGTACTCATAGCACCTGCTAAAGTGATCATCATTTTACCACCCTCTTCCAAATGTTTTTGGTAGGCGATGGATGCGTCCCTTAAAGATGCTGCGTTAAAATGTTTAAAATTTTTATCAATAAAAGAGGTGATAGTCTTTTCCATCTAATTTATATTGAAAAAATCAAAAATGTTTATATATAGAATATGAACAGACCAGAGGTAAGAGTGATAGAAACTCAACACGAAGAAGTAAAACCAATTGAGGTAAGTAATTGGGAAAGGGAACAACTTCTAGCTAAGTATGGATATGTCAATCAATCGACTTACAAACAACCAATCCAAGAATTTGATCCAACAAGGGATTTATCATATCAAGAAATGATGGAAATTGAGGATCGTAAACAACAGATTGAAATGGAAAGGGGTCGTCAACAAATGACGAACAGACCCACCACCTACACTATTGACCAAGACCAGGTTAGATACAATGAGACTAGGTGGTCAAATATGGATTTGGGTGGACAAGATTTTGGTATACAAGTTCAGATAGTTTCTGATATGAAGTTTACTAGATAATCAAGGTGGTGGTATATAAAAATATTGTTTTGTAATGGGATTACTTGAACAAGTACCGTTACATTTAACATTTAAACTATACCAAGTTCCGTTTACAGGGTCTCCAAAAGGTTGTGGCTTCATTAACAATCTCACATATCCATTATTGAGGTCTGTTATTGATGGTGTGTAAGGATTTGCATTATTTATCACGTAAGTTTGAACTGGTGTCAAATTAGGATTATTGGTTGGATCTGATGTATATCTTGACACATCCACTTTATAACTTTGACAATTTATATTTAGGTTGAATTGTGAAAACCACCTCACTCCACCAGCAGTGGGTCCTTGTGAAACACTCATTTCAGAGATGGCACATTGTTTGTCACCTGATTGTGGGGTAGTAACGCCTACTAAATTTCCATACCCAACCCCAATACTATTTTTAGCGTAGGCTTTTATATAATAAGTAGTATTTGGATTTAATCCAGTTATACTACTTGTGAATTGACCAACACCAATACCATTTGATGTCTTGGTAGGGAGGGCGATAGTCAAGTTATCGAATGTGGTTGACCAGATGACACCACGTTGTGTCACTGGTGCATCACCTTGATTTGTTATCTCACCTCCTGATGAAGCTGTTGTACTAGTGGTCGCAGCACTGTTGGATGTTAATACTACTGGAAATGGTGATGGGGGGGTGGTAAAAGATAATTCATTCCCATAACCAGTACCTACTGAGTTTGTGGCATAAGATCTGATAAAGTATGTCTGAAGTGGTTCTAATCCGGATAAGTTAGATATGAAGCTGGTTGAATTCGGACCATTGGTGGTCTTTGTAGTCAAGTCTATTGTTGGGTTAGGTGACGTGGACCAACAAACACCAGTTTGTGTAATGTTAGAAAATCCGTTGGATAGTATGTTCCCCCCAGAGGTAGCGGAATTATAAGTTAAATTCGAAATTGTGGTTGTTGTCAGAGTGGGTGATGTAACAGACGAAGTAGTAAAACTTTGTACTTCACCTTTACCCTGACCATCGGATGTAGTAGCGTAAGCATAAAAATAATATGTAGTGTTTGGTTGTAAACCAGTGATTATCATGTTGAATGAGTTGTCAGTTGGTGGTGAATATGTGCGTATAATCGATGGGTTAAAGGAAGGTTGAGTGCTAAAAACAATGCCCATGTTTGTGATAGTTTTACCCCATCTGTTCAAGACCTGACCCGAAACAGTCGCAGAATTTTGGGTTATATTTTGGACAATTGGATTAGTAAAAACGACCGGTAGTTGTAATGGTGTAGCTATGATATACAGTATGGAACCTCCAACAAAATTATTCTGATTTTTAGCAAAGGCGGAAAAAAAGTACGTAGTGCCGGGAGTCAAATTGGTAACACTAACCCCAAATGAACCCAATTGACCGGGTGTGGTAATTTTTGTGGTGGATGGGTCTGTATAACTCGGAATAGTACCAGATTTATAGAGCACACCTCTTTCAATTATCGGAGACCCACCATCACTAACCACAGTTGCACCAAATGACACAGTTGTAGGACTCGAAGCGCTCGCACCATTAGCTTGAACTACAGGTCTGTCTGGGTATACAAATGGCATGGCATCTCCATAATTATATTCTCTGAAGTCGTCTATTATAACTGGTCTAACATAAACCGTCTGACCGGGCAATAAATTACTAGGGTTGAGTGGGATGCTAACGTCCCTTGTGCCAATGAATGGTGTTTGGGGGAATCCATCACCGGTTAGATTGGTGGCGTTTGAATTTACTATAGTTACATTTGGGGTTGTTTTTGATGCAACGATCCCATTTTGCCAAGGTACTTCATCAGTATCAATGAATGTGGTTGACATAGCTCCAGTTACCGTCGGAACGATACCGGTCAGATAAAAAACTAATTTTTTTGTAGTAAAGCTTATTTCATCAGAGTAAAAGACACCTTGTGAATTTTCAGCAAAAATCCTTATAAAATACTGCGTTTGTTGACTAAGATCTCTTATTATTCCATTAAATGAACCCATTCCTTGACCAATTTCTAAATATTGATCATTCAGAGTGGGACTAGAATTGGTAGACCAGCAGAAACCCCTTCTTATAATTGGAGATCCACCGTCTGACAAAAACGCAAGGGTACTTGTGCCACCTACACCAAACTTAGATTTAGTTGAAAGAATTCGAATTGATTGAATTGGTTTAAAAATTATTTGTGAAGAGCTTTGAGTTGTTAAACTTCTAACTTGTCCGTATCCTATACCGCCTGATGTTTTAACAAAAGCTCTAAAAAAATAATTAGTGGACGGAATCAAATTATCTAAGCTTAGTATAAAATTTGCAGTATTATTATTTGGATCAAAGACCTTCGTAGTCAAATCATATGTGATGTTGTTTTGTGAGGTTGAATAAATTACACCTCTTTCTAAAACTGAAGAACCATAAGTGTTGATACTGAACCCTCCAGAAATTATTGAAGTGTTTGTTGATTCGTAGAGAGCTGTTGATATTATTGGTTCTTGGGGTGATGTGGTTGTAAATTGTATAGATTGACCATAAGAAACACCAGCAAGATTGGTAGCGAAAGAACGCACATAATAAGTTGAACCTGGTTCCAAATTTTTCATCATTATATTGAATGAACCCAATTGACCGTAGTCAGCTATTTCAAAATCTAAACAATTTTCAATGGTTGGATCAAGTGTGGTCGACCAAATTAGACCTCTCACTAAAAATGGGGCGTTACCTGTATCAGATACAACACCTCCAGATCCTGCGGTGGTTCTGGTAACATTAATTACAGTAGGATAAGTCGTCGTTGTAGGTTTTGTTGTGAAATCTACGAAAGGTAACTGATCACTCAGATACAAATTCGATCTTATAGCGTGTCTTGGATATTTCCAGAAACCTCTCACCAACATATTTTTAGTACTTCGATAGGTGAAGAATTGGCCTGGTCCATCATAAGAGTATTCCCATTTTGTAGGATCGACTGGTGGTAATGTGAATACAGATTTGACGAGGTGACAATAACTCATTATTGATGAATTCCAGGATCCATAAGGTATATTAATATTATCACAACTTTGATTAGCAATTGTCTCACCATTCGAACAACTATCCAAAACTCCTATGGGATTATTTTGATCGTCTTTCCATCCACACCAATGGGTATGACGGGAACCTAAATTATGTCCCAACTCATGAACAGCAGCAACTATAGGTAAATTATAGTTCGATGTTCCAACTGGATTTTGACTCAGTTGTAATAAATTTTGAGTCGATCCAATATTTAAAACACTGTGACAAGTAGTTGGATAAATTTGGGGTGAAGTAGTTTCATATCCATTAGCTGAGTTGTTAGCACCTAGGTTTCCGATACCACCTGCATTTTGATTGATGTCTAATAACATTTTGAAGTGACTTTCTGTATTGACTGGTGTGTTAGAGTTACTTCTTTGTCTGAATATCTCCAATGTATTTTGTATAGAAGTGATTGTATAAAGATCCTGATTGGTATTTATGTAAACTTTTCTGAGACGAAAATAAATTCCTTCTCTGGCATATAAATTCTTAATCGATAAAAATAGATTTGAAACATAATTTATAGTTTCGGTTTCATTTGATCCAAATAACTGGTAAGATCTGTAACTTACCTCAATGTACAAATCGCAAATTTTGTTGATTGGTTTTAATCTATTGTAAAAATCTGAATTACCAAATTGGATATCTTGTATTGTTCTACTTTTTTTTATTGTAATATTTTTTGTATCTTTTTTTGAGGTATCCAAAACCTCTACACATGTATTATCGACTGAAAATGTATCTAAATTAACCTTATTTGTCAAAGAATTGATAGAATAGTTTTTTCCATCTTTAGTTTTTGAGTACCCACTCCACCCACCCTTACCATTATGTGTGATAACACTCATTGTCTTTCTAGACACATAAGTTTGTGGTTTATAAATATATTGACCCTTGGATGTCACCACCAATATAGAGGGTAATTCTATTTTATCATAAATGTCAATAGTGCCATCTGGTAAAGTCGACTCAAACGACTTTGGTAGATTTGACACACTCAAATTTTGTTGAGTTGTTTTACCCGCCTTCGGTGATTTGTTCCAAACATCCATTCTAACCTGTGAGAATAAGTTGTTTATAATAAGTAGAGAAATTACTAGTCCTATAAATCTTTTCATATAAAAATAGATTTTATTTTTATATATCAGATAATATAAAAAAAAATCCACCAATTGGTGGATTTTAGAGTTAAGAATTCTTCTCTATCATTTCCAAGATATCTTTCTTGGATTTTAGACCCGTTGTTCTATCAACTAATTCCCCATTTTTGAATAATAAAAGAGTTGGGATGTTTCTAACATTATATTCTTTACAGAAGTTCATATTTTCATCAGCGTCAACAACACCAACGGATACTTTTCCATATGTTTCAGAACTAATCTCATCGATAATTGGGCTCAGTTGTTTACAAGGTCCACACCATTCTGCTTTGACGTCGATAAGAGATAGATCATTTTCTAAAAATGGTTTCAAATCCTCTTCTTTAAGTTTCTTTGTATAAATTACCATAACTAACTATTAATTTTTAGACAATATATATCTTATCATGAAATTAACCTTTAGTTTGTTTTTTATTTTTCTTGTTACTTTAGTTAGATCTCAGACCAATAACTTCTCAATTGGTGGAAATTTAACCACAGGTAATCTATTAAGTTATGGTATAAATATTAGAGCAAATCTGAACACTAATCCTGAAAAATTAAACCAAATTGTATTTTCGCCAAGTTTTGATTATGGTAAGATTTCGGATCAGTCTGGTGAATTTCAATTAAGGAGAAAAGAAATACTAACTGTTCTAAATTATGAGAGGACAAAAAATAGATTTAAGTTTTATGTCTATAATGAATTCGAAAAATCATTTCTGAGGAAGATAAGGATAAGAGGTGCATTTGGTACAGGACTTTCGTATAGGATAGTAGAAAATGAAACTACCAATTTTGATGTGTCTCAGCTTATTTTGCCAGAATTTTTTCAGTCAAGTTTCACAAATAAAAGAGATAACTGGGCTTTAAGACTATCGACAAGGATACGATTATCCAAAAAATTTCCCAAGTATAGATATTCCTCACAATTATTGTTTCAACCAGCTGTTTATACAGAACTAAGTGATGGTACTGAAGTTGCACCAAAAAATAATACGACAGTCAGGATTAATAATTCCTACGAGTTTGTATTATCAAAAAATTTGTCTATAGGGTTCATGGGTGAAATGATCGTTCAAACATATACGAGTTATATCAATCCAACCGTTAAACCCTACGATACAAATTTAAATTTATTTATAAAGGGTAATTTCTAAAGATACGTTTCATCTAAGAAATCAAATTCCTTTTTGGTTTCGGAAATAAGGATTAATCTACCGTTTCTAATTTGAGATTTGATGGTAGATAGATTTTTACCCAATTCATCAGCAATGTCTTTATAAGCCATCTTTTTGATTTCTCTCATTTCGATAACCTTCCTATATGGTTCTTTGAGGTTTTGGATATGTTTCTTCATGATCTCGGCTTTTCGGTCCGAAACGTCATGTTTATTATTTTCCGAAACTTCTTCTTGTATAAAGTCCTTTAGGGTTGTACCCTCCTCGTCGATTTCAATGTCGATGGATACATTCTTTTTTGAGAGTTTTATGTCTTGGAGAAGAATATTCCTTGCGATGGTGAATAACCACGTTGAAAATTGTGCCTTTTCTTTTTCATACTTGTCAATTTTTTCGAACGCTGTGAGGAATGATTCTGTAGTTACGTCTTCAGCTTTTTGGTGGTCTCCACACATTTTAGCCGTATAGTAAATTAACTTTGGATAATACTTTTTGTAAAAGAAAGTAAAGTCACTACCTGTTCTTTCTTTGAATAGAACTTCTTGTTCTGAGAATGATTTGACTGCCGTTGAATTGTACATATATTTCATTTAATTTTTTTTTAGATTGCCACGAATGTATAACAACAATTATACCATATTTATATCCTATTTATGAATAAAGTTTTGTCATCTCAGTAAATAAACCAAACAAATATTCATATAAAATTATAATTTTTATGGTCACACTTAATATAATCACACGTTGTTCACGAACTACAAAGATAAGAGAAATTTTTGAAAGTTTTGATAAAAAAAATAAAAAATTTTCAATCAAATGGTTTGTGTTATTTGATCTGACATCACTACTCGAAATACCAACTGACATATTGTCTTTTTTGAAAGACAGATCTGAAATTAGATTTTATGAATCCGATCCAAGTGATTATGGACATGACATGATTAACAAAACACTTGATGAAATACCTAATGGTTTAGTATATGTTTTAGATGACGATAATATTATACACCCAAACTTCATTGATCTGATAAATAATTGGATTGAAAATAATTTCTATTTTGATGGAATAATTTTCAGTCAAAAAATTGGAGGTATTGATTTTACCGGTCAAGACATAAGATTTGCTAACGAAGAAAATATCAAAGTTAGTAAAATTGATATGGCTCAATTTTGTTTAAAGCGGGAATTAATTGGTGATAATAGAATTCCACCCAATCAATATGTTGGTGATGGTATTTTCATTGAGAATTTATTTGAAGAAAACAAAGATAAATTTTTAATCATAGATGAAATAGGATGTTATTATAATTACTTCAAACAAATTGAGAAAAAAGACTATTTTTTACCCAAAGTTTTAATTATCGGAGAAGAAAATGATATTGAAATAAAATCTCATAAATATGCAAATTATGAAGATGATAGGTTGAAATCCATTTCCAACCTTACCGATGAAGGAATCCAAAAAATACTCCATGAGTTCAATCCCGATGGAATATTGACTACAGGAGATGATTGGCAAAATTATAAGGAATTATCAAACATGAATTTAGATTTTAGAAGAAAATGGATACATATCAAAAGGATTGATGATAATTCGGGTGAACTTATTTTTAATTGTCTAATGCAATCAATGTTAGATCCAATTTATGATAAAAATCCACTTATCAGTGTATTTACACCGACTTATAACACCAAAGAGGTTCTTTATAGGAGTTATGAATCTTTAAAAAATCAAACTTATAATAATTGGGAATGGGTGGTTGTTGATGATTCCACTGATGGTGGTAAAACTCTGAAAATAGCCCAAGAAATTTCGAAAAAAGATCCTAGGGTCAAAGTTTATGAATTCAGAGATAAATCAGGTGGGGTTGTTGGAGAATCGAAGTACCGAGCAGCTTCATTGTGTTCCGGTAAATACCTAATTGAATTTGATCACGACGATTTGTTATTACCAGATGCGTTACTTTACACAGTAGAGGCTTTTCAAAGGTATCCAGATGCTAAATTTGTTTACTCGGACTGTGCTGAAATAGATCAGAATCACAATTCCCTTACTTATGGAGATGATTTTGCCTTTGGATATGGTTCATACCGTGATGAAGAATATAATGGTAAAATTTATAAAGCTGTCAATACTCAGAATATAAATCCAAAAACTATAAGACACATAGTTGGTGTACCAAACCATTTAAGAGCATGGGATAGATTTTTCTATCATTCTATTGGTGGACATAATAGAAATTTATCCATAGCTGATGATTATGAATTATTGGTTAGAACTTTCTTGAAAACTCGATTTGTTAGGATACCAAAAATGTTGTATCTCCAATTTTTCCATAGTTCGAATACACAGAATGATTCTAGATCTGATATACAAAGAAGAGTGAGAGTAATCTCTTCTTTTTATAATGAAAAAATCAAAAATAGGTTTGAGGAGTTGGGTTGCACAGATTGGGCCTACGAAGGTAATCCTCAGTGGCCAACCAACACTCCGAGTAGGTTCGGTGTAGAAGAGTGTGCGGTCAACTACGTTATGGAAATAGATCCTGTTAAAAATTCGAACCTTGATTACAACTTCGATACTATGACTGGATTTTCAATATTAAATTGAGATATTGATGTATTTAATATATAAATAAAAAAAAATTGCACTTATGGCAATACAAAGTTCCTTTCCAAAAGTAGCTGATCAAATCATATCATTCAATAAAAATGTAATAGATTCTTTATCCAAAATAAACACACTTGTCACATCTTCGGATCCATCTGTGACTGTTAGTATTATAGATACATCGGGTGTTACCCGTCAATTCAATCTACCTACTGTTGGTTACTTGAAATCCGAAATTGATAGGTTGAATAACAACATCAACTCAATTTATTCGATAAATGAAGCTGGTGCTTTGATCCAACCGGTCAACGGGACAAAATTTAAGAAAGTTGTTACTGTTGATTTAAATAAAGAACCAAATGACCTTGGTGATCTAAATTTAGTTACATTTTTCAAAAGTGGTAAAAACTGGTTTTTTGATTCTATGTTGAATCCACAGATTTTTATTGAACTTGATTTATCTAATAAAGTCGAAAATAACGTCAGAAAAATTGTTTGTAGGAGATATATTCCAGAGTTTGAACGTGACGGGAATGGAAATTTGACAACAAATGGTCAAAAGGGATTGGATAGTTTCAATCTTTTATTCAGAAATAAAAATGATTTTTCCTTAGAAGCTTATCTCACTTGGCATGAAACAACATCAGGTGTTCTTAAACCATTTAATCCAAATTATGATGAACAAATGTTTGATTTGGAACCAAACATAGTCGAATATGATGGTACTTTTACTGTTTTAAAAGTTGAGGAGGATACTTTAAATAAAAAACTATTTTATCACTTAAATTCTTTGACATACGTCAAAAATCAGATGGGTCAAATGGGTGATATAATACAACAAGAAAAGGAATTAGTTGTTGGTGATGAAATGATAATCAATACACCAGCATCTTATACTAGATATAAAATCTTAGAAATTTCTAAGACAGCACAAAATCCAAGAGTGAGGTTTGAGAGAGTGGAGGGTAATCAACCCATCCCATCTGGTGTTGTAGGGGTTCTTAAGGTTTATTCTCCGGTTGTCTATAACAAAAGGGTTAGGGTAAGTGTCGGATTTGATGAGAGAAATACCATCTTCATTAAAGCTCTAAACATGGATAACTATATTCTATCTAAAAATTGGAGTAGTGGTATCGGATTTTATACAAACGATTTGTATGAATTCGATACTAGACAGAGCTTACCCGACTATTATAATTCAACAATTAATGATTATGGTGAGGTCCTCAAAGATTTAGTTAAGAAAAAAACCCCTAACACCGCTGCTAGTAAGCCAAATTTTCCTGTTTTATCTGGTGGTGAATTCAAGGTGGTTCAGATCAATAAACATCAAACCGACTCACCGGATGCTTTGAGATTGAGAGATCTGAGTAATCAACAAAGGACACTCCAATCGGATATGCAACAATTATTAGCAGCAATCGATGATAAAAAGAAGCAAATAAGGTTGACAGCATTCGCGTCAGACGCTACGAGGTCACAGTTTGAGAACGAGATCCAACTTTTGAATGGTAAATATGAAAGTAAGCAAAAATTAGCGACATCAATCAATATTCAAATATTAGCTTTGTCGAATTCACTCTCTACTAAAATTGATCCTGTATACAGAATTCGAGGATTTTTCCCCCTTCCTGAACCAGCGATTAGACCAGGTGGAAAAGTTCAAGAAGTGGTACAATTCAAAGTACAATATAGATATCTTTCTAAAAGTGGACAAGAGTCTCCTATAGAAACGTTCAGATTAGATAGTGGGAACAATAATTCCGATTTAGCCGCCTTTTCAAACTGGAATGAGTATTTATCACCAGTTCGTAAAAGAACATTCAATAAATCAACAGGTGAATATACTTGGGACACTGAGGAGATTTCGAACCCAGATGTACCAAATATAAACCAAGTTGATATACCAATTAAGGTTAATGAAAAAGTTGAAATGAGAGTAAAGTCAATTTCTGAGGTTGGATATCCAGAGTCCCCAGTTGAATCCGATTGGAGTCAGTCCGTCACTGTGGAATTTCCCGACGAACTTGCGACAGTAGCTACTCAAAATGATACCATTCGGTCGGAAGCTCAGAAGGAAGAACTTCAAGTTGCGGTCAGAGGTGACTTATCAGCTTTGGGTGTGATTCAACACGTATCCGAACAAGTTTCGATTGGAACTACAACATATTATCATACTACAGAGGGTATACTTTCTGGATTTAGAGACACAAACAATATTCCTATGGATTTGTTCACTTTCATGCAAAAACTTTTGGATAGAATTAAAGTCCTCGAAGACAAAGTTAATAGAGTTGCGGGTGAACTTGAAGTTACTGTTATACGAAATAGTGAGATATTTATTGTTAAAAACGGATCTGAATTATCTTTCAACGTCGAGTGTGAAGATTATTTAGATTTTTATCAATCACCTGGTGTACCAAGTGGTCGAGTTTATACAAACAGTATATACGTTATAAAAGATTTCTTACTTAAAATACGCAATAAATCAGTTGAAAGTAGTTTGGGTCTTTTATCCAATAGGGCTTACAATTCTAGTACAAATGGTGCTGTATATAGTGCTGCTGCTCCTCAAGTATTTTGGGTTGATCAGCAAGATCAACTTTTAGTTTCCAATATCTCAGGTATTACTAAATCACAATTAGATAACCAATTTATTTGGATGGTTAATTATGATGGATTGAACCAGAACACAGTCATGAAATTGGCACAAAGCGTACCAAGTGATCTACTTTTGCAACAGAATAATTCAATAACAAAGGCTTTATCTTCAAATGAATACAATATTGGTTTTTCGGGTGTCTCTATTTTGAATTTTGTCGGTAATAATTTGTCACTTTTCGACAGATCCAAATGGATTGATGCATTCCCATCGAGCACTTCGACTACAAAGTTATTGTCTACAATTCACCCAAGGGTCACAAATCTAGAACAGATACAAGAAACCAATGCTGACAAAGTTTATTACCTTGATGGTGGTGCCGAGAATGATATAGACATTCCACTCAACATATATTTTAAAATGAACGCTATGGATAATAGTAAGCCTGGTTTAAATTTCGAATATATCAATTTGAATGGTGTTAAAAGTACAGTGAAACACATTAAAAAAATAAAATTTCTATTGGAAAATGAGAGTGATAATAAACCATTTATTTTCACAATCAAATTTACATTAAATAGAGCGAAATTAGTTGTTAAGAAAACAATCGAATCAACTCCATTCGCAACAACTGCTAACAGATAATGAAAAGTAGTGCAATATTAAGAACTAATGTGGGATTGACTACTAACGTGAAGTTAGTAGTTAGAAGTAACTATGGTCTTTATTTGGATTCTATTGTTTCTTCACCAGAATTATCCGAAAACAGATTCAAGAAATTCCAGATAGATAAGGACACATTTTGGGAGGATATAGTTCCAGTCTTTTTTCAAAAGACTCCTGTTGATTTAGCATACAAAATAAAATATGATGGTGATGTAGATAAGATGTCTACCGATTTTACTAGCCAATTTGATGACTTATATCAATATGGGGCTAGAAATATTGTAGATAATAAATTTTATAGTGAGGAATTCGAATATTTTGCTCCACTATACATAAGTAAAAATAGTCTACCTAAAAATTTCATCATATTCCGTGTTGATGGTCCTGGTATTATAAACCTAACCAAGGATAATTTTAGATCAGAGATTCTGAATAAATTAAAAGTAGTAAAAAACTACGATTTAACACAAAAAAGTTATTTGGGTCAATGGATTAATAATAACATTACAAATAATAGATTTTATCCCAATAATAGTTTATACATTGATTTCAGAAGACTTGAGTTTTCTACTTGGCGTGGTATAGATTATGAAAAGGGTGGGTATACCGAAAAAAACTTTCTTCTTGATAGTACACTTGAGTTTGAACTACCATATTATGAAATGGAAAAATTAATTTTGGAGGGTTATAAAAATAACAAAATTGTCTTTCCAAACATCATAAACTTCAGCTTTTTATTCGATGACACACCTGCTACACCCGATTCTCTTAGAAAGTGGTCGTTGAATAGATATTTGGGTTTCTATCTCGATGAGATGAAATTGGTAGATTCTTTTTCACCGAATAAGTTACCAACTCTGAAATCGGATGTTAAAATAGATGATGAGAACATCCTTTCTAGTCCTAGTAGTCAATCCCCATTTCTAAATGAATGGGAAGTCAATGATTACCCATTCATAGAGGTAGATGGTGTTTACTATAGGTTGGAAAAATTCGAACAAGTCACATCGTCCGTAATTCAAAGAGTACAGAACACAAGAAATACCTACGAAGAACGCAGGGCTAGTAGTAATGTTATAAAATATAAAGTAATTTCAGACATATCACTATCGGGTAAATCATTTTCCGACATCAATAATAAATTGATAATCATAAATTCAGACAAGACCATAGGTCTCCAAAATGGAAACACATTTATGATTAATGACTTTGGAAATGCTGATGTGTGGTTGATTGAAATTGATAATTTTTTACACCACTTGGTATTTGAAGATGGTAAATATAGAATATTGACTGATTATGGGTTTAGACAATCCGCTGAAAGATTTGATTATTACATAAATGGTATAAATTCTGATACATCTAAGAGCGTAAATTTAGTGACTAGTAAAGATTATGGTCCAGTGGAATTCAAAATCTACAAATGTAAATTTACTGACATCAAGGATTTTGATACAGATATTGTTGATACTACCTATTCCAAATATGAGTATATAAAGTCGGAAACTCTAACTGATACCGATGAGCCAAAAATGTATGTACAGGATTTGGAATCAACTAATCAACCAAAAGATTACGTTCAGTTCAAATTACAAAATAAAGTTGTTACTATACCAACATCTTCCGAATATACTGCAAATTCTGAAACTTTTAGAATAGAAGACAATAACCTCACACAATTATGGAGAAAAAATTCTCAAAGATTGAAATGGGGGTTTGGGGGTTCTATATCATCCAATGATTATCCTTATTTACTTAATAATAGTATAATCTCCGAAGATTATAATAAATCTCCAAATACAAAAGATGTTATACTACAACGAGAAAAAAGAAATCTAGACCACTTTTATACTATTAACTCTGATAGTAATCAATATTCTCATCACACCCTTCACATTGAAGATTGGTCTAATGATAAATTGAATATTGATTTCAAATTTGAATTGGATAAATATCTAGGTATAGGATATAATTTGGATTACTTTTCCTACTTTTTTGGTAAAAAGACTTATTTTGAGGAAGGTAAAGTTTCAAAGAGGACTGAGAAGTTTTCTTATTTTCAGAGTGGGGATGGATCAACTCCAAATATTACCCTATTCAAAGGATTGAAATTCAGTATTTCTGAAATAGATAATATAAATATAGTTGATGGTAAAATTGAAAAGATCAATTTAAGAAATTCAAACAAATTCGAAAGTTGGAGGTTTTCTGTTTTGTTGTCAAACAATTCTCACTTGATAGTTGGATCTGATACTGATCCAACCAACCCGAACGTTATTAAATCTGAGACCGCACTCAAGTGGAGAGTTATTGATGAGTGGAAACACGATAAAGATTACTTCACCAACAGTTTGGTGTTGTACGAACAGACTTTGTACAAAAATACTGTTCATTCTAGGATAGTCGATCCGATATACAATCCAAAGAATACCACAGATTGGCAACTCTATACAAATCCAACAATATTTTACAGCCCACTTTTTGACGGAACCTCAACAAAAAATAACATGGTAGGATTTGGAGCTACAATTCCACCACTGATTTACAATGATGGTCAATATTATTTTTCAAACCCTTTTAATAGTAATGATTTTTGGAATAGTTCTTTTACATATTCGGATTTTGATGTGGTGACTTACAAAAATAAAAATTGGGTATCCCTTACATCTAGCAATATAACTATTCCAAGTGAAAACTCTGGTATCAATATTGGTGGTGAATTTTTTAGTACTTGGGAAGAGACAGGTGTGTCTGTGAGATGGAATCCAGTTAGTATTTGGAAATCTGATTTTGAATATGATGTATCTTCTTGGCAACAGAATTCTTTTGGGTTTGGTAATTATGTAATACACGATGACGTAGTTTATGGCAGCACATCGTCTCCAGTTTACGGTGTTCCACCACCACTTGACAATAATTGGAGAAGAATTTATAGTCTTGAACCAGATACCTCGTATTTTTATGGACCATCAATATCCAATAATAATATTATTGAGATGAATGGTAAATATTATGAGTGTGTTGGGAATAATTTTAACGGTAGTTTATCTTCTGATACTTTAATAAATTATTCTATCGATAATGGTATTTACATAGTAATCAATGAAAAATTCAAAAATGTTCTCATAAATATTTATGTGAATGACAATACTTATTCGGAAGTAAGTGAAATCTCACAAAGTGTGTGGGATGTGACAAGTAACAATGTCAAAAACACCAATAGGGATGATATTTACACTACTATATTTTCTAAGTTGTCCACGAATAATTTCATGAACTGTCTGAATGATTTGTCTAATAAATTTGGATTTAGTGACAACGTGAAATATGTTGTCGTGGGAGAAAGTGGTACAAAGTTGTATGATTTCAATAATCTAAAATCAGTTGTAAATTTACCATATCTATTGACATGCTCTGGACCAGATGAGTTATTAGTAAGAACTCGTTCCAACATATATCAACCAATTACACTAAAGGGATCTGAAATTAAATCTAAAAGAATATTAAATGATTCGAATATAGAAAATTTATCCGAATTGAATTATTTTAATGAAATGCACTTAGCTTCCAAAATTTCAAAAAATGTTGAAAGTCCAATAATATTACCCAATTATAGTGGATTGAAAAATCAAATTTATTACAGACTTTATAGATTTTCAGGATACTATGGTCCAATTTTGAGAAACATAGAACTCTTTGACTCACCTAGTCTGACTCAAAGCGAAACAAATTATAGATTTGACACAGAATTAACGAATTTTGGCATCGTCAAGGAAAGAATAGTTTCAAAGGTTAATAGGAAATCTAATTTATTGAGATTTGCTAATCAAACTAACTTAAAATCAATATATCCCATGATAGATGAATTTGGGTATCATACTGTTGATTATTTTATGTTTAAGTCTACTTGGGACCTTAATTATCACATTGAAACACAAGATTATGTTCCTGAATTACAGACAACACAATTAAAGCCAAATAACCAAGATCTAAGTTCAAAGGAATTCAGAAATAATAACTCAAAATTACTATAATATATGAGAAGAACTTTTATAAGTCCGGAATTCAAATATGTTTCTGTATACGGAACACTAAATATGGAGGAAGAAAGTTCTTTTTTTGGATCCAAAATGCTCGAAATAGAAGATTTAATTACCATCGGTAATGAAAGTATATTATTCTATCAAAATGAAAAGGGGGAACAAATAGACTTTGAAAAGGAATATGATGCACCACCTATCATATATAATTCCAATGCAGACAAACAAAAATTACATACTTTGGTATTGGATGAATTTCAAACACAAATAGAAAAGAATAATTATACTAAATGGAAACTCACAATAAGTATACGGTCACTTTTGAAAAATTACCTATTCGCTACTTTAAAAAAATATAGAACTTTTGAGGGAGTATCCAATGAAATGACCTATAACAGAAATGTTGATTTTTCAATAAATGAGTATATACAGAGGAATGTAATAAATAGGTACAAGTTTACAGGTGTGGATTTATATTTAGTACCCGTTGATTTATTGACTATAGGAAGCCTTAAATATCAGAATATTTGGGACCGAGAAATCTCACAGGATCAATACAAATTTACAAAATTTTCTACAGTGACTGACTTCAAATTTGAAGACATACAAATTTTCTTTGCTCAAAATTTTTCAGCTAGTCAGTACGCGTTCAGATATTATTTCAATCTTAAATTTGAAAAATTATGATGGAGAAGAAGGATTTATCTAAATATGAAAAAAACTTGGTTTGTTTTCTGAGACTTTTTCAGAATAGACCTTTTCACTTGGCTAAATATTTATCAGATAATGATTGTTTTAGAGATGATTTCATAAAAAATATTACTGAAAGTAAAAAGTTAGGTGATTTAAGTCAAAAATACGATTTGGGTGAATTGCCAAATGTTTATTTTATGAACTTCAAGGAGATGTTAAAATTTTTTGAAAATATTTCACAAGATTATAAGATAGAAGGTATGGATAATGAGAAAGTCCAAGAAGAACTTAATTCAAAATTAAATGAATTTATTAAATTGGAGAAGTACGAAGATGCGATTAAGATAAGAGATTTCATGATACAAAATAATATCAAAAGAAAAGAGTTTTAATTATAAACTTGTTACTATTTTTATAATAAAAAAATAGTTTTAAACAAAAAAATTATGGCAAAAAAAAATTATGGTGATCTCCGAACCTTACACGGAGACCTTTTCCAAAACACATCAAATGACATACAAACTGATAATGGTTTATTATCAAATGATGAATTAAAAATGTTGTATGATCAATATGATGTAAATACCCCAACCATCGGAGAAGTTGTAAACGTGACTTATGTCGGATATTCCGCAGCTGGATATAATTTCGATGGTGGTTATAAAGATTTCGTCCGGGTTGAAGATAGACCCAATGAATCGAAATATCTTCAAAACATCGAAATTGGTGATAGTATAGATATTTTCATAGTCAATATTGATGAGGATAACTACCACATCAGGGGTAGTCTTGTTGAACTTTATGAAAACAGAGCTAGAGAAATCCTCACCCAATTAGAAGAAGGCACTTCAGTTTTAGCTTATATTAAGGAAATGACACCAGCTGGATACAATGTCGACCTACATTTTGAGGGAGTGACTTTGGCTGGATTTATGCCAAACACACTAGCTGGTATAAATAAATTATATAATCCCGAATCAATTGTCAATACATCCTTTGAAGTAATGATTGAATCATATTCTAATGAGGAAGGTACCTACATCGTTAGTAGAAGAAAATACCTACAATCATTAATTCCAAATGCCATCAGGTCTTTGGAATCCGGTAAAATTTACCTCGGTAATGTCACTGGTACTACAGAATTTGGTGTTTTTGTAGAGTTTAACGAATGTTTGACTGGTATGATTCACAAAACAAATATGTCACCAGAGTGGTCAAATAAAATTAGTCAAATCACACCAGGATCGAGAATTGAATTTTATATAAAAGAGATTATTCGTGATAAAATTATTCTAACCCAAATATTAAGGGAAACCCTTTGGGACACAATAAAAATTGGTCAAACATTTGATGGTAAAATAAAAGATATAAAACCATTTGGAGCACTTATCAGTTTGGATGATGAAACGAATGGTCTAATACATACTTCTGAAATTGAAAAATCCAATCAAAAGTTGACGGCTGGTAATACAGTAAAAGTAAAAGTGATTGCTGTCGATAGGATGAATAGAAAAATATTCCTTAGTCTATAATAAAAAGGGGGGTCATTGACCCCCCTTTTTTATTTCAATATTTGTAAGAATTCTTCAATGGTCAGACCAATTACGGATTCAAAGTCCTCACGAACTAATTTATACTGTTTCGCTGATTTGGTGACTGCCCAATCTATAATATCCATTTGATTTCTGAATCTATCATTGGACGCGGATACAAGAAACTCAAGTAAGAGTTTTTTCTTATCATCATCTTCATAGTAGTCAATCTTTCTTTTGTGTTTATTTACTTTCTCGGTATTCGTTGCCTCATCAAATATTTCTTTTAATCCAATATCTCTTGTTTCTTGATTAGTACATCTTCTAAAATTCCAACTAGTGTACCAACGTTCAGATCCATCTAATTTTATTTTAATATCTGTCCAAGAAGTATAACCAGTTGAGGATTTGTGGTCATTGAACTTAACCTCCTTAACTTTGTAAGTACGGCCTCGGATTAGTGTTTTGAGAGAATCATATAGTGGTATGACATAATCACCACTTTTCAATGTCTTATCAATTTTAGTTTGCTCACGTTCATTGAGTAGAATTTGATAATCAGGACAGATCCAATTATTATTTGGGAAATCACCCCCATCCTCCATTGAAAAGTTTTGAAGTGGGAATGTTTGGATAGATCTATCGGTAAGATAAATTCTAATAATTGGTCTGAAGTATGGGGAACTTTTAGAATTTAAATTGTTGTAATTCGCAATTTTATAGTCACCCCCCTTGACTAATTTTGATGTTGGTTTTATACAGATTGCCTTCATATCTTAAATTATATACAAATATAACAAATAAAATGAACAATATATATTTTTATAAATATAAATAAAAAAAAATTTTTATGAAAACAGAAAAAATTTCTGCAGAGACAAAAGAAGAAACAGTGGGTTCAGTTTCCATGGAGCCAAACAATATACAAGTTGAACTCAGTGAAGAGGAGCAAGCAAGGATGGATGAGGTTAAGTCTCTAGTTGAGGCCGAGACCCTTGATCCTACCACATCCATGAATATTTTAATAAATGCTGTTCAGTTAGCTTTTGATTCTGAAGTTTATAACGACTTAGACCGTTACTTAATTGCTAAGTCTCTGAATTGCTTCAAATCCCACGTGGATAAGGGTGAGGATATTTTACTAAAAGTGGCTTAATCCCATTCGATTTTATCGATGTCCGATGGATAGTGTGATTTTAAAACACTATCCATTTTTTTTGCCATAATTTTCTTATGTAGATTAAATACTTGGCTCTCGAGACCGACCACAACATCTGATTTGTGGTCCCCATTTTTATTATAATTGTTGATAACAAAGTCCGAATTACTATTTTTTACACTTTCATCCATTTCATTTGAAAGGATTTTTTCTATTAAACTTTTACTAAAAGATGTCAAATAACCCATATCGTACTTTCTTTGATATCTTGGTCTGTAACAAGATACATTGAAATTCATCAGATTATTCATACGGCGTTCAAAAATAAAGTCAAAATAAAATATTGTATAGAAATCATTTTTGTGTTTAATTCTAAAAAGTTCATAGGATTTTAATATATCAAGTTCTATGATGTCAAATAGTTTATCGACTTTATCATTCGAATTCAACTTATTGAAATTAAGTAATCCAAGATTATAAATATCATCGCCGAATTCTGATTTAATTTTTCTAACGTGGTTTGGTGAGAAATTCAAAAGGAATTTTGTAACTAAATTTGCGTCAAAAACTGGTACATCAAAACCTTTTAAAATTTCAGAGACTTCGACTTGACCAGAATAATAATTTCCTGTGAGACCTACTTTGTACATATATTACAAAAGTAAGTGATTTAGGTTTCATTTACAAACTTTAAAAAATATATATACTTTAAATCGAAAAATTTCCATGAAAAGTAGTAAAATATTAGAATCTTATAGGAACGGTTATTTATTGAACGCGGAAGAACTTGATAAAGTACCCAGAGAATTTAAAATCGTTTTGATCGATTTTTTAAAAGAAAAGTATTTGGATAACAATCTTAAGAATAAAAAAAGTATTGAAAAACTCTCCGACATTTTTGGAAAAAAGATCATAAATGAACACAACACTATGAAGGTTCCTTACTTTGACGTTCTCGAAAACATAAACCTGTGTATCGAAGTTGAAATGTCTGATCAGATTGTTGAAGAGGAGGGTTCACAAAAATTTGGAGAAACTAAATTTTCACAAATTTTAGAAAGTGGTATTTCAACTTCTAATCCGATAAATAGATTTGCAATATCTGAAAAAAGTTTCAAATCTTCGTTGGAAGATTTTATTTCTATTTACACTAATGAATTTGAAGTTGTGGGAGATTCTATTAAAATAGAATTCAATTAACATGATAATAAATCTCAAAAGTCAAACCGATTTATCTGGTTTTTATGTGGTTTTTTATGGTTCAACGAACTTTGAAGAAAGGGGTATTTATGGTATTTCACATTTGATGGAACACCTTATTTGTAAAAATTTTGAACATTTGAGGGATGATTTTGAAAAAGAGGGTATTGAATGGAATGCCTACACAACTCAAAATGAAATTGTTTTTTATTTCACCGGATTGGATGAATACTTAATGAAACAAAAATATGAATTAGTTGAGTTGATTACTGATTTCAAAGTTTCGAAAGAACAATTTGAGAATGAGAGAAAGATTATACTACAAGAATATAAAAACCATTTTTCGGATCAATCAAACTGCCATTTATCAAATCTGAGTAGAAAGTTATATAAAGATTATGACGCAATCGGTCTCAAAGAAGATCTCGAAACAATTAGATATATGGATTGTCTTAATTTCTTTGAAAAACAATTCAAAAATCCATCGAAAATAATAAATGTTTCGAAAGGCCAACCCTTCAAAATTGATGTTGAGTTTTCTAATTCAGAGATCGATAAAAAATTTGAATTTGGTCCGTATAAAGATGTTATTTTGGAACCCACTCGAAATTATGGAGATAAGGTATCAATATGTTTAACATCCAAAACAATTGAGGATGATTTCAGTTATGTAATTTTCATCAACAATATGTTGACACTTGGTCTATCTTCACCTTTTTACTCGGAGATAAGAGAAAAGAGGGGTTTGGTCTATCATATAGGGTGTCATCAATCAAGGATGAACGATCAAGGTGTGAATATTATAAGTACTGAAACATCTAATAAGAATGTTGAATTACTTATCGACAGTTTCAAGGATGTGATGAAAAATCCTGATAAATTTATTTCAAAGAAACGTTTTGATTTAGTTAGAAGGTCTTATCTTATTAAATTCCAAAAAGATAAAATTAATAGATTTCAGAATATAAATAATTGGATTAATCCCACAGACTGGTCAGTCAAAGAAATAATCAAGACCATCAACTATGATAAAGTTATGGATGTCTATGATAAGTATTTTAAATTTGATGATTTTTATATATCTAACGATAGAACAGAATTTAATTAGAATGATTGGTTAATTAATATATAAGTCAATAATTGTTTTTAATAATTAATGGCTGTATTACAAAGATCTGTTTCTAATATTTCTTCTTCAAATCCACAACCGGTAGTTGGTCAGGTTTTGGTATCTTCTCAAATTCCTAACACGACTTTCTACTCATCTAGATTGGTAAATTATGTCGAGTCTATTGAGGTTGATGGTGTAATGAAGACTGCTTTTTTTTCTGAAGTTAATACCAATCTTAATGTTGGGGACAGAGTTTTTATTGTTAATGGGAATTATGATTCAGGATCCCTTATTAAAGATAACAAATACAAAAAATTTTCCGATGGGTACAGAGTACTTGCAATTAACGGTTGTCGAGTAGTGCTCGACGTTGATTATACTGGTCTTTTACCATCCGTTGATTACACAAGTAAAAATTTTATTTATGTTCATGTGGTTACAAGTCAAAAAGATTTTGATTATGTGAATTCATTGTCAACGTCTTTGGATGGGACTCCCTTTATCAAAAGTGTGTTCAGTGGGAATATAGTTGATGGGGATTTGGTACTGGAGTGTCAAAACATACTTTACACAAATGGTTCATTCCAAGGTAATCAAACAATCTCAGGCAATTATGGTAAAGTTAGTTCTGAGGGATTTTGGGTAAGAGTTGATGATGGTGTAAATAATGATTGGATTGATATTTCATATTATGTCCTGTCGAATAGGATTATTCAAAATCCAATATTTTCTGGTTCTGGTAAATTGAATATACTTGGTGCGGATTTCTCGTATGATGGTTCAATTTTCGAAAAGGGTGGTATCTATAAATATGATAACTATGAGTGGATTATAAGTAATGAAGATTATCCATCTTATATTTCAAAACTCAATTTTAGGTCTGGTAAATTTAGAGGTGTTCATAATGATGGGATTTATGGTTCTTATAAGAATAAGTTAGATTGGAGTAAATCCGTTTGGAATTCTGGCGTTCTATTGAATGCAAACTGGAAGGATGGATACATGAATTCAAAACATACAGTAGAAGAAACATCCTTCCTGTGTGGTCTTCAAAAAGTCGGTAGTGTTGAGACGATTGTTCAATCCTTTGATAATACCGATAATCGTGGGTTTGGTTATAATTTTATAGAAAATTCTAATTTTTTCACATATTCTATTGGTAATGGTAATTTTTTCAATTGTACATTTCTTACTCAGAGTCAAATGAAGTCAGCTTTGGATATTTACTACGGACTGGACACACCTTACCTGAGTGTATCCAATGGTGGTAGATATGAATTCTGTGATATTTATGATTTGAGAGGTAATAACAGTGTTTTTGTAAACAGTTCGATTAGAAACTCAAACTTATTAAGATCGAAAATCGTTAGCTCCGAAACAATAAACACATCGATAGAAAAGAGTAATTGGTCTTCTGATGGTGGAATAAAAATTATTGGGGCTGATTTATGGGGATATGACCATGGGCAAAATGCTGTTTTATCTGGTACACAGGCTAGTATTTTTGGTACAATAAAACTTTATATCTCAGAGGAGGACTACTTTAAATTAAGCAAGGGAGATACTTTTTATATTTCGAAATTAAATAAAGAATTCATAAATAATATAATCGACGATGAAAACAAAATATTAAATATACTAGAAAATAGATATTTGATAGAAAACTACGACGACCATGATATATCCTCGGGTAACCTATCCAAAATGTTTGTCTCATTGAAGAGTACGCAAGAAAATCTTTATAGGAGTTATATCAAAACTTCAAATACTACTGTAAATTATTACAAATATTCAATAAATGACACCGATACTTCAGCTTGGTATAAAATTCCAGCAGCGTTTGCTTTTTCTTCTACATACGCTCAAAATATCGGTTATATCCTAGGTGACTTTGTTTTTGTTGGTGACCCGATGGATATAAATAAAACTCTTTTTTTCCAATATTGGCCAGTTAATAAAGGTGATGTAGCCGACGGTAGAGTGGGGTCAAGAGCATTTCTAGGTGATTTTTCAAAAGCGGAACAGTATGGTGAAAATTGGAAGCAATATGGTCCTTTGGATTCTAATGTTCCGTATTCTGGTGATTGGTTACAGGTTGGTATTTATAATGGTTATATTTTATCTGCCACCATGGCGATATGGGATCCAAGTACGTCTTATTTTGGTTTTACCAATCAAGAGATACTACTAACTCCTAATAGTAATTATTCACCTGCATATCCATACGGAGATATAATAAGAGATAATGATATTGATAATAACTATTATATATTTGTCGGATATGATATCGGATTGACGAATTCATCTAAACAAATACTCACTTCTGTAGATTACTTAAGTCAAAATACGGTAACCTATTCAAACTTCAATTATCCATCAATCGACATATCATCAAACATATTTGGTTGGTATGAAAATATTGATGGTGAATTGGTTGGTACTTCTCGAAATAGAATATCTCCAATAGACGTTACAAATATTAATAATCTTTTTAAGGATACAATTCTAGTAAATGGTGATTTCAAAAGTGGTGTGATGTCAGATTCAAGTTGGGTAAGTGGTGACCATACAAACAACTATAGTAATGTAATTCAAAAAATAGCAAACCAACCACTCGATATAAAATTAGATACCTATTTATCCAAAAAGATTTTGGTATTGACACTTATAAATAAAAATTTATCATCTTTTGATCTTGAAGGGTATGATTATCGAGTTGGTGATTATGTCTGGTTGAAATCAATTAATTACACAGAATTTACAGGAGCTACTGTGAGTTCAGTTTCTGGTCGATATAAAATAGTTAGATTTTTTCCCCTCAACTCAGAAGTGTGGTTAGAAAACTTAGACACTGTGAATAAAATTTCAAATTTAAATAGTGGTGGTACATTTTTTATCAATTCCGGTGATACTAATAATTACTTGTCTATACACAAAACAAATTTTGTTGACAGTAAAATAGTTTCAGGTAAATTTAAAAGGTCGGGTATAGAAAACTGTAAAATCGAAAATGAAAATTTCAAAAAGTATGTTTATCCAGCTAGTGATTTGAAAAATACAGAACTTCTTAGATTAGTAAATATTATGTTCCAAGATACAAAAAATACCATAAAAAGTGGTTTAGTATACAAATCTCATTTTGTTAATGATATTTTTGATGGGGGTAATTTTTATAATTCAATTTGGTTAGGTGGAACATTTTCAGATGGTCTCTTCAAATCAAGTGTTTGGACTGGTGGTAATTTCAATGGTGGAAAATTTGTCGACAGTAGAGAATCAACAGTTTTTACATTTGATTTCGATGTAACATCAAATATTAAACTTTGGCAAGGTGGTAATTTCAACGGTGGTGAATTTTATAATTCATTGTGGGTGCGGGGTAATTTCAATGGTGGTAGATTTTATTTTTCGGATTGGACAGGTGGAACTTGGAACAATGGTGTTTTGGGCAGTAAAAACATAAGAACTAGGGATACTACTATGGCTTATTTTGGACCAACCACATCATTTGGAGCGACCCACACAGTTTGGTATAATGGACTAGTTGAGAATGCTACTGTTGGGGGGTTTGGTTCAATAGATTGGTACGGCGGTAAAATGAGTGGTGGTGAATTTACAAGTGAGGGTAGGAATAGTTCCAATTATTCTATATGGCATGGTGGTGATTTCTACAGTAGTGCATTTACCAAACAAGCTTGGTGGTTGACAGGAAACTTTTACAGTGGTAAATTTCTAAGCGAGATCGGATGGGATCAAGTTTCTTTATTATCACATCCAAGTGCGACTTTCAGTTATGGGTGGGTTAGTGGTAATTTATACGGAGGAGAGTTTGGTAATGGTTCAACAGGAACAAATTCAGTATGGTATGATGGTATAATGCATGGTGGTGTTTTTCAGGGTAAATTTTGGAGAGATGGTCTAGCGATCAATGGTAAATTTTATGGAAGTTTGGTAACACAGAGTGACATAAGTCAGTCTCTCCTATCTTATACTCAGAGTTTTTACGGAATTTGGAATAATGGGTACGTTGATAATATTATTTACAATGTTAAAAAGGATAGATTAGTGACGACTGAAGACTTAGAAGTCAGTTCCAAAAAAATTAAACCCACCCTCAAGATGTTTGATATGTATAATGTGGTTTGGATAAAGGGAACATTCTCGCATGAGCTTTCAACTTTCAACAATTCAGTTTGGTTGAGTGGAGAATTCAATTCTGGAAATTTTAATGATTCATACTTTAATCCTTACGTCGATCTCACGCTTGCCGGAGCTAATATAGAAGACTATGTCAGGTTTGAATACACGAAGATGATCTATGATTACGTAGATACTTTATTAAATGATCAAGATTTTGTATTCGAAACAACGACATTCTTTTTACAAAGAATTATTGATTTCAAAAATACGTTGAATAACGATCCTATTATTAAGGGAGAATTTATTGTTGAATTTGCATTTTTCGATGGTCAAGTATCACCATATCCTCCCAATTACGGTGATATAGACTTTCCAGAATCTGATTATAATAATTTTTCAGCAAATGATTTGAATAGTACAGTGGTTGTTCGAATTTATGAACCAAAAATATTTGTTAGATTTCCTAATGAATATGTCGGCATAACTCTTTTCAGACCACAGTCACCGGCACCGCCGGGTCCTGGTACGCCAATACCATCACTGATCTATACATATTTATATCCGAATTTACAGAATTCTGGTACTTTACCCTATTCATTCAACACTAATGAAGTTTGTATTTGGAAAGGTGGTAATTTTAACGGAGGTGAATTCAATTATTCAAAATGGTTGGGTGGAAACTTCAATAATGGTGTTATTAACGGATCAATTTGGTTAGATGGTGTTTTCAACTATGGTGAAATGAACAACTGCTATTGGGAAAATGGAACTTGGAGAAATGGTAATTGGAACGGTAGTCCCTTCGATTATACAAAATTAAAATTTGACACCAGTTCGAGCCTTTGGATCGTAGATGATAAAAAAACTGATCAGATCTTGAAAAATATTTATAATTATACCTCGAATACAAATTTACATTTGTCAAACGTAATCACAAAAGAACCGACTACTACAGAAGTAGTTCATACTTTTGATGCGTCTGACTTTGTTAGATGGAAAGTGGATACAGAAAACTCAACACAATAACATGGCAGAAATGGAATCATCATCGAACACATCAAATCAACCAACTGAGAGTTTGATAAGTACATTCAAAGCTTCTCCAGGTGGACCAGGACAAGGAGCTCAAGGTTCACCCGATTGGGTTTTGGGTGAAGAAGATCTGCTAGACTCAGACCTGAATAATTTCAGTAGACCACACTTTTATAATTATGGTGTATTTGGTTCATATAAAATATTTCTATGTAATAACTTTGGGTCCAAAGATATATTTACCAATTTTCAGAAAGGATATAAGATAGACATAACTTTAACCGCTAGGGAGTTCTTTAATGGGGTTTCAAACACATCTTATGGGGGATTCATCGACGTTGAATTCAATATGGGACATCTACCCCCTATCATTAAAAAGTTAAAGGTAACCGGATATGATAAATTTGTCAAATTTACATTTTTTCATCAACCGACAGATTTTGACCTAAGAAAAACCAATGGTAAAAATTTTTGGATCAGGAAGCTCACTCCTGGTAAACTGAAGATAATAGATTCTAGAGTTGAATTGACTGTTGTGTCATATGATAATATTTTAAATAATACATTATATAATAGTTATGATACAAATTATGGATATTTCACAATACCATTTTATAGTGACAGTAGAGAAATAATTACCAATTTGGGAAATAAAATAGGTGGTGAAACCTCTATAAAATTTGGAAATGGTCAATTTAAACAGGGTATTTGGAAAACTGGAGTTTGGAACGATGGGTGGAGGGCTCCTTGGGGTATCGAAGATATATTTTATTTTGAAAAAATAAATAGTAATACTTTTCAACTATCACCAAATATGTGGATGTTGAAGCTCGATTGCAATACGAATATAGAAAATGTAATTAACATTAGTGACAATTTAAAAGTTAATGACTTTATTTCTATGGGTAATGTTGTTGGTATAGATATAAATGAGGAGAGGTATCTATTGAAAGATTATTATAGAATTTCTTCAATTGAAACTTCTGGTGCTGTTATCACTCTCACAGTCGAGATACCCATCGCTAAATTTCCCCTTCGAAGATTTGAAATTGATTCCAACTCACATTTGATATATGTTACAAAAAATATTTGGTTAGGTGGAACGTTTTTGAACGGATTATTCAGAGGTGTTTGGAATTATGGTTTATTTAAGGGGTTTCCTTTTACTACTGTAATGAAAGATTCACATTTTGTTGACGGTATATTCGATGGTGGTCGATTCATATCATCTGTTGGTAGTATAACATCAAGTACCTCGGACGTGAAGACATACCAAACTGGACTAGTACAATTTTTTGAATTTTATGACAATAATATTTCGGAAACAGAGGGTTTCAGTGATTACATAGACAACACCTACCAATCTTGGATCGATGTAAACTATTCGACACAATCATTTGTAAATTTGAATAGTTTGACTAGTATCTATGATGACAACTTTGGTAAAAAGGTACCGATACCAAATTTATATGGATATCCAACAAATGATATTTTATCGAGTTACTCGAAATTCAAAAATACAAATGATACGGATGTTGATTTTTATAACCTCGGAACAAAGTATAAAGTGTTTACAGATTACTTAGGTGATAATGGATATTTTAGAAAAGCTTTCAATAGTGAGGGCAGACCAGGAATTGATGAATTTAGAGGTGCTGGGTGGACTGCAAACACTGGTAATTTTTATGGTACACCTACTGTGAGTTTCATATACAATTCAAATCTTACAAGAAGAAATGTAAATAGGTTTTCCATAATTCTAGCAACGTTTGGATATAATGTACTTAATAATGATAATATCAGAGCTGAGGACAAAAAATATTCTATAGTAGAATATGATATGGAATACTTTCAAAGGGGATGGAATGAAGATGCACAGCAGTTCACAAATACCTTCTCAAAACCTCTCAATCTTTTGGGTAGTAATTATCCATCTACTACGAACATTTTCAAGAGTGGTCTTCTCAAAACCGAATACTTCTTCAATAAAAATGCGCTGGATTTGATTCTCAGATATAATTCTGAATTTATTCCACCTTCTGATAGTATTGCAATGTACGGATTCAATTATACACATTCTTTAAGCTCACCAACAGGTGAAGTAAGTGGTAGTTATTCCACAACCTACTCTTTCTTGATGCCACAGACGGCTGATGCATTCATAGGAACCGATGTTGTACCAGAGTTTTTCCTAGAAGATGTTCTCGCTGGTAATGTGACGTATAATAAGTATGATATTGTAAGAAGAGCTACAGGAGATGCATTTGGTCCATATTTTATTTCACTAGTTGATAATAATCAATCTCCGTTAGCTGACACCACTGCTTGGGCTAAGACAGTAGTTGGATTTAACAATCCAGTCAAGGAAAATACAATTTTCGAACAATCTGAAGTATTTGATTACTTCACATCGGTCAGAATTAATTATTTTAAGTTTCTCGAAGTTGACTCGATTCCATTTTTCAAGTATTGGGATTATGAAATAAACTTTTCATCCACGTTCAAAGATGGTAATAGTAATAAATTGTCACTCGAATTCGCTAAACCACATGGATTGAAAACTGGTGACTTCATAAGTATAAAACTAGATGAGACTAAATTCAATCCAGATTATGAACAAAGTAATATAAGAGTTGGTCTTGTCCAAGATGGTCCTGTTCGAATTAGGGGTCGAGCTGGGGATGTTGCTTACACTGTGAAACTAGACTTTCCTTATGGGAACACTGTTTCCTATTTGTCTGAGTCAGGTACGGTGACGAAAGATGGAAATAGAATCGATAAAAGAATACAAACAAATTATTACGCTAGTGCTCCGAAAGTGGACGGACTAGATGAGAATTTCATTTATTTAGGAAATAATCAGATATTTGTAGATAGAGACGCTTTTTGATTTATTTTTTTACTAACCACAAGTGACCAACCATTCCCATTTGGAATTTGTCAAAGTGTCCCATGGATTCAACTTTGTGGGATTTCTCATTTTTTGGAAATTTGATACCGGTTAATTTTTGTTTTCCGTAAATTCTTTTATCTCCATTACAGGTTTTACAAGGTGACCATCCAACCTGACCCTCTCCGTTACAGATCGTACAAGTTTTTCCAAATGGGTCTTTACCACTACCCTCACAAAAATCACATCCATCAGAACCATCAAATAGTTTCAATATATTTCCGAATTCATCTTTGATTTCTATTTTTGATTTTGTGTCCTTACCATTCCCCTTACAATCTTTACAGACAACCCATCTATCATATTCTATACTTCCATCAAAGCGATCATCGATTTTCAACAAAATATTCAAATCATTCTGATTCCATTGGCTTTCGAATTTCTCATTGTCGTAAGCAACATTTAGATTTTCATACTCATTACTCAATAGTTCTTTAGTTTCGTCATATGAGTTTCCAAACCTACTTCTGACATCATATTGTTTTCTAGTTTCATCAACTAATACATCATACGATTCGGTAATTTCGGCAAATAATATGGGGTCACCTCCTTTATCCGGATGGTGTGTGAATGAAAGCTTGTAATAGGCTTTCTTAATTTCTTTTTCTGATGATGTATTTGGAACACCTAAAATTCCGTAATAATTCTTATTGAAGTTCATCTAGTTTACTTTGTCGCCACTTAGCTTTTTTAATTTCATTTCTCCTTTCAACAGATGGTTTTGTGAACTCCTTTCTGCGTCTCAGTTCCTTAGTAATTCCAATTTTATCAAACTTACGTTTGAACTTTTTCAAAGCTTTTTCAAGTCCATCTTTACCGCCTTGTACTTCAATTATAATCATTTGTCTTCAATTAATTTTTTTAGTTTCAAGTCTCTGATAAAACCTTTCTTTTCTTCTTTGGTCATTTCAGTAAACCTTTTATAATCCATATCAATTCCCATAAATTGATAGAATATATCTATATATTCGATAATATCTGAATTCATAAAAACCCCATCACTCCAAGATATCGTATTATTCCCAGTAGTGAGGGTGGTTCCGCTAGTTACTGATGGATAAACATATCCTCCACTACCTGTAGTTGTCCCCCAATAATGTCCAATATTACTATTCAGTGAAACTGCGGGTAAGGTTGTTTTTAATTTTTTGATAGCCACATAATTACATTATTTTTTATCATGACAATACTCATGTTCACAAGATTTGTGTCTACATTTATATCCAGCCCAAATTGTTGGAACTAAACAACAAATGATGTGGTATTTGAATCCATAGAGTATCATGAGACCAAACCAACCCCAAGTCATCATTTTGAAATCAAACCAAAAATATTGATTAAGAATGTATTCTAAAATTTCTGTCAGTATAAAACTGATTACAAATATCAGTATAAATTTTAGAATTATTTTTGATTTCATAATCTTTATATCGAATAAAGGATTATAGTTTAAATCTTATCAATACAAGCCTTAACAGCCTCTGGTGTTAATCCCATAATCCCATACTCAGAATGAAATGCACCTTCCTCAATTAACATCATAAAATCTTGACTAGACCATTCATCAGTAACACCGCTATCAGTAAAAGTTATCTTATACCTGTCCTCTAACTCATAATCAAACCCACGACGCAGATGTGTAAATTGTTGGAAAACATGAGTATATTTATATTCAATACTTATGGGTATCTGATCTATCTCTAACTCGTCAATCTCTGGACCTTCTCCTAAATCATCCATCTTAGAAACCCAAAAGGTAGGAAAATCACAATGCCAAATTTTTCCCTTTCTATTAATTTGGTTGATAAAATTATTTATATTGATCAAATTATCCTCCGAAAACTTATTGTAATCCTTGAAGTTTATATCTTTTATTTCAACAAAAATGTCGTGTTCATTTTTATATTCTTCGATTGTATCGAAGATTTTATCCATCCTTATTTGTAATAATCTATCATACTCCTGTGATGAAGAGTACTCATTGATAGTAGTATAAATTCTTTTCATTCGTGATATATATTAATAATTAACTGAAATATAAATCAGCCTCAGCATTTCTTCTTGTTACCAAACCCTTTAACACTCTACCACCGGCTTTAGTCCATTTACAAAATTCATTTCTTATGGTTGGATCGTTCGGATTAGCGTTAACCTTTTTCAATAAGGTAGAATTTTTTAGATTATATGGTCCTAAGTTGAAAGCAAATGATACCAAAGCATCAAATTGATTTTGATTGATATCATCACGACAATAAGTATCAACGTGCTTCTCAAATGTTTTCAATGTGTGTAGAAGTAGTTCTGTAGCTCTCTCTTCTGTTATAGGTTTATCTATCATCTGAACTTTTTTACCATCCTCATAAAAAGTGTTTCCATATCCTATTGTGGGGACTGCAGCAGGGCATAAGTATGGTTTTAATTTTAGACCTTCAAATCGTTTGATTAGATCAAGACCCTTCTGGCTTACTTTTGTGATTTTCATAGTATCAATTATTTTATAAGTATTTATTATTAATATATATCATTATGAAAAAGTTAATGACTTTCGAACTGTATAAATCAACTTATATGTCAGCAGCCAGTGAGTTGGAGAAGGGACATAAAAAAAGAGCTGAGCAACTCAGACAACATGCCGCTGAAAAAGGTATAAGCGCATTTATGGGCAAAGAAGGATTTGATAGAATATATCACCACCCATTTGTTTTTGAAAACTATGGAGGTCTTGAAAACATGGAAAGGGCAAAGGGTAAGTTTTTTATTACAGATTTCAGATATCTTGGTACTGGTAGTTATCAAAGAGGTTATAATGGCGTTAATGTTATTATGAAATCTGACTACGGTAATACAATTACACTTGAACTTGTTGTTGGTCCAAATAATTTTGTAAGATTGGATTTAGAATTTGAAGGTGGATATACAAATAGAAATTTCCTTTTCAATAATAGAAAAGATGCAATTGAATTTAGAAAGTTTGTATTGGAAATTGTAGAAGATGAAATTACAAATGGTGAATTGTATTTCAATTTGGATACATTACCAATTAACAAACTTTACACAACAGAGTAATGTCCAACTCGGACCGATTTAGTGTCGACACTATCGTCCATCGATACTTCATTAATACTTGTAAATACATCCTTATTGATCGATAATATCCTATCAAAGATTTCTTGATTTAATATTGCGTGGTGTACTACAAAAATGTTAATCTTATAATCATTTGCGAATGATTTCAAAAGATTTAGAATTGATTCACAGGATTCGATGTCCATACTTGAAAATACTTCATCCAAAAAAAGAATGTTGATGTGTTTTTTTGTTCTTATGAGTTTCAGATAAGCAATTAGTATACATAGATTGACTTTTTTAGTTTCACCAGTACTCAAACTATCGTGGTCAATTGTGTTACCAAATTGTTTAATTTCAGCAGTGAATGTTTCATCCAACTTAACTTGAAATGGTAATAACATCTTTTTGATATTCTCTTGAATGAAGTGGTTTATTGGTTTAATTATACCAGCAATGATTGATTTCTTCACACCATCCTCACCGAATATTTTGGATAACTCCTTATAATACAATTCCTTTTCTTTACAAACAGTTTGGTTGTCAACGCTTGATGATTTCTTTTCTTCTAACTCTGATATAGCTTGTTCAAACTCTTGAATGTTTACATTTGATTTACCAGTATCATTATCTTTCTGTTGTTGTAACTTGTCTATTTGTGATTTGTAATTTCTAAGAAGATACGTAATATCATCAAAAGATTTTTTAGTTTTATCAGATATTGTTTGAAGTTTTGACTGTTTTTCTCTTATCGACTTGATATTTGTTTCCAAAACCAATTTGATATCATCCAGAGACTTCTTTTTATCAATCAATGATTGTTTCAGACCAATAAAATGGTCATTAAGAAAATCAGTTCCACAAGTTGGACATTTACCGGATTCGTATAAATCAATGTCCTTCTGAGCTGATTTGATATCATGTCCAATTTTAATATATTGTTCTTTCTCCGTTTCAAGTTCTGATTTGAGTTCATCATCTTTTTGTTTAATCTTATCGACTTTTTCTTTTAACTGTTGATACTCACCTTTTCTTGATTCCATATCATTTTTGATTTCATCAATTTCGGATTGTATATTTAACTTTTCCTTTTCGATGGCTTTTTCAATAGATTGTTTTATTCTTTCTATTGAAGAATTGAGTGTTGATATTTCTGAATCAAATTTAGCATTTTGTAATTTATTTGTTTTAACCAAATCCTTCAAAATGCCATTCAATAAGTTGATGACTTCAAGATTGAATAACTTATCAAGTAAAAGTTGTTTTTCTTCATTTGATAGACTAATAAAATTTTTGAAATCATTGATTGACATTGATATGAATGATTTGAATGTCTCAATATCCATACCAATATAGTTTTCGATCTTTTCATCTATATTAGCTTTTCCAGCTCTATCATTTTCCAAACCATTTTCAATCAATTTCAAAACACTTGGACCAATACCTCTGATTACTTCTACTTCAGTACCATTAGATAAAAATTTAATTCTATTTTGAAGTTCACCATTAATTCTATTTGGTAGGGTTCCAAGTGTAGCCCACTTTTTCTTTTTCATAGATTTGACCTTTCCATAGAGAACATATTCAAAACTTTCAATGAAACTACTTTTACCGTTACCATTCGATCCAGTCAAAAGAATTAACTCTCCTTTATCAGAGTTTAGTTTTAACGTTTGTTCGTTGTTTCCAAAACTTTTAAATCCACGGATCCCAATTTCTGATATTATCATATTAAGTATACTCAAAATTAATCAAATGTTTGGGGGGATAAGTCTAATTGATATATAAGAAAATCCTTAAAATTTTGTGAATTTCGTTGGTTTAGACCCTTCTCTGATTTCTACTGGTTTAGTTGTTAATGGTAAGTTATTTAACTATTGTAGAGAAAAAGATGCTATGAATAAAAGTGGATATAGTAAGTGGTTCAAATATTGTGAAGATAAAGTTACGTTTAGATTTATTGATTATAGACAAACAGAAAGTTACTCAGAAGGTGAATTAATCAAATTGAAAGACTATGATAAAATCACCGACCAGATTATCAAAGATATAGAGGAGAACATTGATAAATCAAAACCCACCAAGGTTGGTATTGAAGGATATTCATATTCTTCCGATGCGGGTGCTATTATTGACTTAGTAACTTTTTCTACCCTATTGAGAAAAAAACTTTATGATTACATTTCCAAAGATATTACTGTCTTCTCTCCATCAACTCTGAAACTTGAGTCTTGTAAATTGACTTATCCACCAATTAATGAGGGTAAGAAAAAAGAAAAATGGGTTTACAAAAATGCATATGGTATTAGTGGTGGTAACTTGACTAAACACGGTATGTTTATGTGTATAGTCGATAATAATGAAATCAAAGATGATTGGTTGAACTTGTGTAGAACATTAAAAGATGATATAATGAATGCTAGTAAAGTCCCCAAGCCTTTTGAAGATCTTAACGATTCATTTTTATTGTACCATATTTTAAAGAAAAATTTGTAAAGTCACCTAAACTTTCATATCTTTGTATTATGAAAGTAGGACAGATATCACACAACGTAGCCCCCGATTATATTCTTGGTGGAAAGGCTTTTGTAACCTTTCAAAACTCACAGACTGGTAATCGTTTCACCTACAAAGTGGTAAAACACAAAGTTGACGATATTTATTTTGTTCACGTATTGACTAACCCAGATGTGTATATGTTTTTGGGTACCATTATCAATTATGGTTTCAGGCACTCTAAAAAATCAAAAATTGATCGTGATGCTAGGTCGGTTATAGTTTTTGATTATGTATTCCACCATTTAGGTATGGGAACACTCAACACATCTATTGAAATTTTTCACGATGGTCGGTGTGGAAAGTGTGGTCGTCAGCTAACAGATCCAATTTCAGTAGAAACCGGCCTTGGACCTTATTGTAGAAAAAAATAATATGTATAATAAAATTTATGATTTTTGTAAAGTAAGAAATTACGGCAACATTTATAAAAATGATACTAACCAACCTCCACCCAGAGTTGAGTTTCTTTTGAATCTTCTCGAAGAAGAGGGTGTTGATTATGAACTTGACAGATTTGATTCAAACAATGGGTGGTCTGGTAAAGATTGTATTGGATATAATATCATTTTAAAGGGCAATTCCTCAAAAATGGTGGTTGCTCATCATGATGTAAATAATCATAAAATTGACAATGCGAATGATAACTCAGCATCTGTCATAAACGCCATAATGGTAAAGAAACTAAAACCACAAATCAATGTAGTTTTACTTGATGGTGAGGAAGTTGGTGGCATTGGATCGAAAAGAGTTTCTGAACAAATAAATAGGGGACAGTTTGGACAGATAGATTGGGTTCTAAACTTGGAACTCACAGGCCGTGGGGGAAAGTATTTCTTTATTGGGGATTACCCAGGTAAACTCACAGACCATATCAAATCAATCTTTGATTGTCCTGTCTATCAAACACCATATAATGATTCAGTAACATTTAGAGTTCATGGTATTGATTCTGTTGTTATCAATCCCATCCCTCCATTGAATGAGGGTAGAACATCGACTGTGAAATGGGACGAGAATACATATCTAGATAATAGTATGTTGAGAAACTGTCATTCTGAAAGAGATTCTATTGACACAATTGATGTAGATGATATGAAGGAATTCGTTGAGGGGGTTGTACTCAGGATATTAGAATAACTTCTGTTCAAAACAATCAGTGTCTTTCCAGTAATTCCAAATAGTATCACCAATAGTATCTGTGATTATTATTGGTGATGGATTATCAATTATAGGATTTTCTCCACAAGAGACAATTTTGATCTTACTTTTCAAAGGATATCCGGGTATATCCTTATTAGTTGTTATCTCTATCTTTTGATAACAATCATAACATTTTTCCTTTTTACAGGCAATACATACCCACAAAACAAATAACACCATAAGAACCCTCATGGTGTTATATATTTTTATTTATTTTGAAATTTTATCACATTATCTAAATAACCTTGGATATTCATTTTGCCAACAGGATTTTGTGAATGGACTACATAGTCAGGTAATTTTTTATTATTATCGATACAAAAATTACCCAACCATTTAGCACAATCATATCCAGTTTTTTCCATTGGGATAGCATCTAGAATCCTAGAGAAGTCCATAATATAATGTTCATCAGCTAAGTCGTGATCGAATGAAATGAAATCTGGTAATCCATTTTCAGAAATCCAATTAATAAACTCATTATAAGTCCTTACGATAATCCAATCGTTTTCCCAATAAAATTTATTTAAGTGTGAGGGGACCAGACCATTCGCACAATCTTTTGGATTTCTTATATCGTCCAAGAATAACTTTTTCATTCTACAAAGATAATTAAAAATTATTAATTAAACAAATCATCTGCTGATAGATCTTCTCTGAATTCATCATCAGAATTACCCATCAGATCATTGAGGTCCTTTTCAACTTCTTCAATTTCATCTAAAGATTTATATCTGAAGTAATCATTGACTATTGGTTCCATCTTCTTAAGAACCTCAGGTGTGAATACTTCCGGTGTGAATAGATTTTTCGTTGTTACGGATTTATCTAAGTGACTGATGTACCAACGAATACCGCCGGGATTAAAAGTCATTTCACCAGTTTTTTTATCTACTTCAACCTTACCTTGTGCGATGCCGATTTGGTTGAAATATTCTGGTCTACAAAAAGCATCAAGACCTGTGTATGGATTCATACCATGATTGAATGAAATATCAAATCTGATTTTCTTTGGTTTAGCGAGACGATTTTTTGCGGTTTTAAATAGTACTGTAATACCTGACTGTCCTAGATCCATATCATCTTCTTCACCAGTTTTTAGTTTTGACTTTGACATCATACCAATTACTGAAGCAGAGTAAACAAGGGATCTACCACCTTTGAGTACCTCTTGTGGAAACATATCTTGTGTCAGATAGGTATGATTACAAACAATCATAGGGATATCCAAAAATCCAAGGTCAGTATTGATTGAACGGAATAGTGAACCAATAGCTTTAGCTTTAGTCATATCTTGTTTGATATCGCCTTTTAACAAATCAGCTTTTTCTTTATTAGAAGCCATCTGTCCAATTGAATCCAAAACAATCATAAGTGGTTGGATTTCATTCCCTTTGAGTTTCTCTTCTTTTAGAGAATCAAGTAATTGTGTAAGTGTGATATTTATATCTTCTACTTTATTTGATCTCACTAGAATGAATTTCTGTGGGTCTGAATCAATTCCATATTTTGAAATCTCATCCAATTCAACTGAATACTCAGTATCAATGTAAACAACACCATAACCTTCTTTTTGAGCATTTTTAGCTACAGAGTAAGCCAAAAATGATTTACCAGTTCCGGATTCACCTGCAAAACACGTAATTCGGTTTGTTTGTACTCCACCTCCTAAAAGTCTTGAGGAAAGTGCTGCATCAAGTAGATACACACCTGTTGAAATGAATTTTTTTTCTTTCACTTTATCATCGATGATGATGGGCACAGTCTTAGCAATACTAGACATAAGTGCACCTACTTTACTGAATTCAAACTTTTTAGAGCCATTATCTTTCTTTTCTTTTGCCATATAAATAAAAATTAATTTAATATTTATATCAAAATCAAAAGTAAAAGATTTAAATTATTGACCGATTCTAAATGAATTTGTTTGACTTGTTCCCCCTATTTTATTTGTTCTTGTAATACCATCGCCACCAGGTACTTTATAAGTCATGTAGTCTATTTCACCACCAATCAATTCGGGATTTCTTTTGAAATATTTGATAGCTTTATTTCTTAATTCTTCACCATATGCGTCCATGTCATCCGAAGATAAGTCTTTTGGGAATTTTTGACCTATTTTTTTAGCCAAATCTTCATATCTACCTTTAGTGCATAAACCATCGACATAATCTTGGATTTTAAGATCTAGCACTGGATTGAAATCTGGTATCACTTCCCCACCATCGTCCACACCAGTTTGGTGAAACATTTCAAATTTTTTAATAAATTTCATATTAATTATATATTAAACTTTGTTTTTGTAAAAGGTAGTATTACCTTTGTACTATGAACATATGGTTTACATCAGATACGCACTTCGGACACACCAACATTGCTGGTCCAAGTATATCTGTTTGGAAAGATGGATTTAGAAACTTCAATTCTGTTCAAGAAATGAACGATGCTCTTATCCACAATATAAATAAGATAGTTGGTGAAGATGATATCCTTTACCACCTTGGTGATTGGAGCTTTGGTGGAGTTCATAATATCTACTATTTTAGGAAATCACTTATCTGTAAAAATATTCACCTAATTCTTGGTAACCACGACCAACATATCACAAATAAAGAAATCAAATTTCTTGATAGTTCATTCAACCCAATAGATTTGTTTAGTTCTGTTCAAGATGTTTTCACGGGAAAGATAGGTAAAAACTATTTTCACCTCTCACATTATTCCCACCAAGTTTGGCCAGGAAGTCATAAAAATTTTATACACCTATTTGGACATAGCCACGGAAGTCTAAAAGGTCTTGGTAAGTCTATGGATGTTGGCGTTGATACTCACCCAGAATTCAGACCTTATCATATAAATGAAATTATCAAAATTATGGATAAGATACCTGTAAAATTTATTGATCACCACGATGAAAGCACAAATGTTTGAAAATAAGCCAACTTTTATAAACTGATAAATATAACTGAAATTCAAAATAACTTAAATTATATGGCAAAAATACCTATGACCCGAGAAGGGTTTCAAAAATTAGAGCAAGAATTAAAGGATATGCGTGGTCCACAGTTGAGGGAACATATCCAAAATTTGGCAGAAGCAAAAGATAAAGGTGACCTTTCAGAAAATGCTGAATATGATGTCGCTAAAACAGCTATTGATGATTTAAATAGAAAAATCAATAAACTTTCACAGAAGTTAGCAGATGCTGAAATTATTGAAGGTATTATCGATGATGGTACAGTTCAACTACTTACTTGGGTTAAATTCAAAAATACTAAGAGTGGGGTTACGATCGAATATCGAATTGTGCCAGAAAATGAAATTGATATTAAATCTGGTAAAATCTCGCACCTAAGTCCTATTGGAAGTGCTCTAATGGGTAATCGAGTTGGAGATAAAGTAATTGCAGAAGTACCTATTGGTAAAATGGAACTTGAGATTTTGGAAATCAGAGTTAAGTAATGATTGGTCTTTACAAGGGTCATGTATTTCAAGGATCTAATAAGATGTGGCAAGAGTATAGAATTGTTCATCTTGGTAAGTGGGATGGGAGTGATGAAGTTTTTTTTACAACCTACCACCACGAATTTCCAAATGAGAGATTACAAATCTATCTTCATAAATACAAACCTTTGTCAAGAACATTCAAAGCTAATATTGACCAGTATATGAAAAAAGATCCTTATTTTATTGAATTAAACAGAGAAGAAAAATTAAACGATTTACTATCATGATAAAAATAGAAGTTGACTGTATAGACGAAAAAATTGAACTCCTTGATAGGATTAAAATCCTACATAAGAAAATGAAAAAATCCCTAAATAAAGATGGGGATAAAATGTTTGATGAAGATGAACTTATAGATTTCCCATTCTATATTGATCCCTTTCATATTAAAGTAACAACAGAAGAATCTATTCAAAAAATGATTAATAAGTTAATTGATGAATATTGGGAAAATGTTGACTTCGATCTTGGATATGAAAATGAAAAGTATTATGTTTGTCATAAGAAATCAAAACACGTAGTTGAACTGGACAAGGGTAGTACCTGGGACGACTATAGGGATGAAAGAATTAAATTGAAGAACTTTTTTGAAAGTATTTGATATAAGAAAACTAATGGTTCCGTAGCTCAGCCCGGATAGCAGCAACTCACTTCTAATGAGTAGGTCATAGGTTCGAATCCTATCGGAACTACAAAGGAACTCTAAATGAGTTCCTTTTTCTTTTCATTTATTTAATCCATAAATCTTGGGATTTTTGGTATGATTATCAAAATGATTTACATAGAATAAGAGAAGAAAAGATAAATGAGATATTTGGTATAGGTAAGGAAACTTTAAAAGATATTTGGCCAGAGTAAAACTTTATATTACCTTTGTATTATGAATTCTGAACAATACCTCAACTATCTACAAGAATCTCAACATATTGCACTTGAGTCCTATAATTACATAGGTGAAATGTATAATTCTTACATGACTAGTCAACTCTATGACGAATATCTTCAACTTCAGAGGGATGAAAAGATTGATGAAATACTAAACTAAGGTCCGTTGTCAGAGCGGTTATGTCGAGGACTGCAAATCCTTTTAGCCTGGTTCGACTCCAGGACGGACCTCTTAATTTAATCTATCTACTGCAAACTGCAGATTTCCTCTAACCCTATCATAATAATGATGTGGTATTTTATTCTCTGTAAGTAATTGTTCACACGCTTTTTTGGATTCCTCGAAATAACCTGAGTAATAAGATATGATTGAAAATTCGTCGAGTATACCGTAATCATAAATCCAATCTTCGGAAAATAAACTATTTGATGGTTTAGTGATATTCAGAGCTTGTTTTCCGAAAATATATCCCATTTGATGTAGACCATGTATCCTACAATAATGTAATAAATGATAAAGACACTCTGCTCTATTCGGGCAAGATTCGTGCCCCTTCAAATAATTAAAAATGATCTTTTCTGGTGGGTAATTCAACTCATTCATCAAATTTCCTACGTTAACATAACTTATAAAAACTTCTTCATTCCAAAAACCCATTTCACCGCGCTTCAAATAGAATTCTAAAGATTCCTCACGTCTTTGAAGATCTCTTAGTGATTGTGCAAGATAAAATGTATATCTCGATTTGAACCACAAATCCTCTGTTTCATCTATGGCTTGTTTCAAAAGTATAACATCTTGTTCGAATTTATTACCACTCCTATTTCTATTGCTGTCTTGTATTGGTTGATTGTAAAAACCGTTAGCAGTTTTTCTTGTCTCAACTTCACCTGTTAGAAACTCATGAATAACACCCTCATACCGATAATTTTTTTTATTAGAACTAATTTGTGGTCTCACATAGGTTATACCACCCATTTTTGTGGTGATATCATATAAATCAACATCCATAGTATTTTTAAATTCTGATACATCAAAATCCTCATCAAATATTAAAATTTCGTCAGCATCAATCATCAAAGCATAGTCTACATTTTGATGATCTCTCAATTTTTCCAATGCTAAACTTCTGTTGTGTGCAAAATTTTTCCAAGGTTCTGAATATACAAATCCAGGTATTTGATTTTTGGTTAGCCAGTTATTTATAACTTCGGTTGTTTCATCTGTAGAACCAGTGTCTTGAATTATTACTGCGTCTATCAATGGCTTCACTGAATTCAAACATCGTTCCATGACGTGTGATTCATTTTTTACAATCATGCATAAAGCTATTGTTTTCATTCAGATATTTTTTTATATTTGTAGTATGATTAAATATCAAAGTTTCCAATATATTTATCCACCTAGACCCAAAAACCCCATACCTTCTACTGATTTGAATATTTGGGATAATGGTATGATGTTGGCTCAACCTAAAATCAATGGATCAAATTGTACCATCTATACAAATGGTAAAGATATTTATGTTTATAATCGTCATGGACAAAGACTTACTGGTTTTGATATTCCCAAAGAAGAAATATTGAATTTATATCGCGGTAACGGGTGGTGGGTTTTGAATGGTGAGTATACAAATAAATCTAAACAAAATGAAAATGGAAGTGTTTTTTCACACAAATTCTGTTTGTTTGATATTCTTGTTAAAAATGGTGAGTATTTAATTGGTACAACATTTCAACAAAGAGTGGATATGATGTTAGAACTTTATGGTAGTCCCAAAGATTACATTAGTCAAATAACTGAAAATACTTTCGTTATCAAATCTTTCTATAATGATTTCACCACAATATTCAATGACTTATCAAAAATTGATATGATTGAGGGTTTAGTTCTAAAAAGAAAGTCAGCTAAACTTGAAACTGGGACGAGTGAAAACAATAATTCAAAAAGTCAGATCAAATCTAGGAAAGCTACAAAAAATTATAAGTATTAATTGAATTTAGCTCTGGTTTCCCAAAAATCAAATGGTATGATTTTATCAAGTATTTCATCAGAAAATCCATAAAATTTATATACGTTATCCCCAAGATCTTCAAGGAATATATCCAAAACCTCTGGTTGTCCTGGAGTCAAAAAGAAAACTCTTTCTTCCCTATCATAATACATAAATAGTGGATAGGTTTCATCAAGATAAGTCACATCTAAATCTAAAACCACATAGTCTTGTTGAAAATGTTTCGACCTGACTAGGACTGTGAACGGTCCTTTCATAAAATTTTTATTCAGATCCATGTCACTAAAGAAATAGTCTGTATCATCTTGTTTGGTTGATAATTTATCTAAGTCCAAGGCAAAATAATCATCGATGTCTACTAATTCTTCGTATAATAGTATTTTACTTTCGTCGATTTTAAAATCTTTTATCTTACCCTTTGAAGATAAAAATTTCAATATATCTAATACTTTGTCTAACTCTATACCAGTTTCTTGTGATATAAATTCCGGGTCTTGAGAAGTATCCATCCACAGAGAATGTATTGTGTCTATTTCGTCATTCTTAAACATAGATTATATATTATTTTCAGCAGACTAAAAATAATATATAAATAAATCGGAGTAAAAAATGGAAAAGTTTTCTAAGATAAAACCAAAAGAAAAATTACAAAAAGAAGAAGTCTTATTTAAGGGAGATGATTTCAAGGTCGTTCAGTTTGAAGAGTGGCCTATTATTGAAAAAAGAGATTTTGTGATTTGTATTCCGTATTTATTAGAAGAAAATAAATTTATAATACGTGAAGAATATATCCCATCATATAAATATAAGGAGGGCCAACAAATGCATTTAGCTTGTGTTGGGGGTCGTATCGAAAAGGGTGAAACACCAGAAGAGGCTTTAATAAGAGAATTGCAAGAAGAAGCTGGTATTGTTTTAAGAGACGATATCAAAATTGAATTTGACAAACCCCTTTTTGTTGGCAAAGACTCAACTCAGAAATTCTACCCTTGTGTTCTACCCTTAATGTCAAAAGACTATGATGAAATCACAATCCATGGTGATGGTAGTTTACTTGAGAAAATGAGTAATACCGCAAAAGTCGATAAAAGATATGTTCAATCTATGATACCATCAGATGTTGTAACTGAGTTTATGATGATGAAACTCAAGTCTTTCCTAAACCTGTAATTGGTTCTCTACCCTTTTTTTCAATACCATTGATTGCCATTGACTTAACGTCGTTATTAAATTGATTATGGTCCGCATCTTCCATATAATCTATATGAACTCGCAATCTATTATCATCAAGGTAATTATTTGAAATGTATTCGTGAATGATATATCCCATCCACTCATCTTCACCTTCATATCTTTCTAACCAATCTATATTAAATTTCATAGTCAAATAAGGCGTTCCATCTTTCCATTCAGTTTTGGTGACTTTGGTTTGTAGTTGTTCTTTTATAACATCTTCAAGTGATGACACAATTTCATCTTGGAGTATATCAACTGTTGCACTTACTCCCATATCAGTCCACATAGACCTGATATCGCTAATATAATCGGAGTCAATCTCATCTAATAGTTTTCCAATATTGACTAATCCCACTTTTTGAACTCTTTCTATTAGTTGTTCTTTTGTGGTAATACCAACACCTTTTAGTGTTTCATATTCATCCTCATCTACCTCTTTAATTTGTTCAAAATCATCAACTAATAAATCAACTAATAATTTTACTGTATCTACATTAAGATGGTATTGGAATAATGTCTCTACGCTTACTTGATCTGAATAATCCCAATATCTTTCCCAGAGAGCATCAAAACCATTTTTATCTGTTAGTATGTTATAATACTCATCTTTATGAGAAATTAACCACTCAGCGTATTTTTCTGCAGGATAAGTTAAATAAGCTTGTTCTTTATCATCATAAGTTATATCCACTTTATCGTCCAAATTATGATATTCGATAATCATTTTATCTGTGAGGTAAACTGGCTTGTACCAAATCAGATTAATGTTCAATTCTGAAATTGTCATGATATCATCTGGTTCTAATTCATAATCAAGACCACCTTTTATTGTAATGTCCTTTAGATTTAAAGAACCTTCATCATCATAAAATTCTATATTTTTGAATTTAGGTTTAACCCTTTTCACAAATGAAGTAAGCACATAAGTTAAATCCTCATCAGATACTTGGTTTGGTTCAGATCCCCTTGATATTTTTGGGAAAATTTCCACCCTTATACAAGGTGTCAATTCCCTTTTGTTTCCTGGAACTGCCAAATTTTTAGGACCTTCATCTTTATTTGACTCATCTATGAATGAATAGAATATGTTGATATCATATCCACCTTCTTCTAACTCGAATAATAAATCCTCAATTTCTTCTAAGGATATTGGCCAAAATTTTTGATCACTTTCTGGTCCACCTCCCACTCTCCTTCCATATTTCAATTCTGGTCGTTCCCATCTAGTACCAGTGAAAAGGTCTAGTTGTTTTTCTTGTAACAAAAAAGTTTTCCAATCTTTGAGATGATTTGACATAGAAGAATTTTTTTTTATTCAGGACTCCAAGAACCATCCCTACCACTTTTTTGGAAACCGGTTCTTCTTATTATCACTTCAAATTCATTCACTTCATATCTGTCTTTCCCTGCTTCTAATTTATTATAAAATCCATTTAACCTTTCTGCTTTGGATAGTGTGGATTTTAGTGGGCTAACATTTAATCTTTTTACTCTTTCACCCAGTGATTTTGTGTATTTTACAAAACTATCAAGGGTATCATCGTATTTATAGATTTTTATTTTATATTCGTACTGACTACTATAAACTATAAATGAATAATCATCATCAATAATATCTAAAAAAATATCTTCTATTTCAGCAACTGTGGGGAAAGCACTTCTTTCCTCTCTTATCATAGTATAAACTTGGAACATATTGTCTCTGAATTCGAGACTACCTTTATTGACCTCTCCATAAAGTTTCTGTGTGGCTTCCTTATACTCATCATATCCACTTTCATAAAAGTTAAATAAATTATGAGTTTCTGGATTATTAAAAAAAAGATTTGATATTGATTTTGTTGGTTTGGAATCTTCAGAGAAATAATAAACAATTTCCATTGCCATTTCCTCTGTGAACCTACCACCAGTGTTTTCATTAAATTTTTTCCACCCCTTTATCATAAGGGTATATATTAAGATGGATAATTTTAATTTCTGCCGTCAAAAATAACCACCATTGAATCGTGCATTCCTGGTTTATCACTTACCCACTCACCCTTAGTATTTACACCAGAAAATTTAACCCTACCTTTAATAAATCTAATGTCTGTCTGATTTGGTAATATCCATTCATGAAATAATTTAGTTGATGTAGAAACTGGTAGTAACATTACACAAAGTTTACCTTTCTTAGATTCCTCAATTGCTTTTACCACAAATGATTCTTTCAATTTCTGTGAATATGGTGGGTTAATAAAATTTCTTTGACCCCAATCAATTTTCAACCCATCCCACTTATTTATATCATGTTGGAATGGACAAGGATCAAAATCAAAATTAAATTCTTTATCAAGTTCAGTATAAAAAGATGTGGGTGTTGCCCAATCGTCTTTATGATCAAGATTTCGGTTCTTCATTTAATTTATATGTAAGAAGCATCAAAAGTTACTTCACTTGAAACTCTCGGAAATTCCTTACCTCTCTGAATTAAATTTCTTTCAAATTTAGTAGGTTTAAATAAGTCAATAATAAACTTTTCAGCTTTTTCAACATCAAATGGTTTACAAGAAAACATATCAATGAATGTATAACCTTTATCTTCGAAGGAATGTATTGATAGATGACTTTCCGCGATAATTACAATGCCTGTAATCCCTTTATCTTCGGGTACTAAACCGGAATATGGAAAAACGTATGGTTGTGTAATTGGTGTCATACCAATCATTTCAGGCAATTCTTTTAATAAATTAAAATGTAAATTATAATCTTGTAATACTTCTTTTGGACATCCAATTAAATCAAGTGTAAGGTGTGGTCCAAATGGTTCGTTTGTCATCTATTTATGAATTATTTTTAAAAAAGTATATATTCATGTGAGGTTCTTTGTTTGTAAAATTTTTCCAAATTAACATTTTTTCAAAAAAACGAAACTTTATTTGGCATTTCATTAATAAAGTATTATCTTTGTATTAAGAAAAGGAACGCACATTTTAAAACCAAAATATGATGGATATAAAAAGAAAATTTTTGAAACTAACTAAACGAACCTACCCTTATGGAACAGAGGGACAATTGGCCTCACATCTGCCACAAGGATATTTTAAGGATACTCATGGAAACTACTATTATAAAATAGGTAATTCGAGGACCGCTTTCACTTGTCACTTGGATACTGCTTGTAAAACTCAAGTTACTGTTAACCACAAGTTTGATAAAAACATCATTTCAACTGATGGGAAATCTATTCTTGGTGCTGATGATAAAGCCGGTATGACAGTTATTCTTTATATGATTGAAAAAAGAATTCCTGGTTTATATTGTTTCTTCATAGGTGAAGAAGTTGGTTGTATTGGTTCGGGTAAGGCTTGTGATGATGATGTATTTAAAAACTATGATAGGATGGTGTCCTTCGATAGAAGGGGTACAAAATCAATAATCACATACCAATCTTCAAAAAGGTGTTGTTCTGACGAATTCGCTACTGAACTTTCAAATCAATTGAACAGACACGGAATGAGTATGGAACCAGATGATACTGGTGTGTATACAGATTCGGCTGAGTTTGTTCACGTAATTCCTGAATGTACTAACATATCGGTTGGATATTATAAAGAACATACCTACTTTGAACATCAAGATATTGACCATTTGGTCAAACTGTGTGTCGCAGTAACCAAAATCGATTGGGAAATTCTTCCGACCAAAAGGGATCCAAATAAAATTGATTATAAATCTTACTCATATAAATCCTATGGATATTCCACATATGATAAGGAGTATAAGAAATCCGAAAGTGGATATAGTACTTATGATTCTTGGTCAGGTTGGGATAAGTCACCAGCTAGATCTAGAAGAAAAAAGTATCAAAAGACCTATGGATACTATGATGATTTTTATTTGGAAAATGACGACCACTTTGTTCCATCAGTTGATGTGACAAAACCAGGTAAAGTTTATGTGAATGATTTGGATAATGACTTTAGTGAAGAATACTATCATAGAAATTATGATCATTATTCAAAAGAATGTGGTAATAAATATGAATCTTTAAAACAAGAATTGTTCAAAGATAATTTTACTCAGCAAGAAAAAAACATAATCAAAGAACAATACTTGGATACTTCGACAGATTATGACGAAGCTTTCGTATATGAATTTATGAAGGATGATTTTCCTTTCTGAAAATAGATATTATGTCAGATTTTTTTAATAACTCGTCTGGGGCATTTTGTATTTTTGAACCCGCAACCTTATGTGTTATTAAATATTTTCTACCCTTTTTCTCTAATATCTTTACTGGTGTGACCATATTGTTATACCAGTATTCAATCAGAACAACATCACCTTCCTGAAAAAAAAGTTTGTACTCTAAAATGAATTTCATACCTTTATATATTAATTTAGAATATGTCACAGAAATCCATCAAAGTATCAAAAAATCTGTATGTCGATCAAGAATTTTTTCAATTTTTATTGAATAATGAAAGTATTATATCTACTTTACTTATCAATCTTGATCTTGGTCAACAAATGAATTATTTATCACCAACAGGAGTGTCTGATAAAGTATCATATTTACCTATGGATAAATTCTCTGATAACTATGATTTTGACCCCTATGCTAAGGGTGTTGGTAGAGTCACACTCAAAATAGGTAGATTTATCAATAAATTTTTATCTGATGAAATTATTAAAAGATTTAGTATTACCAAATCCCATGTTGAGAAATTTGTTAATTTATATAAATCTTGGTTTGATAACACTAAGTATGTATTGAAAGTTGTTGATGGGGAAGAAATAAAAAAATGGTATAATCAAATATACTATTTTACTGTAAATGGTAATCAACTTGGTACCTTGTGGAACTCATGTATGAGATATGAAAATCGAATTAAGTTTTTAGATTTGTATTGTAAAAATCCAAACATAAAGATGTTGGTCATGTTACAACAAGTAGATGATGAGTGGTATGTTAGAAGTAGAGCACTTCTTTGGGAAGATGTTGATGTGACAAAGGATTTTTCAAATACATTACCAGAAAAAATTAAAGTTATGGATAGAATTTACTCGGTCTTTGACTCTGATGTTAATACATTCAAAAAGTGGGCGAATGAAAATGGTTACATACCCAAGTTTGAACAAAATGCTAAATCACATCAATTTTTCGACATCAAGGGGGAAGTCGTTAGATTAAGGTGTGTGGTTAAATTAGATAATTCTAACTTGAATTACTATCCATATTTGGATACATTTCCATTTTTCAATTGGGTTGATAAACAAATCTCAAATGATGAATTTGGATTTAGTTGGGATTATAAATTGGTTCAAGCCGATGGAACTTTGGAAAGACAAACACATGAAGAGGAGAATGACGAAGATACTTGGTAAGATTAGCTTGTCTTATATCTCTTCATGATCTCAATCAAAAATGGATCCCTAACAATTTCATCTTCGGTGAATTCTATAAATCCTATACCAGGTACACCTTCTAGTCTATTGATTGCATCTTCCAATCCACACTTTTCACCTTTATTGAGTTTTAGATCTATCTGATCAATATCGCCCAATATCACCAATTTAGAATTTTCCCCCATCCTCGATATGAATGTTTTCATTTCAGTGATGGTACAATTTTGACTTTCGTCAAATATACAAAATGAACCAACAGATTGTCCATCGGACGTATATTGTCCGAAAGTGGAACCACGTAAAAAATTCAAAATAGTTTCTTTTATAAAACCATTATCTTTTAAATATTTGGTTTGATAACTCCCTATCAATTTTATTAAATTATCGTAGAAGTGTGTATAGTAAGCAAGAGTTTTTTCATTTATATCACCAGGTAATGCACCCAATCCTCTTTGTGATGTAATTTCTACTATTGGTTTAGTTAAAATAATCTGACCAATATTCATATCCTTGTCTTTAAGACATTCAAGACCAGCCATCAAAGAAATTAAAGTTTTTCCTGTACCAGCCGAACCTCTGACAAAAGTAATTCGGTTTGATAGAATCGTATCGAATAATTGTTTTTGTTTTTTGTTCTTGAATTTGCAGTTGATTTTATACTGAAATGTGCGTAATTGATCTTTGAGATAGTTATCCATCTCTTGCATTTCCTGCAATTCTTGCTCGATAGTTTTTTTGGATTTCAATCTAGGTTTTGACATATTCGATAGATGAGTTATATATATGGTCGTAGGTCGCCCCTCATTTATTAATATATAATCAAAATGTTTTCAAGATGAAAGATAGGGACGATTTAATTTATGATCTTATATTTTCTGAAAAGAGTGAATTTGATATAAATGTTTCAGATTATATTGAGAACATTTACAAATATGAGACGTTCATCAAAGACATCAAGGAGATTTTGAAAAAGTCTAAAGTCTCTATAGTCAAAGAGGGAATTGAGCTTAGTCCTAGCTCGGCTTTATGGATTTTAAAAGTTAAAAAATAAATATGTGGATCAGAAATTTAGACACTGGTAAATGGGGATTACAGGTGGATCAACTACCCAAGGATTATTATGATGGTTTAAAACAAGATATTGAAGCTGTAAAACTCTATTCCAAGTGTTTGAGTGGTGCTGTTTATATAAGTATAGATAATTTTGACAATATCTATAACACACTTCAAATTGATAAGTTAGGGTACTATATAGATGATAATTATGCCAACATCAATTTACCAACAATTGATCCGAAATTGAGTTTAAATTCGAGTAATTATGAGGAATTCTATCAAAAATATTTGAAAGAAAACGCATTTACAATTAAAAATCTTTTTACCCCCACAAAGTTAATTAACACTGAAATTTCTAATTTTTCTATTGTTGATGTGTGTACCACCGAATATATCAAAGGACTTACTCTTTCAAAACCTGTTTTATCTATCGATGGGGTTCGATTGATAGATGGTCATCGTGTATTGGTGAAAGACCAGATGACAGAAGTGACTATTCCCATAACACAAAATGCAAATACCTACTTTACACAAGTGGAATTAGTAAGTGAATATTTTTTTGTAGAGACAAATGTCACTGATGTGACATATAAATTCTACAATGAGGAAAATGGTGTTTACCTATACACCAACGGTAGGTTGATAAAACAAGATGATTTAAGTACTTATGAAAAATCCTATAAGCTCAAAGTCAATGTAAAATACGGAAATACAAATAACGATAAAGAGTTTCACCTAAAAAGATTGAATAATAATTATTATCCTGTCAATGGACAGAATGTATCATTTGTAGAAAATCAAAATTGGATTTTAAGACACAGATTAGATTACAACAATGTTCTAGATTTGAATCATTATGATTTAATCAAAAGTAATCCAACTTCAGTGTATTCTAAAATTGAAGATTTTACTTATTCAATACCCGAGAGACTTATAGCTGTTGGTGAATTTGGGGTTATCATAAACAATCAAGATAAATTGGATGTAAACGCGACGTATAGTAACTCAACAATTATAGACACCAAATACAAACTTAATCTCAGAAGTGTTTCCGAAACTAACGACTATTATTGGATTTGTGGTGATGAAGGAACACTCCTAAAAGTTTACAAACCAGATTTTTCAATTGAGAGAATTGAATTAAATATTTTTTCTCAATTAACATCAGTTTCATTTTTTGACAATTTGAATGGATTTGTTGTTGGGAAATTTAATCAAATATTCCACACAACCGACGGTGGTATTAAGTGGAATCGGTTGAATTATCCTGAATATGAATCGTTTTCATATACTAAAGTCGTTTATAGAGATTTTAATAAAGTTTATATTTCTGGATCCACGGGATTATTTTTGGAACTCACAAGAGATGTTGAAACTTGGATCTCATATAAAAGACAAATTTTTAAATTATCTCAAGGAGATAATTATGTTCTTGTAGATGATATCTATGATTTATTACCATTAAAATGGACAACTGTCAAAGATTTTACTTATGTGAATGATCAAGAAAGTAGTGATTTTGCTAAATCATTAAATTTTAATTTCGCTATAGACCCCTTAAGGTATGATACCCTTATAATTGATGTTGAGACCAAATACACAGGAAACCCTATTTTTGATTATAGTGAGTTTTATGTAGATGTGAGTTTATCGGGTAAATTCAGTGGTGTTGTTTATGAAGATAATATAAATACACCGGGTGTTTTTATTCCAAATGAATATACATTCTACAGGGGTATAACTCCGTCTAATATAAAATTTTCACAGGCCGTCAAACTTCCATTGGATACGAATGGAAATCTACTGGCAGATTCTTTTAGTTTATCAGCAAGTGTTTTTTATAATTATGATGGGGATAGTGACACAAAAGTTCAAAACTTTTTTTACCGAGATTTAAAAATTGACTTTCAAATTCAAGAATCGGAGATAGTATTGATAAGTACCGATGACACAATAATTGTATATGATGTTGAAAATAAATTGTATGAATATAATAATGATTTTATTTATATAGAATTCAATAAAAAAATTGGTGACATACGGACAATAACTAAACCAAAAATATCCTCTGATGATAGAGTTTATATAGGAGCGGACAAAGTTTATTATTTCAAACTAGGGGATTTAAAAAATTACAAGACTATCGGAGAAAATCTTTCAACATCTAAATTAATCAATGGTCCAGATCTATATGTGAATAAATTGATATCTGATGATAAACTATATCTCGCTGGTAACGAAGCTCTGTTAAGACAAATCGATATACCCAATATTGGAATTAATAATCAAACCCAACTTTGGGATCCAACTTTTATTAACAAATATAAATCCAAATTTTTATTTTTGGATTATGATATTGCCTCGAAGGTAAATTTCTTTACAGATCTTGGTCAATATAGAATGCCAGAAACTGTATCAATCCCACATTTTGATTTGACTGGATCGAATGCTTTTTTTGAAATGATCAGCATTACTGATCAAACAAGTTGGATTGACTATTATAAAGATGGTGAGAAAACCTTTGAATACTACACTTTTATTGGGGATGATAAAAAAGTAGAATTTTCCACTAAATTTAATTTTGCATTTAACACTTCTGACTTCAATCTGATAAATAATCAGTTCTCAAGTAATCTTGTTGATATTTCTAAATTTGCACCATCTCTACTCAGCGCAACAACTTCTGAATTTTTGGAAGGGCCTGTGTCAATAATTCAAGATATTACTGGATTGACAATTCCTGATGTGATGGTATACAAAAATATAATAATTTTTAAAAGACCATTTGGAGATGAGACCGAAGTTGGTGATACTTTGAGAATTGAAAGTGATATTTTGGATTGTAACTTATTGGTAAATAAAATTGTTTATTATTATCAAATATCTGGTGGTACATTTGGTTTGACCAATTCCCCACCTCAATCACTAGCTCAGGGATCACGATTTGAAAAATATGTTTATTGTTACAATAGTTTTAATCAGAATATAGTAAATAACCTATTAACAACAGTGTCATCAATAGCGGTTAAAAATCTTAACAGATACACAGATGTATCGGACTTGGTCAATAAATTGGACGTTCATTCTGTTGGGATGGGTTACAAATTTACAGATGATGGTCAAAGTCTTATAGTATCTCCTAGATTCAATAATAAAACGGCATATTATAATCTCGCAATCGAAGTCAAGACTATAACAGGTGATTCAAAAATGGATTATGCTAAATCCTTTTTAACATTTGGTTTTAGTCCTAATTACAATGTACTTGATGTCTTGAATAGAATTGACAATGTTATTTTCGATGGGACAAAAAAATTCTCAATACTGCCGGAATACTTCAATCTACCAGCCGCCACATTTTCAACAAGCACTACCGTACAAGTTGTAGAAGATAACTTTAGTAATAAATTAGTATTTGGGGAACAATTCAAGTTTCAGTGGGAAAGTTTATTGGTCTGGACTTTTGTCGATTTTAATTGTTTTAATATAAACGGAGATTCCTTTTATAATAACAGATTATTGATAATAGACAAATATTATGAAGCGACATCAAATGGATATGTTATAGAGTTTCACAAAAGTATTAAATACCCTGATATTAGTATCGGTGTTCAAACCATAGATATAATTTCCAGGAATACCCTATCTCAAATAAGTAGTGATTTGCAGATGTTGAATAATATCCAAAGATCATCATCTGAAAAAACAATTAACTCAACTTATAGCTTTACACAATATGAGAATGAAGTTAAATTCAAATTTCCAACAGATTCTTATTTGAAAGTTTTGGTATCAGATTTTGATATTCAACAAAAGGTCACATCAATTGTGTATACCGATTATGATTATCAACTCGCAATGAACATACTAAACGTGGAAAAAGAATTGACCTATGAGTTTGATTCAATCACACAAGTTACAGGGCTGACCTTTAGTAATAAAGTCAGATACTCCCTTACGACCATACCACAAGGAGAGTTTCAGGTTGGTGATTTGATCAATATTGAGTTGACTGGAAATACACAAAGTTCAAGAGTAATCAACCCACAATATCAAGGATTACAAACTATATTGGATATACAGAAACAATTTATCATAACATCGATGGATTTTGGTACTGTTTCCAATTCGTTGGATACGGGTAAATTTACATTTATTAAAAGAGATAAATTTTTAAATTATCTACCAATTGATTTATATAGTGTGGGTGGTGATCGAAAACCAAAAAGAGGAGTTGAGATTTTACCAGAGATGGTTAATTTAAATAAAACCATTTTTAGTCTCAATAATGTAAATGTAAATAAATACAAAATCCAATTTGTTGACGGACTATTTCTTCAAGATATCGAACAAAATTTTTCTTGGTTCTTACAAGCGGAAACTTCTAATGCAATTGTTGGAAAAAACGACAACGGTATTGTCTGGTACTCGGGTGTTTGGAAGTGTGGTAGATGGTTTGGTGGGACTTGGATATCCGGTGAGTGGTTAAGTGGGGATTGGTATGGTGGAGATTGGTATTCATCACCAGTCAAGAGTAATATTTTATCCGTACAAGTGAGTGCAAATAACACCGATAACAGTTTGTCAAAATGGCAAGATGGTAGATGGTTTGGGGGGAATTGGTATGGGGGTACTTGGTACAATGGTAGGAGATATGGGGGGAATTGGTTTGGTGGTATTTGGTTCAATGGAGTTTGGAATGATGGTGATTGGTACGGTGGAAATTTCCAAGGTGGTATTTGGGTTCTTGGTAAATGGTATGGTGGTGTATTCAACTGTGACTCTAGACTATCTTATTGGTTAGATGGTGTTTTTGAATCAGGAGATTTTGAAAATGGTATCTGGTATAATGGACAATTTGGAAACGATCGTAATCTTTTAGTGAGATTTGGTACAAGATCAATTAATACTAGAATTTCAATTTGGCATGGTGGTAAATGGTTAGGTGGTGAGTTTCATTCCAATCTTAATATTGATCCTAACACTCAATTACCAATAGTTTCGGATATACATAGTTTGAGTGTTTGGAAAACTGGTATTTGGCTTAATGGTGGTTTTTATGGAGGTGTAGCTTATAATATCGATTTTAGAGGGGGTATCTGGTATGGGGGTATATTAGAGGAGATTCAGGTTGTTGGTGTTGATGCTATCTATCCCGGTACTACCTCAAATAATAAAATTTATGTAAATGGTGTGTTCAAATTCAATCCTGGTGATGTAATCTATATTATAGATGACTCCAAGGGTGGTTCATTTTCAGCAATTGGTTCTAATGACCTCATACGAAATTATAGAATTAATAAAATTGATGAAGATGAAATAAATGAAAGAACTTCTCTTTATCTTAATTATAACCTTTCAGGACTTCAACCACCAGTTGGTACACAAAGTGGTAGTATTGATTGGTATGATTTAGAAACAAATTTGAGAGTTGTAAGTCATTTTTCAGAATCGATTTGGAAATCTGGTCATTGGACTAACGGATATTTTGAAAATGGTAATTTTGAATCTGGCGTTTGGTATAATGGTGTTTTTGAAGGAAATTGGGGTTCATAAGTTAATATATAACTTATGAAACATCTGTCTAGTTTTCTTGAAAAAAATACAGAAAAAGTCGATAATTTAAAAGATTGTCCATCGTTTGGTGATTTTGATATCAAAATCCAAGAGTTAAAATCTATCGTAAAAAAAATAAAATCAGAGATGAAAGGGGGCACTTACGATGAGATTGATGATTATATTGAATACAAAATTTTCGGCAGAGATATATAATTTTATAATATGAAAAAAATATTTAGATATAAAGACTATTCAAGGGGTATAAATGAGGATTTAATATCTGATCTTACATCAAAAATTTCCGAAACAAATAAAGATATCAAGGAAGACTTGATAAAAATGATTCAAAAAACAATAAACTCTGATGATGAGGATACATTTATAGAAACTTTAAGTTCAGTTGTGAGAAATCCTAAAGAAATGTCTATAGTTGGATTGATGCAAGATGCCGATCTTTATGAGTTTTATCTTAAATATAGAAATGAGATTGATGAGAAATTGAACGAAGATGGTTTCTTTGAAAAATTACAAGATTTTCAAAAAGAAAATAATTCAATAAGTCTTTATGATTTCATAGTTAAAGGTACTCTGGTAAGTGTTGTGAGTATTCTTAAAGAAATGGATGAAGAACTGTCATCACAAAAGACTCAACAACAACCTGAATAGATCTAGGTGTAAATGAAAATGATTTATTGCTAGTATAAAAATTAAAATTGTAATAGTCACAATTTTAAGTAGGAAAATTAATTTGGATAAATTTTTGAATTGTCCAATCATGTAGATTAGAAAGTCTAACAGGTAAGAAAAAAGAAGAATAATCATAAAAATTTTCCAACTAGCTGATAACAATCCGAAAAATAACCAAAGTAAATTAAGGTTTACCACCCCACCTAATTTTTTATATTTTTGTAAATCACCCTTTCTAAAATCCTTATCAGATGGGTTTCTATTGGTGATTTTTTGATAAGAAATTAACCACTCCCTTATTCTAAGAAAATTGAAGATTTCATATATGAAGTTTATGTTTGTTAAAAATATCAACAAACCTATGAAGTAATAAAAATGGCCAATAATCATGTTGAACTTATAAAGTATAAGTCAGTATTTGTTTAAGTTGTATCAATTGAGATTGGATTTTGTAATATATACAAAAAACTATGAATTCGATTTCATCTCATGACACCGTTATATAAATTTCTCAAACCCAACGGAACTTCTTTTTATGCATTTCCAGGAGCAGCTGAAGATATCTCAGCTGCTTATCAAAATCAAAACTATAAGATGTATTTTTCCAAGTACATTTTATTGAACTTTCCAAAACAAAACTTTGAACCAGGTATTGGAATCAATTCAAAACAAGTTTATTGGGATTTTGAAGCTGCTTTTGAAAGATCAAATCAGTCCACTCCAGCAACATCATATAAGGATCAGATGGTTGAATCTCTGCGAAATTATGTAGCAAACTTCGAAGTCACTTTAAAGGAATCGAGAATGAATATGACCGAATATTATTATGATAATAATGTGTTGGACACACCCACTGAAAAAATATTTTGGAAATGGTGCAAATCTTTGAATTTGATAGATTTTGAAACCGCTTTGGATGGTGACCAATATTTTGGTAATTTGACTGAATTTGAAAGTAATAATGTTAATGATCCAACTTACTTTCCTGAAATTTTATGGAGAGAAAGAACATCTGAAGTTTATGATATTTTGAGATTTTACCAAACTGGATTTTCATCATTGTTGGTGATGGAGATTGAATTTGTTGGAACAACCAATTTCAAAGTTGGTGATGTGATCAAAATTAGTGATTTCACAAAAGATGATGCTTCTTTTTTATTTGGTACTCAATCAACTGTTAGAATATTAGAAATGATTGAGGCTGATAGTAATAACGGACAAAGAGCTGTAACGGATTACGATTACACTGCTGGTCAGATAGATGATTCTGGTGTTCCTATTGGTAAGGCTCAATTAATTTATCACAGATTAGTACAATACGTTGGAGAGGTAAATGGTATAAATAATGTTCAAGATAAGACAAGGTCTTACACAGAAGTGTATGCTCATATACCTGATCACACGGGACAAACACCAGATGTTCTATTCAGAACAAAATCAGATAAGAACTATAAACCAAATTTAGTTTTTCCTATACTAGCTGCTCAATATCAACCCGAAATAGTTGGTGCGGAACTATTTAATAGTCCGATAGTAAGTTCTCCTCAAAATTATCCAGGTAGTCATTATGGTCAGTTTGATACTGAAGATTTTACATATGAATTATCAAGTGGTGATAGTATAAGACGTAGTGGAGATTATTATGGTGTTACTGGAGATATTAATAGCCGCATAATAAATTCTGCGTTGATTGATGGTATATCCGTGGATTTTGATACAGCTCACTATGCTAAGATGAATATTAGAAATAGAGTATTGACAAACTTCGAACAGTTTAATGCCTTGATAATAAATAATCAACCACCAAAAGATTTTGAATTCAATGCTATACTTTGGTATTACACAGTTGAGGATTTGAATGGTAACCAAACTAATAATCTATATGGGATTTCAATTTTGGATAATCCAGACAACAATACAAATAGTGATGAAATTTTTGATGGGAATGGATTGAGAATACCACTTTATAAGAAATTGGCAGCAAATGATGACCAAGATGGTACATCTTACGCATTTTCTTTAAATTTGAATTTTGCTATAATCAATGAAAATCCACAAGATACTTTTAATCCTGAAGCCATAAATTCCTTATTTAGTTTCAATTTGTTTAATCAGGCGATGACAAATCTTGCTAGAGTAAACGAATCTTTCAATACAATTCTATCTAATCAAAGTAAAGTTGAGGAAGATGTTATGAATTTAAAAAAATTATTTTATTCACAAACAGATTTACAATTAATCAATAATAAAATAGCGAATCTAGAATCTTTGCTCAAATTATACTCTACAAATCAACTATACAATTCTGAAAGTATCACCGTGACTACAGATGTTACCAAAAGTCCCCCACAAATTACACTTAACACTAGGGATACGGACTATGATACAATATATCCGGTTCTTACTAGAAATTTATACAGTCCAACAGGTAATGTGCCTTATACTATCAACGTACCAGAAAACAAAAATTTCTTGGTCCACATTATAAATAATGATTTGACAAATTTGACATTACCAAATAATCAAAAACTGGAGATAATTTTCAATTCCGATTTAAATTATAAACAAAGTGTTGATATTATTATTGATGCAAATGACACCGCAACACAGAATAAACAATTAGATATCTACATAAATTATAAATTCGGTGAATCTACACCTATAGAGACAAAATTACTTGAGACTATAGATTTACCAATTTATTATAATACTGTAACACAGTTATCGAATAGTGCGAGAAATTGGAAAGATATGGGTTTCGATATAGATCTCAACAGACCTATAAGATTGAACACTGGTTCTATTCTTGAGATTCCAATCTCTTCATCAAATGATTTAGTTTTCAATTCATTCAAAAGAGGAGATACTTACTTGATTAATGACTTTCTAATAGGCACCGTGAGTAGGGTTGACTTTTCTGGACAGTATCCTGTGAGTTTTGTCGGAAATGATGGTTATATTTATTTCAACGTTTCTAATAATACCACACTAATAACATATGGTGCATCTCAAAGTTTACCTCTTCAATTTAATGCCACCCAATCATATTTGTTATCGAATGTTCCAAAATTAAGATTGAACAAGGGAATCAAATTCAAAATTACAAGAATTTCTAATTCTGCTACTTCAGAGTTGAAAGAGAGATATTTTATACAAAGGCAGATGTATTAAGTTACTATTTAAGTTTTATATTTTAATATATAAATTTAAAATAAACTTAAATAGATGGGTTGTGCTATTGGACAAAATTCTCTATTCGGAGGCACCAATAATTATATAAAGTTTCATGGAGGTGATTTAATTGCTGTAGAAGGACCAAACACCGTCGAAAGACAGATGTTGTCCGATTTGAGATTTAACTATAAACAATTATTGAGAGGTAGAGTAATCCTCAAACCAGGTCAGGTTAATTACTTGATGAACCACTTAGGTTTGGGAGACAACGCAACTTTTGTATCTTTAGCCGCTAGATATGACACAAAATCGAAGATTGAAGAGGATAACTATATAAATTGGTCTTTTTACGATGATTTGACAAAAATTTACCCGATGTCAAACTATATGTGTTTGACGGGAAATTCTACAAATCGTGTTAAGCAACTATATTTAACAAATCCAAATGTTGATTATTCTGTGACCATCGATGTTATGGTGGCTGTCCTAGACGATTCTTATAATTTCTTCACGGATGTTGTTAATCAATCTGGTACTTCTTTTGTGAACTTGAAGTATACAGATCTAAAAACTTATGTGATTGGTGAATCAATTAAGTTCTTGGACTCACAGGGTAGAGAATTAATTTATATCATACTTAATAATATTAATGCCATAGAAATCTCTGGAAAAATTCTAACCATAGATGATAACGCTTTAGGTAGATTATTTTTTCAGTTCGTTTCCGAATATGATGCTAGACAAGTAAATTCAATATTGAATTTGATTTTAGATAATCCATTTATCAATATTGATGATCTATCGCCAGATAATAGTTCACCGATCATATATTGGTATAGCAATGTAAATAATTCTTCCACGGCTTCGATTATTTCTCTCAATGGTCAGACAGAGGGTCGTCCATATGATACAACAGATGGGCTAACTTTCTCTACTACAATAAATTTACTCGAATTTGGTGGTCAAAATAATATTATTTCTAAATTGGGCTTGATTGATTTATTAATTGATAAAATAGTAGATAATAGAGATGGTACGATGTCTATCATAGGAAATAATATATTATTGACTGGTACACAAGGGTCTGTGAATGAATTAACTTCAGGTGGAAATTATAAAATGAAGTTTCAGTTAAATGATTTCGCTGGTAATGACTTGTCCAACGTTGAAATGTCACTGAACGTAATAGACTATGACACAAGACCTCCTGTTGTATATTGGTATAGTAATGTTGACGATGACGTGACACAACCTCACATTGAATTCAATGGAGATTCAACTGGTGCTCCTTATAACAGTGAAATAGGTAAAACTTTCTCAACATTTGTATTGTTCTCACAATTTTCTGAGGGTGGTGAAATCACAAAGCAAAAACTTGTTGATATACTAGTAGACAAGGTTATTGACTATAATGATGGACAAATTCCAATTTTTGACTTCAATTTAGTAATATTTGATCAAAATGGTGGTGATGTCTTTACTATTTTTGAGACAGGTGACTATACAATCACATTTAATATTTCTGATCAATCTGAAAATTCTCTTTATAATAAAGTAATTTTACAATTACACGTCGTTGATCAGTTGCCTGATGGTAATCCACCAACAATATATTTCTTCAGTACAGTAGGAGAATTGTCAGATACTAGTTTGATTACGTTGTATGGTGGACTAAATCCATATGGATTTCCTCTGAATACATTACAGGCTGACGTATTTGAGACTTACATGACATTTTCAAATTTTGCACAAGATTCGATAATTGATAAAACTAATTTGATTAATAATTTAGTTGATTATGTCTTAGATGATACCGATGGTCCTATTCAGTTGACTGATAATAACATCAAATTAACAGTCAATAATATAGATATACCACACATTTCTGGTCCGGGCTTATATACACTAACATTCATATTGTCCGATACAATAGGTAATGAATTACAAAATAAAATAATTTATTTGTTTATAGAGAGTGATGCGGCTGTTTTTGATTAAAAAATATTTATAAAAGATGACATTTACCTATGATAGTTTTTTGAGGCCTTCTACTACAAATGATAAGAATATTATCATACAGGATCCCAATGGTAAAATTATTCATACTATTAATCCTTATGCGGTCATCAACACATTTGTAAATAATAATTTATTGAAGATAAGTTTGTCTAGTGATAGAGTAATCACTTTGAATTTTTTACAACCTGATTTTGCAAAACAAGCTTTAAATGTTCTACAAAATAGAATCACTTCTTTAAAAGTTGATACACCAAAGTTTATCGATAAGCAGGTTGAAAATTATGTTGAATCTAAAATATCTGAAAATACCGCACTAAAGGTACTCAATCTTATAAATTCTGATGGTACAATTAATTATATTCCGAAATGGATTACAGCTACTGCAATTTCAGCAACTAGTTCGATTTATGATAATATAGGTAGAGTTTCCATTGGTAGTACATCGAGTGTAGCAACTTTGGGTGTATTTGGGAGACCAAAATATTTCGATTACAATATTGATTGGGATCCATATACAAATGAAAAATTTTCGGATATTCCTTGGAGACAGGGGGGGTATGGTATGTCATCATCAGCTTTGTTTGTTGAAGGTGTTGTAGATGGTTCATCAGAAAAAAATTCTATATTAGAATTTGGTATCGGTGGTGAGATAATTAATTACCCATTCATTCCAGATCCAAGACCACTTGTTCATATATCTGCATCTGGATACGGAACTCCACTTTTTGTTGAAAACCCAACACCTAGAGTAAATTCTAAACAGGGAACAATTCAAATAAGTGGTTCGGATACTGTTGTCACCCACTTCAAAGGTCCGAATCCTACATTTATATGGGAGGATAGTAATAATACACCTAATGATTTTTTCTCACGTCAACTTCGGTTATTCAGGACAGGTCTTGGTTGGGAAATCTCATCAATACCCCAAGGTAAACAAGCAACTCCATATTCCCACATCTCATTCCAAAGGTCCGGATTTCAAAAGACTTATGTCATTTCGGCGACAGTAAACGCTGGCAATACATTTTTACCAGTATTTGGTGGTGAATTTTATTTTGCATCACAAAATATAATCAATGCTCCACTTTCTGTCAATAACACTTCTTTATATCCATCAGAAAATCAAACTGAATTATCAAGACAAATAAGGTTTTCGAATATATCGGGAACCCAAAGTGTTGTGTCTGGTATGATAGTGCCATTACCTGGTGAATTTTCAGAGGTCAATAGGAGATACTTTCCAAACTTTGTAGCTCCTCCTAGAACTGGTGGAACCGGACCCAAATTTGATAATTTGTTCAGATCAAATACAATCGTTCAGGATGTAATTGGTGACACTGTGATTCTATCCGCAACACCATCTTATCCGATACTAACTTCAGATTTGATTACCTTTGGTGGTATATCCGCACCCGACACAAGAGCTATTGGTAGATGGTTTATTAGATTGGATGGAAATGGTAATGTTACAGGAGATAGTCAAAATGGGAATATTGGTGCTGGTATAAAGATTGTCGCTTTGAAAATAAATAAGCCACTGTTAAGGGCGGTTTATCCTGGTGATACTTTTACAGTAAATTTTCCATCTGGAGGTGTTGGTATAGGTGCTGCTGGAATACAATCTTATAAATTGAATGTACAAGGAGGTGCAATATTCGATAGTAATATAATTTTACAAGGTACAAAATTAACTACACCGCTCTTTAAAATGTCTTTTGGTACACCACTTCAATCAAATTTTAATTTGATGGTTGGTGACCAATATGGTGATAGTAGATGGGTACCAGCGGGTCAAGTAGTTGGTTCTGGATTTACTGGTACGTCAAGTACGGAATTGACAATAGGAACAGTTGGTAGTTATTTCAAAATAAAGACACAACCATTTTTATCATTCACACCAGGTCAAGTTGTAGTTTTATATGATAATCTAGATGCTCTTTACCCAGATGCTGAATATCAAGAGGGGTTTAATAAAAATAGGATTATTGCTGAAATTGATTCATATAGTTTTAGTGGAGGTACTATGTCACTTGTTACGTTATCTGCGAGAAACGTAGGAAGTGTATCAAGTAATTGGAATATTAATCTTACTGGTGCTGTTGGTCCACAAGGTCCAGCTGGTTTCAATCAAGGTACATTTTCAGTCACTGGGGATATCATACCAGCTGATGACTATACTTATAATCTCGGAAGTACAAATTCAAGATGGAATAATATTTATGTAAAAGACGCGATAGTAGCTTCGCAGTCACTCTATCTTGGAGATGTGAAGATTTCCACTGAGGAAAAGGTCGTGAAGGTCGATGATAGAGCAATAAACAAATACGATGGTACATCAAGAACTGATTTTGCAATTGGTCCTGTTGGTAGTATAGTAGCTCTAAAAACAGATTTATATCTATCCTACATAAGAGGAGATTCTGTTAAAATACAAAATATCTTTAAGAACTATTATGAAGAGGTAGGATATTCAGAAGAAAGTATACACGGGTATTTCATAGGTGTGGTTGATATTTATGAGCCAACCAATGGATATATGGAAGTTATAGTGACATTCACTGAGAATGTAGGATTTTACTCTGATAGTTGGGTACTTAAATTAAATAGTGATACTTTAGGATTTGAGAATATTTCTTCAATTAGTTTGGATGGATTGAGAATTACTGGTACATCAAGTGATGTGATTTCTATCCCAATGGTTGGTCATTTTCGCCAGATAAATACTCAAGCTAAACTTGGATTTAAAGCTGGACAGGAGGTCATAGTCTATTCTGAATTACCGAATAATTATGAAGACGACGATTACTTGGATGATGGAAATTCATATTTTATTGGGAGGATAGATTACTATGATTATGACACAGGACATATGTCTGTTGTATGTGATTATTCTGTTGGTACTTACAGTCAATCGGATTGGATAATTACTTTAACAAGTTTGAGTAGTCCAAATAATGTGAATATAAACCCTCTAGAAAATAATTTATTATTGAATGGAAGTGGATATGACTTGATAGCAGTAAACTTTGAAAATATTTCGATAACGTCATCAATTTTTGACGTGGCATCCCAAATTATAAGTCTAGATAGTAATGAGAACATTCAAATATTAGCAAATCAAGATATCAACATTTTAGCTGGAGGTGTATTGAATTTGGTAGGCCACTTGAACTTGCAATCTTTTTCTCAAAAAGTTCAAGACAATATTACAATTACCAGTTCCACAGTTAATTACGATTTTTATTACAGTCAGATTTGGAATCATGATAATTTGACTTCTGATTACACTGCCAATTTCATAAATTTACCAACCTATAATAATACATCAATTCAAGCTCGAATTATAATAAATCAAGGTCCGATAGCTTATATGCCACTTTCATTGACTATTGGTGGTAATAGTCAAACAATTTATTGGAAAGATGGTTTGAGCGCAGGAACTATCAATAGCACCGATATTATTGAGTTTGAATTTTTAAGGACAGGTGGTACTTGGTCCAAGGTTTTTGGAAAGATTGATAATTATGTTTGATTAGTATTTTATATATATGATATAAAATATAATTCCAAACATGAAGAGAATTCTTTTTCAAGAAACAGATTTCAACAATTTACCTACACCACCAGAGGGATTTAGATATATTGGATTTGATGGTCCCAAATTTAGTGAAAAGGGTGATGATGGTGTAACTAGTCAAGCTAGTGGAGGTGGTGTTAGTCTACCAGATACCTTCGTAGCAATCGGAGGTGGTTTGACCGGTTCAGCAACTGGTTCACAATTATTCACATTCGATAGTACTTGTAAAAATCTTATTGTAGGAAATGGTCACACCAAAAATGACACTGATAATGGTGTTATTATAGGTGGTTATACAAACACCCTAGATGGTGGTGGTGAGGGTTTATTTAATTCATCAATTATTGGTGGACATTATAATAAAATCTGTTATAGATCTGACGAATCTTCAATCATAGGTGGATATGAAAACCGTATTGAATACTATAGTTGTCGTTCATCTATATTGGGTGGACGTTATAACTGTGTTATAGACAATTCTCGTGAAAGTACTATTATAGGGGGTGCGTATAATACAATTTGTAATGATAGTTGTTGTTCTTCTATAATGGGTGGATGTTATAACTGCATTGAAAATAGTTGCCGTTCTTCTGTAATAGGTGGTAGATGTAGTGAAATTTACAATGATTCAAATGATTCATCAATAATGGGTGGATGTTGTAACTGCATCGAGGATAGTTGCCGTTCTTCTGTAATAGGTGGTAGATGTAATGAAATTTGTACTGGTACAAATGATTCATCTATATTGGGTGGTTATGGTAACCGTATGAACGATTCATCAAGTTGTTCTTCTTTAATAGGTGGTTATTATAACTGTGTGTGTGATAATTCAAAAAACTCTTCAATAGTTGGTGGGGAATATAATGTAATTTGTGGATACTCTTGTCATTCATCAATAATGGGTGGGTGTTGTAATAGTATTTGTGGCAAATATGGAATTACCCAATCTAATGGTTACTGTTTTGGTTCTTGTCATTCATCAGTTATTGGTGGATGTTACAATAGTATTTGTGATGAATCTAGGAGGTCATCTATCTTGGGCGGTTCTTGTAACAAAATTGTTTGTCAAAGTTGCGATTCATCTATAATAGGTGGTTATAGAAGTATTATAGATTTATCATCTTGTAACTCATCTATTATTGGTGGATATTGTAATCAAATTTGTGGTTCTACCGCTGGTGGTTATTATGGTGGAACTGGCTCAAATAACTCATCTATTATTGGTGGATGTTGTAATCAAATAGTATATAATTCTCGTAACTCATCAATTATTGGTGGAGTTTGTAATAAAGTTTTTGGAGATTATGGTTCTGGAGTTAACTCGATTATAGCTGGGTGTGATAACATAATTTGTTGTTCAGATCACTCGACAATTATTGGGGGTGAATGTAACAAAATTTATGGAGAATCTGATTATTCTGTTATAATTGGTGGTTCTGATGGTTTGATTTGTGAAACACAATACTCTGCTATAATTGCTGGATGTTGTAATAGAATATGTATTGG